TTGCGTGGGATGTCGTTGCAGACGATATCTGAAAACTCAGCTAAGGTGTAGCCTTAGCCTTCTTTGAAGCCACTGGGACTGAAAAGTCTAACTAATAACTAAGGGGGATGACTTATACTCAAACCAAAAAGGTATCTAGAAAAAGATTTTTTTCTACAACTCGTAAAATACAGAAGGGTGGTGGTAAACCTGGCAAGCGTCAGGCTGCTAAAGCAAGACGTGCCGCTGCGCCACCTAAGCCAAGAACCCAAAAATCAAAAAATGCTGAAGCTGCGAGTAGAAAGGCAAATAAAGAGAGAGGTGGAAAAGCATCTAAGGCAAATAAGAAAGCTAAAAAGAGAGATCCAGCTACAAAAAAAGCTCCAAAGGAAAGAAAAAAAGCTAAAAGGGCTGAATCAAAGAAAAAAAAGAAGGAACCTCCTCCGCCACGTTCTGGGTCAGGGGGAGTTGGTATGATTCCTGGTGTTTCTGGCTTTGGTCCTGCATTTCCTGGTTCTGGTTCTGACATGGGATTCGATGCGCTATCTAGTCCTGGTTCAAATGCCCCTGGTGGTTCTGAAGGTGGTGAGGAGGGTGAGGGTGAGGGAGAGGGCGAGGGCGAGGGCGAGGGTGCCGATGCTGCCGAAGCTGAAGCAAAAGCTGAAGCCGAAGCTGAAGCCGCCGCTGCCGAAGCTGAAGCAAAAGCTGAAGCTGAAGCAAAAGCCGAAGCTGAAGCAAAAGCTGCTGCCGAAGCTGAAGCAAAAGCTACAGCTGAAGCCGCCGCCGCTGCTGAAATCGCTGCAGCTAAAGAAAAAGCGAGACGTGCAGAGGAGGCCGCACGCAATGCCGCTGCAAAATGTGGTATTCCAAAAAAAATAAAAAGAAAAGGACCTAATGGTATAAATGAAGCTAATTAAAATAAAAAGAAAAGTAACGTCTAGTACTAGAGTACTTGGCGGTATACTCGGCTGTAAAATTGACGGAGCCAATCGCACTCTGTGCGATATACCCGGTCTATTTCTTCCACTCTAATGTTTAGTATGCACGTACAGAAGCGTGACGGATCATCGGAGTCTATTTCCTTTAATAAGGTTCTTCAGCGGATTCGTAAGGCTGCAAAGTCCCTTGCAGTAAATCCCGATGCCCTCGCCCAACAGGTTCTTGCGCGTATTGTAAATGGTATCAAAACAAGTGATCTCGATGAACTTTCAGCCCAGATGGCAGCATCTCTCTGTACGAGTCACCCTGACTGGGGTACTCTTGCAGCACGTATTGTTATATCAAATCACCACAAGAATACCGAGGCCAGTTTCGAGAAGGTAGTCCATATTCTTTCCAATCAAAGCCACAAGACAGGTGATATGCTATCCTATATTTCACCCGATCTAGCAAGTTTTGTTAAGAATAATGCGTTCGCAATCGATAACTATATTAAGCATGATCGCGACTATGATTTCGACTATTTTGGCTTCAAAACCCTAGAAAAGTCATATCTACTCAAGGATACTTCAGGTAAGATTGTTGAACGCCCTCAGCACATGTGGATGCGTGTGGCTGTCGCCATTTGGATGTCAACCGGTAATCTTGAAAGAATCTTCGAAACATATGACCTCCTCTCTTTGAAGTTTATGACACATGCTACTCCAACACTATTCAATGCAGGTACACCTCGCCCTCAGCTATCATCATGTTATCTTCTTTCGATGTCAGATGATAGTATCACCGGTATCTACAAGACGCTAGGTGACTGTGCTGCTATTTCAAAGTATGCAGGTGGTATTGGTCTTCATCTCCATAACATTCGCGCGCGTGGTTCACTTATTCGTGGTACAAACGGTCAGAGTAATGGTCTTGTACCAATGCTTCGTGTGTTTAATAATACAGCACGCTACGTCGACCAGGGGGGTGGCAGACGTAACGGTTCCTTTGCAATGTATCTAGAGCCCTGGCATGCTGATGTAGAAGACTTTCTTCGTATGAAACTGAATACGGGTGCGGAGGAGGAACGTGCCCGTGATCTCTTCTATGCCCTCTGGATTCCTGACCTCTTTATGGAGCGTGTTGAGACAGATGCTGAATGGTCTCTCTTCTGTCCTGATGAGGCACCTGGTCTATCAGACGTATGGGGCGCCGACTTTGTGAAACTCTATACTGATTATGAGGCGAAGGGTCGTGCCCGCAAGACTGTATCGGCTCGTAAGCTCTGGTTCCAGATTCTCGATTCTCAGATGGAGACTGGTACTCCCTATCTTCTGTATAAGGATGCTGCGAACGCCAAATCAAATCAGAAAAATATCGGAACAATCAAATCATCGAATCTTTGCACGGAAATTATGGAAGTCTCAACACCAGAGGAGACTGCTGTCTGTAATCTGGCCTCGATTGCTCTACCTGCCTACGTTGAAAAGGGTGCAGTTGTAGGCAGAGTATTCGATTTCGAGGCACTTAGAAAGGCCGTGCGCGTTGTTGTTCGTAATCTCAATCAGATTATCGATATCAATTTCTATCCGACACCTGAAACAAAGAAGTCGAATCTTCGCCATCGTCCTGTTGGTATTGGCGTTCAGGGTCTTGCAGATGTCTTTGCTATGCTAGGTATTACATGGGAGGAGCCTGCTGCCGCGGAACTAAATCAGCGTATCTTCGAACACATGTATTACGCTGCAGTAGACGAGTCGGCCGAACTCGCTTCTACGCAGGGTTCATACGAAACTTTCCAAGGGTCTCCAGCATCAGAGGGGAAGCTACAACCTGATCTTTGGAATGTTGTTCCTCTTACTGAGACCGATAAGACTCTTGATTGGTCTACACTGAGAAGCAAGGCTGCCACTGGTCTACGTAATTCTCTTCTTTTGGCCCCAATGCCAACAGCTTCTACAAGCCAGATTCTCGGTTATAATGAGTGTTTTGAACCTTTTACAACGAATATTTATACTCGTCGTACTCTTGCGGGAGAGTTCGTTGTGATTAATCGGCATCTAATGAAGGAGCTTATTGGTCTAGATATGTGGAATGATGATATGAAACAGCAGATTATTGTGAATAATGGTAGTATTCAGACTCTTGAGATGATCCCTGCCGATGTTCGTGCTCGTTATAAAACCACATGGGAGATTCCCCAGAAAGTTCTTATTGATATGGCAGCTACACGGGGTGCCTTTATCTGCCAATCTCAGTCACTCAATCTCTTTGTTGCTGATCCAACCTACGCAAAACTAACCTCCATGCATTTCTATGGATGGAGGAAGGGTTTGAAAACAGGCTGTTATTATCTACGAACGAAGGCTCCTGTAACAGCCCAGAAGTTTACAGTTGATCCTCGTCTTCTAGCTGCAGTACAGGGGTCAACACAGTCGCAGATTAATGATGATAATGATAGTGAATATGAGGATTCAAGTGAGGAGGAATCCGAGACCCGTCCTGAGACCCGTGCTGAAAAACTAGAGCGACTATCAAAGGAATATGAGGAGGAGGTCGCACGTTCAAAGGCGGCAGCAGATGCAGGTGAGGGATGCTTGCTATGTAGCTCTTAGACAGTTTCGACCACTGAAATTCCTGCTAGACTATGAATAAACATTAAAAATTCTTTTTGAAATCCCCAAAAACAGCCTGGCTTAACGTCTGCTCCAGACGGTACGCGACGGCTTGATACATTTTTTCCATGACTAAAGGCTACAATAATCTGCTGAGGAGGGATTTCTAAGACTTCGTGTGTACGTCCTGTAAGAAATCCCTCCCCTTCTCCAACATGAATTCCTCGTGGAAAGGGCTTTGCAACCCACCATGACTTATAGAATGTCAAAGTTGCCTCAGAAATCCTCTGCTCTAGAGGTAGATCCATCGGTGGAACGTTTACTGCACTAATACCTTTTACAAGATCATAACACGCAATAGTAGTACATGCAACTGCATTTGGATTCCATGGATGCTTTGTAAGCCAGCCAACACGGCGACGAATTGAAGTTTCAGGATAGTGGTCATCATCATCCATAAAAAGAATAATATTAGATGTGGCTTTATTAACTCCAATATTCCGTTTATCACTTATTGGCCGTTTGCCTGTAAGAGGTACATAGACAATTTTAAAGGCAGATGTCGAGTTTGCTACACCCATAATTGTATCCGAGTTCTGTTCCATTGGATCATCCGAATCATCAACAAGAATCCACTCGATCTTATCCTTCGGATAATCACTAATCATTAAAGAATGACAGGCAAGATCGAAAAATTTCTTGCGATTATAGATAAGTGTTACAATACTAATATGCGGATAAACATCAAGTCGTGGAGGAAATGAAACAAGTGGTCCGCGGACCACTCTTTCTGAAATTAGTTTAGCAAATGCACCTGAAAATCTGAGCCACCGCTGGAAGGATTCTGCTTGGCGAGTCTGAATTCCTACTTCCCTAAAAAGTTCAAATTGAACCATTGCATTATCAAGTGCCATCTGTATTTTTTCTAATGATTCACCCATATCATAATAGGTATTCTCCAATTTCGACGGTAAAAACACAACCCCTGTTGAATTTGCATAGTCATTTATATAACACGGTAGAGAATTTAAAATAGTAAATGAACCGTTCTGCTCGGCCTCAGCCGCAGTATATCCGAATCCTTCTGCCCTAGAGCAACAAATATGACCTCTAAACGACTTAAAAATCTCACGATCTTCTGGTTTCATATCACCGTTCATAATTGTAACATTTGATGGTACAACACCTGATATATCAAAAGACGCAGTAGTTGAAATTGTTAACATTGGATATGTTGGCCTCCAGGCATTTAGAATAGTAGAAACATAGGCACGTTTATTTGCAGAACCTGCTAAAACCCATAGAAAGGAATTATTTACTGGTTTTATTAATGATTTTATTTCTAGCGGTGGAAGACCCCATGGAATATAGACAACTTCACTCGCCTTTTTTGAAAAATGTTCGGCTGTTATCTTATCTCTAACAACAACAACATCAAACTTAGGTAAATAAACATCCCATGCTGTCTGCCAATGCTCTGGATTCACCATAAGAATATTAGTCTTTGCCCACGGAGCCCATCCATAATTAGGAACTTCTAGATGAATTAGAACATCTGCTGGTGTTGGTGCCTCTAAAGGATCACAATGTTTAACTGTATACCCTCCTAAAGCCTTCCGAATGCCTGCGACGTCTCTGTATAAGCCAAAAGTGTTTGACTTATTCGCAAGTATAATAATATTCATCTACGCTTTTAATAGAGAGTTGTTTAGGTCAATATGGATCCAACAAATGTAGGATTTCTTAAATGGGAAGATCCTTATAAATCAAAAGAAAAAGATGTATTAAAAACTATAAAAAAAGAGAACAAATTATTTCTTTCAGAGATAGAAAATCCAGATGATATTGGATTACTTATGAAAAAGAATAAAATATATGACAGTGAATATTTTCCAGATTCTTTATTAAAATATCCTGTAGAATCTCCAAAGGTGTGTATTAAATTACTCTCATTAAATAATGTGTTAAAATGGAAATGGTTAACATCAAAAGACTGGTCTGTTACAAATATGATAGATGTATCAGATGACGGTAAATATATTGCACTTGTAAATTCATTAAATAAGGATTATAAACTTTCCGTTAAAACACATAATAATAGTTGGATACATAAACACCATGTTGGACCTGATATAGCTATTAAAGGCTCGCGCGTATTTTTTCTAGAGGGTAATAGTCCATTACATTTCACCCGTTTTATAAGTCTCGATATTGATACTGGAAGGGGTCGAAAATTACTCTATGAAGAATTGGATAAACAGATTGAAATAACTATTGTACGATGTGAGTCTAGATCCCTGTTTCTTATGACATATAAATCAGGATATAATAAATTATATTATGTGAAGGAGAATTCAATTTCTCAAGTGAGTCCGAGAGGTGTTGCATTTTTTCCAATTGGTAGGGTCGGTTCAGATCCGGTTTATTTTGTAAGAGAGGGGTCTTTTACAGCTCCGTGGAAATTGGTGGGGTGTAATTGGAAATTGAATTCTAGAATTTCTGCGGATGGAATTGAATTCTGTTCTCTCTCTGCAAAAATTCTAATTACAAAATTTTATGGAATTCGGACAATTTGGAAAATGGGAACTTCTGATCCCGTTCTAATTTTTTCTGGAATTTTTGAAATTACAGAATTCATGAAATTTATCGGATGGCTCTATGGCGACTGTAAAAAACTATGGTGTATAAAACCCGGCTCTAACATGTATTCAATTAACACTGAAACTTTTGCAGAATCACCCACAGTTCACTACGGCCTTGGACCAGAGATTGGACTTGCAACATCGTCTGATGGTATACCTGTTCGCTGGGTACTTTTACGACCTGTTAATAAACCTATAGGATTGGTTTGCACTGCATATGGCGCATATGGAATGACAACCTCTCTTAACACAACACGTTGGAGATCATGGATTGATGCAGGGTGGGCTGTATCTATTTTATTTATAAGAGGTGGTGGAGATGGAAATGAAGTATGGGCGGATTTGGGCCGATTAAAAGGAAAAGAGGGTGCTCTAAATGATGTTGAAGCATGCATACGGGTACTGCAAAAAGCAGTGAATGTTTCCGCTCAGTCTACAGTGCTTTTTGCTCGTTCAGCAGGAGGTCTTATTGTTGGAAATATGGCAGCACGATGGCCCTTAGGAAACTTATTTGGAATGATTTATACTGAAGTTCCATATGTCGATCTTCTGAAAACTGCATCGAATCCTCGGCTACCTTTAACAGAATATGAATATGAAGAATTTGGTAATCCGAGAGCTGGACTAATTGAATTTGAAGATGCTTTAGCAATTTCTCCAATTCATCAATTGGGTCCACGTGGGGCGCCAGGAATTAAAGTTCTATGTCGAAGCGGTATACATGATATTCAAGTTTACCCATATGAATCTTTGAAATGGATTGAAGCATTAAGAGGTGGTAAGAATGATAAGACAAAGATTGTATATGTGGATGATGAAGGGCATCACTCGAGCAAAATCTTTAAAGAATATGCAATTGATTTTGTTATAATTAATAAGTGGAATAATGAGTCAACCTAATATACTTGGTAGTGCTGGTATAAATACGTCACCTCTTTTAGTTAAAACACCCACATCAACTCTTCAAATGCCAGTATCAACATCTACTCTACCCGGTAATAAGGATACCGAGCACAACTTAATTATGAAAAAATTAGATGAACTCAAGACAATAGTTAATAATGGATTTTCACAAATTAATGTGAAAATAAATGAAATGGGGCTAAAACGTGGTGGTGGTTCAACGCGTAAACAAAAGAAGCACTAGAATATTTAATTATAGGCACTCTAAAAATAAAAAGATAATATAGAATGAGTGGTTTTTTAAGTAATGCTGCAAGTGCTCTTGGATTTGGTGGAACAACAACTGCTGGAACAATGCCTGCTGTAGCTCGCGGAAATACAATGAAGAATTCTAGTACTCGCTCGATGGCAAATTCTGGTGCGTCAATGATGGCAAACTCTAAAGCTCCCTCGATGATGGCTCCTAAAGCCCCCTCGATGGGAAATTCGAGTGCTCCTCAATTAGGTGGATATAGAAAGAAGAGACGTGGCTCGAAGTCCAAGAAGACGCGCAAGTCCAAGAAGACGCGCCGTGGGTGTAAGTAAACTCTCTCCGGCTATCAGCCAAGTACTAGACGTTATGCGTTTTTAGAACGAAGCCCGATTGCCCTAGAGAACTGCAAAGATCATCCAGAAGTGCATTAAAAAATCTAATGCTTTAATATAAAATGGCTCGTAAGACTCGTGGCAACAAGTCTCGCAAGGTTGGTCGTAAGGGGCGCAAGGGCTCGCGTACGCGCAGACACTGAACGTGTTTGCGTAGCTTTCGCATAAGATGATGTTAAATATACTCTAGTTAAACACCTTTTATAGTGCTTAACTTCAGTACTAGACGTTATCTAATCAACTATTAAACAATTGCATTCGCCAAGAAGATTGCGAAGAAACAAACGTCTATGTTTTTCATGTACACCATGTTTCAAAATAGCTTCCCGATGCCGTGCAGTACCATACCCTTTTGAAGAACCAATTGAATATTTTTCTTGTAAAGCCGGTTCAATACTACAGGCGGTCAAGACAAATTGATCTCGATATTCTTTTGCAATAATACTTGCGGCGGCGACACATAGATATTTATTATCTGCGGCAGGCTCTACAATTTGTTCCAAATCTGTCTCGATTTTAAGAATACCATCAATAATAAGTCTCTCTGGCTGTAAATTTCCCGATAGATTCTCCAAAGCTCGTGTAAAGGCAAGACGATTTGCACGACTCATACCATATTCATCAATTTCATTCGGCTCCACAATTCCAACACCCCATCCAAGAGCCTTCTCTTGGATTTGCTTATACAATATAGCACGACGTTTTGCAGATATCTTCTTGGAATCCTTGATTTCAGAAGATATTTTTCGAAGTTCTTCCGACCATGAAACCTCATCAGGCCAAACAACGGCTCCAGCAATTAGAGGTCCCCAAAAACATCCACGACCAGCTTCATCTATACCTACTTCGCATTTCATGTCATTATTGTATCTAGGATTAAGCATTTTATCAATAATATTTCAAAACTTAGACTATTAATATCTGTATTAGTCACCGTTATGAGTATAGATCAAATTTATACCGCCAAGTACTTAGCGGTGCTTGGCTGTAGCAAATACTTAAATTAAGTGTATTACGGTAGAGATGAGAAGAGAACTCTTCTTCATATTATTAATAATAATAGCATTGCTGTTATGGCATTACACTATTAATAATCCTGAATACAATATTAATACTTCTGAATCTTTTCAAGATTTTGTAATGCCAATGCCAAATCCTCAGCCGACCCCAGTAGCAAAGGGTGATCCTCTTCCATTTACTCCATCATCCACATTACTACTTGCTCCACCTCCCGGTCAAACTGCCTCTGTAAATACCTATCCTGCAGATGATCCAGCTCTAAAAAAGGTCACTGCTAAACGTATTCAGAATGTTCTTAATACATTAAATGGATTTCTTAGCAATGAAGGCCCTGGTCTTTCTAAACTTGGAGATCCTGCAGTTCAGATACCTCTTCAGACTGCTCGTGCCGATGCACGTCGTTTAGCTGATGAGGCGAGTGTTATTGAGCGCAATCCAGGTGTTGAAAGTAGTTTAAGTGATGGAAATGTAAATGATATTGAGGCAAATATGACATATTTACAAAAAAAGTGGCGTCTTTCTGTAAATAGTATGAGTGGAATTGAAGGATTCCAGAGTGGTGCTGGAGCTGGTGCTGGTGCTAGTGGTGCTGGAGCTGGTGCTAGTGGCTCTAACCCCCCACCTACAAGTTCAACTTATAGCTATAAAGGAATAATCTCTGATTTTCCATCACTACCAAACACTGGAAATACAGTAAATGATTACTATTTTTTAAAATTTGGCTATAATCCAATGATGCTATGGAATATATATGCATTATGGAATGGAACTACATGGCTTTTACAGGGATTTCCAACTTATAGTGTTGTAGACACAATCCATGATATTAATGAAATAGCTAATATGAGATATAATGATTTTATAGAAGGTACTGCATATAAAATACATAGAAAAATTGGACCATATACTATGTATTTAGTATGGATGGGAGGAATGCCAGGCCCTGTTAATAATGCTCCACAAGATATTATTAGTATGATGAATTATGTTTATAGTAATCCAGCTACTCCTGGAATATTTGGACCTAGTGATCCTATAAAAACCGGCTCAGGTGGGCCTAGAAGTGCCCGCTTTGCATACATTTTAACAACTAGTTCAGCAAATATTAATACATTAATAACTAATATATTTAAAAGCCAAAATCCTGCAGGTGTTGAAAAAGGTACTCTAAGAAGTGTAGCAGATCTTCCTTCATCAAATAATTCAAATACTGACTATTATATGATTGAAGTAAATAACACAATGACAGAGTATGTAACATGGCGTTTAAATTGCTGGATTGGAGTTACTCCCTTAACATTTGTTAGAGAATCCTTTCAAAATCCTTCAGGAAATCCTTCAGGAAATTCTAATAATATTGTTGTAACACCTGAGCTTCTTGCATTTTTTACTAATTTAATTAGAACTGACACATCTTCAGCATCTGGTGCCTCTGGTAGAGCCTCTGGTGGAGCCTCTGGAAGAGCTTCAGGAGGAGCCTCAGGAGCCTCAGGAGCCTCTGGAGCCTCTGGTAGACCCTCTCCCTCAGGCTCAGGTACAGGCACTATAACACTTGCCTTACTTACTACATTACAAACAAATATTCTTGCGACAATTACTCGTCTTACGAGCAGTGGGAGTACAAATCCCCTACTTATTCAGCGAATCAATGTTCTAGAAGCCGTCTTACATAGTGTTAATAGTTTCATTACACAAATAAATCGCGGAACGTTAAGAGAACGCGATGTTCCTATTTCAATGGCGCAGTATAATGCATTCTTACCATTTGTTGATCCTACCAAAGAAATACAGCTTGATCGCCCCTTACCAAATCTTATTAGATATACGGGAGCTAGTTCTGCTCTTATGAATCTATTCCCATATTTTACAAATGGCGATGTATCTGGAGCCGATCTTGCGAGATCCCTCTTCGATAAATATGTTTCAAATCTATTTAATGAAACATCGTATCAAGTTGACCTCAAATTTAATCATAAATCAGAATCTGAGCGAAAAATTGCTGAAATTGTAGCACAATCAATGTTAAAACCAGTTTTAAATCCACATGCAACTGATAATGATGCTGATTACGGTAAATATGGAAAGGCACCAGATAAATCAGGACATCGTGGAGAAACTGAAGAACGTACTCTCTCTCTAGCCGGCTCAGCTGACAAGACGAGTTCTAAGGCTACAGTTACAAACGGCTCTAGTTCTCAAGCTACCAGTTCTCAACCTGCTGTACTTGATTGGAAAGCCCGCTCCCAGCAAATCTGCGATCAGATTTCCAAGCGTGGACTCAAACCAAATGACTACGGATGTCTAAAAGATACAAAGGCAGTTGATGAGAATTTCTCATTTAGAGGATATGCTCGAATGATTTGCAGCCGTCTAGGTACAAATTACGATCCAGGTATACCAGACTTATGTGGATGCCCGCCACCTACATGGCCTGGATGGAGGCCCTGATATTTTCAAACAGCCTACTAGAAAGAGCGCTATGCGTCTACCAAATCTTAAACATATGGGGCCACTTTTAGTAGCATTTCTTATAGGATTTGTAGTCGCTTTTCTAGTAAACGGATACACACGTGAAGGATTTCAGATGAATGCAAACCCACTTTGCAGTTCATGCGGAGTTGCTGGATGTCCTCCACCCCCTGATCTTTCAAAATATATTCTTAAGAGTTCCATGCCCCCTACACCAACCTGCCCTGACATGAGCCAGTACATGCTTAAGACACAGTGTCCTCCAGTACCTGACCTTTCACAATATGTTCTTAAGAGTTCGATTCCCACTCCAGAGCCAATTATTGTTGATAACTCCTCTTGTGGAAAAGATTGTGGGGACTGCCCGCCATGCCCCCGCCCTCGTTGCCCTGATGTAAAATGCCCTCCACCTACTGTATGTCCGGCATGCCCTCCATGTGCGCGTACGCCATGCCCTAACCCTGTTGTAAAATGCAAGGCAGAAGAGTCGCCTAACACACCCGTTAGACCCTTTCTTGCACCATTAAACTTTGGAACCTTCGGTCAATCATAATAACATAACTTCAGTACTAGACTTTATAAAAAGGTAATATCACGATAAATTAAGAAACATGGATACTAAATATTGGGGACCTTCTGGTTGGAGTTTGCTTCATCTAATAACAATAGCTGAAGCAAATCCGTCTCCATTACACAAAAAACACCTCGAATGCTTCTTTTCAACACTTCCATACGTTCTTCCTTGCAAATTCTGTCGCGCAAGTTTAAGTGAATACGTTATGAAATATCCTCTAGAAAAAGCGCTAAATTCCGATAAAGCATTCTCAGTTGCTCGATGGCTTTGGACGATTCATAATTGTGTAAATGCTAAATTACGTTCGCAAAAACTCCACGTGGCAGATGATCCACCCTTTGCAGATGTTAAAAAGATTTATATTGAACGCTTTAATGCTGGATGTACTCGTACAAAGTTCGAGGGATGGGAATTTCTTTTTTCAATTATAGAAAATCACCCATATTCAAAACAATCACTTTCAGGTACAGCAGTTCCTGGTGCACCTGAAAACACTGGAGATTTATCTGATCTTGAAAAAAATCGCTGGAATATTCTTCCCGCTGCCGATCGCCAAAAAAAAGTAGAACAATTTTGGCATTGTCTTCCAGATGTTTTTCCTTATCCCGAGTGGAAGGCAATATGGAGTACATGCCCCACTGATTGGTCTAGTAGATCATCCTCTTTAAAAACCTTATGGAATATACGGTGTAAAATCGAAAGTGAACTCGAACTTCTTAACAAAACAAGCTATCATTCACTTTGTCATGAATTGAAGAAACATCGAAGTGGCTGTTCTAAATCAAAGCGCGCAAAAACATGTAGAAAGAACCGCCATGCTAAATAGGCAAATGAGCCCAAAAATTGTGACAGATTCACAGAAAGTACTTGATATTTTTCAGAGCGGTCTAATAAAGTCATCTGCGAAACTACCTCATGATCCAAGCAAACTATATTTTTATGTAGAACATCCGACAGATGGGTGGAGAGTTTATTTACGTACAGTCTGTTTTATACATGATCTCACAAAACCTTTTGATCCTGATCGATTTTTAGTAGTAAAGCGTACTGATGCAGATGCAAAAGGTGCTTCTTGGGAACCACCAAAGGGTCAGATGGAAGGTAAGGATAAAAAATCCGAGTCTTCTATCTATAGTATACTTCGTGATAATATAAGACGTGAAGTTCAGGAAGAGGCCAAAATTGCAAATATTCGTAATTTACAGCATACGGGCCTTGTACTTCAAAGTAGAGAATCGAATTATCCAGACAATACATTTTTCCAGTATCATATTTTTACAGGATACGCTCATCCGAGACAAATTGCAGATGCCTTTAATAAATTTAAATGGTTTGCAGAGCACCCAGCAAGTTTTTCAAGACTTCGATCAGAGAATCGTGAAAAAGATGATATTGATTGGTTTGATTCTGTAGAAACAAAACTTATGGGGAAGTGGTCTCCTACAATAGTAAAAATGTATCTAGAATCATATCAAAAAAATTAAATTGGGCGCGAGAACCTAGCTTAGAATTCTAAATACGCCCCGCTACCTTATCATTTACAATCGCAGAACTCATATATTTCATAAGAGTGCTTGTATGTTCGTTCTTGTAATTATAATTACACGAATGATCGTAACTACTCCGATGTTGCGAGCAGAATGTTTTCATACATTTACAGGTAATACTAGAAAGAAGAAGAGGCTTCTTACAATCAAGAAAATCACATCGTCTTTTCATGTCACATTATTATTATTGTGTGTATTGGTCTCAATTTTAGCTTCTAGACTCATTTATTGCCTCTGGTCGAGTTGCGGTACTTGCACCAGAACTTATTTGATCCACAGTCATTGAATCTAGACGTTTTCCAGTATTCTTTTCATAATTATATATGGTTAAGAGTCCATTTCGATATGTTAGTTCACATCCCTGATAATATTTAAGGAGGAGAGTCCGTGTATCGTGGGATATTTTATTAATTTCGGGCATTCCACCCGCAATAATACGTTGATTGAATTTTAGTTTTTTATCACGCTGTATTGAATCTTTATCGAAAATACTGAAGATTAACCTAAGTGCTTCTTGAAAATGCGACTGTTGCTGGGAAAAGAGAGAAGATGTTATAGAACGTAAATCATTTGCAAGTGGTTTAGGAAGAATAATACGCGAATCACCTCTATCTTCACACATTTTTGGTGCTCTTTCATAAACATCGCCAATTTTTACAGGTGTTGAATCTGGCCCAGCTACCTTTCCTGGAACAACCGGCTCATTTTTTATCATATCAATATTCGGATAACGCTCAAAAAGATATTTTAGATAGCGCAGATATTCTCTGTAGCCAACTGGATCAATAATTTGAGGTGCGCCTGCCACCAACCCTTCGAAAAAAAGGAGAGAAAGAGCATAAATACCAGATTCTTCTACAACAGGTTTTCCTGGTGTAGGTAGAGAACCATCCTTTTGATAACCAAAGGAAAGACGACAAATTGAACTGTATGCCTGTGAATTCATATTTCCTTTTATAGCATCAAGAGAAAGAAGTTGAACTGCACGAGCAATACAGTGACTTTTAATAGGTGGATCCTTTGCTAATGCCTGCCATAATTTTTTAACCTTTAATGATTCAATGATCTGTGGAGAGTCATAAGGTTCCACGAGACCAGCACGAGTAATTTTAAGACCCTTTATTCCGTCACTATAGGTACTTGATACAATTTCTTTAAAAACACGTTCTAAATATTCTGGGATAGAGAGATCATTCGTTTCAGAAGAGGGGGCGCTATCTTCTGATGCTGCACTAAATGTCATATATTTATAAGTTGTTGGAATACTTAATAAACCTCTATACTCTTGTGGATTTACATCAGATCCTGCAAAGTCAAGTGTAACCTTATATAATATTTGTGTTGATATGTTTGTGGCCCTTTCTGGTTTTTTAATTGACATACGTGCAGTAATACTAACTGTTTTTGCTACATCTTGGCCTTGTATCTTTATTTTATCACTGTAGGCTATTTTAACATTGCCTTCATTTTCTTGTCCTTTTAATATAAATACATGCGTTCCTGCAATATTTTGATTTTTATCATAGTCTCCTGAAATATAGCGGAGTTTTTTAAGATATTTTGCCACAGTAAAGGGGGGTTCACCTAGAGCTTTTACAATAGCTTTATCGAACATCGCCTTTAATACTACTGGCAATGGTTGTCCTTTAGTTTTAAAATAATTTTCACCCTTTGATATTGGTATACTTTGACCTGGAGTTTTAATTAATGTTTCTGGTTCTGTATTAATATTTAAAAATTTATCATTATTTTGTCCGACTAGAGAGAATTTTGATAGTTGTATTGTGTACATACCTGCAAATTGAGATTCAATATTAAGAGTTGCCTGTATAGTTAAATTATTAGAATTCCGATTAAAAAAATGATAAATAATTGGCTGTGGATTATCTGCCTTAAAAAGATAACCCGATGGCCTTTCTGTATCATATAAACTCTTTTGATCTAGCGATAGTAATAAGTTACCATCAAATTCAAGAGGATCTGATCTATTTGATGGTCTACGTAGATGGTAATTCAATATAGAATATCTATTATTATTATCAATATAATAACTTTTACCATCTCTGGATGCGGAATCTGATAATTCACCCCCTGTTCCAAACCACGAGGATTGCTGAGGAGGAGGATTTGAAAATCCAAGAAAATCTTTTGGATTTAAGAAAGAAACACCTCTCTGCATTGAATCGCGTTGTATATCATCCGATGGATCTGTAAGAGGAAGGCGAGAATCATACATACTGAGAAAAAGTGCTCCAAAAATCTGAAAGATGCGAATAAAGAAGAAGGCAAGTTCAACACAATATTCACGCTGTTTAGCGCGTATATCAGGTGGCATTGACTTTAAAATGCCATCAATACTCTGAAAATAGAGGGTACCATCTCTTGCACGAGTTGGCTGGATTCGCATCTTAATAAAAAGTGATTCAAGAGCATCTGTGGCTACAATAATATAGCGCTTACAACGATCAGGATCCGCTAGAGAATATATATCGGCAAGATCAGTGCGCCGAAACATTTCTTGTAATATGAAATTTAGAACTTGTGGTAAATCTGTATTTGTGGGTAGTGAAGCTGCACCACCCATTCTCTCTAACGTGTTATGCCAAATTTAGGATAAGACAATATCCTGCGGTAGTTTGATTGTACCCGCTTTTAAAGCAGTATCAAGTTTTTTCAAACATTTCATCAGAGTTCCCTCACTAACACCACATACACCTGCAATACGTTCATTGGGGATATCAGGAACCTTTGCCTCTTGAATGACTAGAGCGAGAACTCCCGCTGCCAGAGACGGTGGCATATTTTCAGGACAGAGTTCCATATCCTCAATTTCATCTGCAAGTTTCACAGCAATCTCCTGAAGGATTTGAAAGGCCTTGCGTGTAATTGGTAGACGACTAAGCGGATTTGCAATGTAATTCGAGGAACGAGTTGTTGGTATAGAGGCAGGTGCTGCCGTAGAGGATAGTAGACCACGTTGAGTCGCCATGCATAGAATCTCCTGGAAATATTTCATAGATTTTGTAAATTGTGCGATACTAAGGTGAAACATATCAGCCACCTCCTTCGGTTTTCTCGGCTGATTTACCATTTTTAGAGCAGAATACAAGCAACTTGCTACAACGGAGGTTCGTGACATACCACGACGATCACAATGTGCCACGAGTTTAACATAGAGATCTTTTGCAATATCCATTGTACGTGTATCAAATCCATTATTTGTGGCAGTAAGAGCAATCTGTTCGAAGACCTGAAGAAGTGACCGTTCCTTATAAGGAAGCAAGTTCCATGAATGGTATCGGCGAACACGAGCCATTGCCATACGTGTCGAAGAATTACCACCCTGGGCGTGAGACAGAATCATGGTACCGAGAGTGGATGTGGGAAAACGGGGATCTGTAGGGGCGCCCACACGACATGGGTCGACGGAACCACGGTCATCCGCACCGAAGAATCTGTATTCGGCACCACTATCAATTATCTTGTTTTCCACCTCCCCACAGCGCCTACAGACCATGAACTCTTCACAATCCCAGTCTTCATGGTTTATTTTACAGGCCGAGCAGAAGATTTCATTAACACCCTTAGTTACAGGTTCTTCAACTGTATCAAATAGAGTATTGTCCCATTCATTATAAGTCTTATGTAAACGTGGAAATAACGATTGCATCAGATATATTTAATAAATGTTAAATACCTTATTCAAATTTTAGTAACTCAAGTAAAACGTTAGCTTCGTGGGATTCTTTTACAAATTTTATTACAAATTCATTGAAATTACGTGTTGTCATATCAAGCGGATTAAAAAAATGTGTATGAACTGATATAAGGGGTCTATTTTCAACTGTAATCTTTCCATTTGTATTACGCCATTTAGATTGTAACTCGGATGCCGATTCCCTACCCTGATACATGCGCCACCAGCCATAATTCATTTGTACTGGAAAATAATAGGTTAGATTTAACCATTTTGGTTCATCGAAGCATTCTAAGGCGGCCTGCTCGTGAAATCGTGATTTAGGACACGCCTCACGCCATGCTTGAACGGCGGTATGGGTTCGCATCCAGAGACATCCTCCATTATATTTACCAAAACGATTCTCATCACGTTCACGAATCATATGTGGACTTAGGGCAACTGTAGCATTATTTGGAATTTCTGGAAGTTTTCCAAAAAAACAGAGATCCGCATCGAGAAAAAAGACACCCTCCTTGTTTGCAAGTTCTGGATCGGCTGAAAAGACCCAGTCCAGAAGATTGAGTTTTTCCATTTGAAACTCATACCAGAGCGTCTTGTTTCCGGGGCGTTTTACAGCCTCCATTTCGGTGCGATTTTTTCCACTATAATCATCGAGGCATTCATTGAAAAGAATATAGATTGGATATTTATCGGCAAGAACTTTTGTCATAATTTCAGCATCACAAAAGAGATAGACTGTAGGTGCAGTTTCAAGTGTATACCATAGAGACAAACTTGTCAGAAAAATCTTTAGATCCTGATAAGATTGATTAGTTGCTAGGGTGGCTACTAGAGGTGGCATTGGGGGACGCCTTTATAAATATAAGGGGTCAAAACTTTAGTACCTCACATTGCGTTCTAGTACTTGGCTGAAATCTTACTCTCTAAATCAGTAAATGCTAACCGAAATGATTCTAATTGTATAAATGCAGAGTAATGTGGAACTTTATATATACTATATCTATCTTTAAGATTCCTTTTTAAAATACTATATGTGTCATTTCCAAAAGCAATAATAATTGTATTTTGTGATCCTATATCTAGTAACTCTTTTTCAAATATTTGTATATTTTCCTTTTCAAAGTCTCTGTTTTTACTAAGATATTTCATTAAATTACCTGAAATTTTCTCTTCATATGATTTTATTATATCTGTCATGTATGCTCCCCAAAACATAGACCCTTTTAGAGCAAATCGTGTTTTGTAGTCTTGCGCGGTAGTTTTATCTGGGTGGAAGTTACCAAATGTCCTGAGTATTTTTTCTGAAATATTTAATCCAACTAATACAATATTTGGATTTAATAGGTTTAGAGTGTTATCTGAGGGGGTTTCAAAGAATGATATATCTTCCATACCTAATTTAGATCGAATATCTGCTGGTTCAGCCCATAAAGCCCACGAAGATATATTACCATATTTTTCTTTTATTTTATTGTATGTGTCGATACTTAGATTTGTCATAGTATTTATAATATTGAATTTGAAAATCAATTTTATACATACTGACCTGCGCTTTTTGGGAAAAAGCGCACCAAAAAACTTAACTCTTTAAAATATTACTATAATTCTTTAAAGAATCAATCAGCATCGGGTTTTTGGCGCGCTTTTTCCCAAAAAGCGCAGCGCACTTAAGCAAGTGCCTTAAACATGTAGAGGCAGACAGTACCGCCAAGTATCTGAGCTACAACTTCAGACGCAAACTCTTCTGTTGTGAGTTTGTTCTTAAGGAACATTACAAAACTGACCGCAGGATTCGCATGACCTCCACTTGTCTTTGCGGTAAAAAAGATCACGAGTGATAGTGTTAGACCAACAAAAAGTGCATTTCCTCCGGAAGCAAGAATAGATAAAATAAGTAAAAATGTACCAAGAAACTCTGATAAAAGCTTAATCGTATTCATTCTATATACTAGGAATAAAATAAAATCATATTTCAGATATACTCCCATGTTAAATAAAGAATTAGGAAATGCATTACTTTTATGGCTAATTCTTGTTGTTCTTCTCGGAATCCTCTATCAATCAACATACTACATTGGAACAAATCCCGTTCTACGTAAACGTCTCGAACGTATTGAGCCCTTTCAAAATTCTCAACCCGAAATTACTGGTACAACTGATCTAAATCCAAATGTCGACCCTGCCGATGCCTCTCTTGAAAACTTACGCCAACCATACTCTCTTCTACAAGATATTCTACCAATCTTTAAAGGACCCGCGCCAAGGCCAACAAGTCAAACCTGTTACGAAACAGACTTTCAAAAACGTCTTGAAAAAACTGGTAATTATAAACAATTAACAAATAATTATAAACGTGGAACTCCCGACTCTTGTTCCGAACCTCTACACGAAATGACACTTTCATACTACGATGTGAAACCTCTGCCTTAATAGACTAGGACACGGTATCAATCATCCATAATTTTACAGACATTTACAGGAGGTACACGTGTCTTTGGAAGTGATGGTACATATGTACCAGCTTTTGCACGTGCCACCTTATCCCAAAAATTCGTCCGTGCTACTTCCGTAGATGCAAACCAAGCCCTATCACGTTGAACGGTTTCTATAAATATTTTATCAAGATACCATGGTACAACTTCGACACACTGCCAACCAATATATTCCCAATCCTTCTTTTCAATCAAATTATATGCATACTTCAGTTCTCCAGTCTCTGGAGATTGAAATATCCATACAATACCATTATAAGTATAACCGATAGTACCTTCTTCTGGATCCTTATAATCAGAATCTTTGTATTTAGAAACGAGTTTTACTTCAACATATTCACATTCATCAAGATCTGCCACCTCCATTTGAATTTGCATTTGACACCAATATTCAAATGGAATCTTACCATTAAGTTCACGCCGAACAGGGCATTTAATTTCAACTAAACGACCCATGCGCTGTGGTTCTTCGGCATTTTGAATTATGCCGTCAGGACTCGCTGCCAAATGTTTATCTGTTGGATGGGAGAGACGACCCACTTCTAGAATTTCAGCCCCCCACATTGCAATAAGAATCTGTTTAACAACCGGCTCAAAACGAATACCCCAGTCAAAGGGTGACATTTCACCTGTTAAACATGCAAGGCGGTTAGAACCCTCTACAGGCTCTGAAATCTTCTGTAAAACAAGTGAATCGATTGCTCTATCTGATCCAAGAATCGCTGAAAATTCACTTGCAGTTAGAACGGTCTTCGACTGTGCGTACCATTCTACTGTTCTTTGAGGTACCTGAGGACAAGATAAAATACGATTTACATGCTCGAGTCTATCCTCACGAGTTTGTTCTAACCAAGATTTATTTTTTGCGGTATTAATAAACATACAGAAAAGATCTTCTACAAAAGTTATATATCTATTAAATCTATTCGTATCGGTAGGTTCAAATTCATCCCAAGGAATCATAGTAGATACAGAAGTTTCAAAAAGATCAAGCCAATCACCCTGTAGGCTTTCGTAAGTGGGACATTTACTAGATTCATCTGCCATTTCTAAATAATCAACTATAGTATTAATAGCATCCATGCTAATAATATCCTAGATTATATTATTAATAATAGCTTAGGCAGTCTCCTCCTGTCCCTCGACACTAGAACTACGCTTTCTAAATGTAACAGCATTTCGACGCTCGAGAATTTGAAAGAGTACTTCACCACTTGCATTTTGATGCATGACAAGTGGCTTGATCTCGGTAATTTCCTCTTTTTCAACATCATAAACAACGGCCGTTTTAGAATTTAGAAGTTTCTTATCGAGAGCCTTTGTTAAAAGTGTTAGTAGATTTTGCTGTTCGACTTGTTTGAGACCTCGTTGTGTTGCTAGATTTTCACTAAAGGCCCGTAGACGATTAAGTCTAAGGCCACGCTCAAGTCTATGCCATGCCTTTTTGTAGGCTGTATCCGCTTCTGCAGATAACATTTGTTCGAGTGTGTCATTAAATGAATATTGTGAACCACTAACATCAAGAGGTGATTTGCGTAATGTTTTGTTTCGAGGGACACTCATCTATATAATATATATTGAAAGTCTTAGACCGGCGCTGCGCTGCGCTGTGCTTTTTAGAAAAAAGCACACCAAAAAACTCGGCGCTTTCTAAAATGCAAAAGGTCCCGCAGTTTTTGGCGCGCTTTTTTCTAAAAAGCGCTTTCTAGAAAGTGCTTTCAAAAAGAGTAAGTACATCATAAACAGAAACATTCGGTCCCACTTTAATATCATTTAAATATTGATTCGTCCCCCAAATATCACTAGTATCTCTTACCCATAAAAAAGGCCGCCATACCTCTTTCATTGGCATATCATTCATTTGAATCTCCCCCCAAGAATAAAACGATTTCAGTTCCTTACACTTCGGATCAACCAAAAGATACACAATATTATTATTTACAACCGGCTCCATCATAAGTGAAAATCCATTTTCTCTTGCAAAATGAAGAGCCTCCTCCACATTTTCAACATGTATTGCATGTGTACCATTTCTCTCAAGAAATACCCAAATTTGAATAATATTAACCGATACCATTTTCTGTAAAGGTACTGCTAGTACAGGTATAACAAACATTTAAAAATACTATATATTTAGTCTTTAGACGATGCAGTGGGCTGACTACAATTCGGCAAAAGATAATAAAAAAGAATTTAAAGATGAAGAACAAGTTTATAATTCTTATACACCTCAGTATGCAGGTCCTCTCCGGATTCCACCAGCAAATTTTCAACCAAGAGTAAGAAAAGAAACCTCTATTATTGATACTACCAACAGTAGATATATTGAAAATTGGAACACCGCCCTCCCAATACAACAGGTTAAACAGTTTGATATCACTAAATCAGTATCAACAAACTCTCTATTACCTAATATCATGGACATGGCTCCACTTCCATCTCGCACAGATTCTCGCGATTTTAGGCAATCACAGCCATACATACCATCTGGTCCCAATCTTTCTGAAAATCCCTTTTTTGATCGGTATGATCCTACTCGCGACCCGAAAAATATGGTTCGCGAAGTTCGTTCAGCAGTCTATGAAATAAAAGATACTGATCGTGGAATAAAAGAGTCTGAAAGAATTCGTCAGAGAACTTTCGCAGATCGTTATGAAAAAGAGGGTGAAACACCAACAAATCTTACGCAGTGGTTCGACTTACTTCGTCCTAAAATAGATAATCCTGAGATTGTCTACAGAAACCAAAGTCAAATTTGGAAATTAGGTGAGCCTGTTAATCAAATCGAATCTCAATCGGCACATCGTGTTTCTCCATAATATTTGTAATAGGTGCAATATTTCCCCGTGTCCTACGGCGTGTTGTAGACGCAGTAGTCTGTGATTTCTCACTTATCTTCTTTTTTGCCTTTTGAGCTTCCCGTGCATTTGTATTCATTTCCTTCTCTATTTTTTGAAGATTCACTTTAATATAATCTAGAATCCCTTTTTCAATAGCCCAACGGAAAAAATTAAGTTTTCCAACTGTTGTTAAAAATGACTCCTGATTTTGAAGTTGAAACATAATTCTTTCACGGCGACAAAAGGGATCAAACAGTTTCTTAGAATATGCTTTTAACTGTGATTTATAATTCATATAAACAAGAAATTCCTGATTATTTACAATGTAAGATGTATTGTATTGTTTGGCATAATTTGTTACAAACCAGTCAATAAGACGTAGTGAAATTTGAGAGGTACCTTGTAGATGCTCTAATATTTCACCCATATCTGCCCGGTTAGCATAAAACTTTTGCAGACTGCTTATAATTAGCTCTTGTTTGCAATGAATCTTTTTTCTGCGGGTCTGTGGATCAGGATCAATTTGAACAGCTACTGTCTCTGCCATAACTCTAAGAAACAGCGAGTGTTCTCTTAAGGCACTTTTTCACATAGGTTATCAGGAATGAGTTCTTTGGAGGGATATAAACCAGAAGATTCACTATTAACTGGTGGAGAAGGAGTAACTATAAATCCTTCACAGGCTGGTGGCGCCGGCACTGAACCACTAACTGATGATGAAAAGGACCTGATAAAGAGCGCAGCAGTAATTGCATATTTAGAAGCTTCAGAACAAAAAGAATTTATAGTTGATGATAGCACACTAAATGCTATTGCAATAACAGCTGCAGAAATTACAGCAAACGACATAATACAAAAAAGAACCGATGAAAATATGGATGAAGCTTTTGAAAAGCTTGAACCAGATGAAGAAGAGGCTGTAACTAAAGCTATTAATGATTTAACAGCAGGAGGGAAACTACCAGCTAATGAGAAAGAACAAAAAGATCTAATTCGTAAAACTGCGATTCTTGCTATAGTAAAAGTACGAAATAGTAAAAGAATTCAAATTGAACGGATAAAGGAAGAAATTAAATCAAAAATGACAACACCCTTACAAAATGAAATTAAAGAAATAAGTCAAAGTAAAATTTATACAGAATTCTATCATATAACGAACCCTGAAAAAAATGAATTTAGTAATGTATATAGTGCTAAATTAAGTGGAGTTAATTCGCCCCAATTTAAATTATATATGGTTACAGATGTTGAAAAATATAAACAACAACGTTTAAAACAATGGCAGTCTGTTTATAAAATAACAAATAAAAAAGTTAATCCTATTATACCTACAATTAAAGAATCTGATCTTAATCGAGATCAAGTTATGAGAGAATATTCTCGATTTGTATATTGTTTACCATATGATCTTCAAAGGGTTATTATTATTCCACCAATACGCGGAGATCCTATACTTTTTACAAATGCCCTGTTCCGTTTAAAACAAATTGGAGCAATTTCATATAAAAAATTAAATGGTAAAGATTTTTATAAAATAAAAAGAGACACTATAATTGTGTTTATGCCATCCTTTTATTCAGCAGTTGATGCAGACCCACGCATAAATAACACTTTATTTTCAATATTTATTGATATTAATCACACAAATCCTAATCAAATTTTTATTTTATCTGAAAGTACACCTAATTATTATGCAGTTGGAATAACTTTTTCACAATCATATTCTAAATTAGATATTTTAAAGAATTCTCCCCTAACAATGTTAGAACCATCATATATTATATATCCATATGAACGTCTTGGTAATCCAGATGGTTTCATATTATCAGCATCAACCGATCAAGAAAAGGTAAATATACCTGGTGATCTGTACAGTATGGCTGATCTTAAAATAAATAAAGATTATGGTAAATCTCTTGGTTTAGCTGTAAAACCAGTAATTTCTAATGGAGAAATTGTTGATGGTTCACCAAAAACTCATACAATTCGTTCTGGTGTTGTGTCTAATCCTAAATTATCATTAGTAAAATCTATAAAATATACTGCAAAATCATGTGCTGGGCTTTTAGATTCACCTGAAATAAACAAGATATTTAAGAATAAAAAATTCAGTTTTAATGATAAAATAACACTTAATGGTGAAGAAATCTATGCATTATTTGTCTTACAATTAAATCCAATAGGAAATTATATACCTATATGCAATACTGTAGTTCCAGAAGGACCTGATCCATTTAGTGAAAATGATCGCCATAAATCGGCAGATAAATACAATAATACAGCTGATAAAACGCAAATCTTAATAAAGGGGAATATATATTCAATTCGTAATTATAACGAGGATGTGAATGATGATTGGAAAAAACGTATATTTACAAATGATGAAGCTGATTTTTTAAATAAGACACGACTTCTTCCTGGTGTTTTAAATGATGTATTTGGAACATTATGGCCTAATAATTTAGCATTATTTCTCAAAACTCTTTCTGAATCTCAATGTATGACTGATACTGTTTTATTGACAAAGAGTGAATGCTATTATGCTAGAAATTTCTTAGAGAGAGTTCATGCATATTTTGTAAATGAAACATTGCGGATAGATTTAATACAAGATCAAGAAGAGACTGATCGGCGAAAAGATTTAGAAGATCTTATGGATGATGTTCCTCCTGTTGCAGATATAGATACAACAAATGTAAGAGAGGCTAGAACTGAAGAACAGAATGATTTAGCACCTCGCCAATTTGGTGAAATTAATTCATACAAGCACACTGGTAATGAGGCAAATCCAATAAATGAACGTCGTGCACTTGTTATAGGTGTAAATAGAAAAACTGGAGTACATAAATTCTATATTATATCTACTCCGAGTGATTTAAAACCTGAAAGTAAACTTGCTGATGATGCAAAACTTATAGAAATTGTTAAAGGTCTTCCAAATAAGTATAAAGATTTCGTATTTATTTATTAACTTGAACTAGGAATGGGGCATTTTACCCATAAACGTAAAAATAATAGAAGGGGAGTGACGCGACGGGTTCAGGGCGGTGGATTATTTGGAAAAAATTTTAGTCAACGTGAAACAGATGGATTATATGAACAAAATATGATAAAACAACTTACAAAAGATGATAAAATTTATGATAAACATATTGGTGTTTTATTAAGTGTAAATTCCTTAAACAGTTCCGATCTAAAGATTAGAGGAACTCCCTATGTAGTTATTGTACCATATCGTGAAAATGGAATAGACACGCCAAAATATGCGTACGGCTCTACTGCGGATAATGCAGTAAAAAATGCTATGAATAAAATTTTTGATAAAACGGACCGTCATAAGGGTGATACTTACACTGGAACTGCTATTAGCTATAGATCATTATTTAGTACAGATCCTAAACTAAAAAATGAACCATATGTAATTAATATAGATGGTAAAGACTATTATGGAACAACACCAACTAATGCTGTTAAAAAAATAGCAGGTGGTGTATTCCAGCGTGCCACCTCAGGTGCTTATAGCGCAGTCAAGAGTGCCTTCAGACGAACCCCCAAATCCGTAGCTCCAGCTCCAGCTCCAGCGTCCGCTGCCGCTGCAGCACCCGCTGCGGCGCCAGCTCCCGCAGTGGCGCCAGCACCCGCGCCTGCACCCGCGCCTCCTAAAGAATATGAATGGCCTGATGGTAGTATAAGACCAACACCACCACCTTAAACTAAGAAGAGTATAATACTATTTACATCACATTACCGATGTGAAGCTCGTACCATTAATTCAAAGGATAATAGCAAAAATACCCCGGTGCCAACAAAGAGTAAAATCTCATTTTTAGAGTCACGGGGTTGTTTAAGTTTCATTTCATCCATCCGGCGTTCGAGATCTTTTATTTGAGTCGCCATCAAGTTTCTCATAGAATCTGGATCAGACTCATTGCGTTTATAGGATACTGGGCGGATCTTATCTTCTTTATTTTCTATGTATGAAGCCTCCCTATTATCAATCCGCTCAACACTGCGTCCATTTCCCTGCTGTCCCTGAAAAAAAGCAGTCTTTGTTTTTGCTGGTGTCAGAGGTTTCCATGCATCACTTAACATCGGATCCGGGAGTGTAGAATCATTACTCCCAGCCTTGCTAGCCCCAGCTCCACCAAAGTTGTATTCAAATGATTCGCCACCATTTGTTTGTAAATTTCTAAATCCCTCAGATTTGGCCGGCACATCATCCTCATCATCTAGACCCTTTCCAAAATATCCAGGAAGACCCTGATCCGTAAAAAGTGTATTAGATCCTGGAAGGCGAGGGAGTTTAAAACCCTCAACTGTACTCCCGCTTAGATCATTAAATGCATCTTCATATGCTGTAAAAGCTGGAAGTTCGCCTAACTTTTTCAAGGTATCTGCAGGAGGAGGCAGTTCATCATCTTGTGCTTTTAAATATTGTAGATCAGCTCCCTTGCACTTCTTTGCTTTTTTTCTAGCTGCCCTCCGTTCTTCCCGTGACGGGCTATTTGGTTTTTGTAAATCTGGAAACGCCTCTGCTAAGGAACAGAGTTCCATCCTCTCTGAGTCAATCAAAGAAAAGTTATTAATCTCCCAGACATGAGCAGATGAAACCCGTGGTTCCAAATACACCCCTTGTAATGACTGGTGGGGCAAGAGATCTTTTCATGGATATGGTAAAAAGACATGAATCTCCGCTCACAGTATATACACTTTTAGGATTAATTTTATGTATTGTATATGTTAAACAAATCCCTCTTAAAATACGTAGACTTGCTGACACTATTTTAGGACGTTTGATACTTTTTTCTTTAACAATCATTGTTGGAAAATATGTAAGCTTTGCAAATGGCCTTCTTCTTGCGGTTCTAACACTTTTATTACTTTCTATGAGTCCCCGGACTATGGAAGGTTATCAAGATATAAAATCTTCAAAAAAAGTAACCGATAAAAATCTATGGTGGGTCGAACAAGTTTTTAAAGAAACTCCCACGGTAATTGATGAAGATGAAGTTATGACATCTGCAATACAAGATGGATCTACAACTCAAAGATCCAGCTCATCAAATGCTGGAGGACCTTGATGCTCCCAACAAAATACGTACCGGTTTAATAGAATGAAGAAACTCCCAAAGAGTTTCTTGACTTTTGATACAATAATACAATTTATAGTAGTTGCACTATTTTTCGGCTGGAATCTTCTAGAAGGATCTGTGTTCGAAAATGAATATCCCCACGCAATGGTAAATCTATATCAATATCCAATATGGCGTGTATTACTTGTATTTCTTTTATTTATAGCAATTGATTGGTCTCCACCAGTTGCTATTATGCTAGCATACACGATATTTTTCTATATAATGGATATTGAAGTAACAACGGAAAAGTGGTCTGTTGTAGATTTGAAAAAGTCTAAGTAATTAGAAATGGCCCTTCCAATGCCAGCACCCCCCTCATTAACAGGGCCTATGAATCCAGTAGAATTATTTCTGAATGGATTCAATACAAACTCATATTTTATTGGATTTATGATGTTGCTACTAAACTTAGGAGGTCGTCATCTTGCTGGAGGACTTACTCCGGAACAAGATAAACTTTTTCAACACCAATGGATACGTCGTGCACTATTATTTGTAGTAATTTTCGTGGCAACTCGAAATATATTTACTGCACTATGGATGAGTATTGGTATTATTTTACTTATAGGTTATTTAACAAATGAAACAAGTGATCTCTACTTATTTGGAAAACCAAAGCACACAAATCAGCCAGCTCAACCACTTTCAATAGATGAGCAGGAGATATACAGACGTCTACAGGAGCGCATGAATCGTGCAGAAGCAGAAAAAAATGCCGTAAAACCCACAGAGGGTTTCAATCAAATCGGCAATTATCAAAACACGATGAGAGTTATTCAGGGCATCCCACTCTGAGTTTCACGAATATCATGGCGACATACGGGACAATGGACGTTGCGTTGATACCAAGTATCAATACAGTTTCTATGGAATAAGTGTCCGCAAAAGGATACGCGACGAATAATCTCACCCTCTTGAATACTATCTTGACAAATCGAACAAGGTGTATCACTTTCTGCAAGTGCTGTGTGAAGTGTTGAACCATTACTAATTTGAGCTTCCGTTGGAGCGACTACCACAGCATCCATTGATCTGTTTGGAGTTAATCCCCCAATTGCAGAATAAATAATTCTATTAAAATCATTATTATTTAACATATTAAGTATAGTATTATCAATATCTCTCTCTGTTATAACAACAGCTGGTTGTACTGATTGTACTGGCTGAACTGGCTGACGAACCTGATTTACACGACGATTTCTCTGAGGCCGATTGTTATGAAAATTCCGCCGCATGTTTGAATACACATCAAATCTATTATGCATCTGATTTCTGACATAGGTGAAAACCTCATTTACAGAACGAAACTGCTCCCCATCATATAAAAGCGCCGGAAAAAAATTATGAATTTCATTTAAAACTGGACTATTATGATACGGTGAAATTTCTTGCATCACTCTACTAAATTTGAAGTAGAACTTGTTAAAGCCTTCATGTATAAAATGGCTAATCAATCTATGGGTGGTCTTGTTAATATGGGAGCCACCTGTTATGCAAACTCAGTCTTTCAAGCCATTAGGCACTGTTCGAAAATCCAATGGATTTTTGAAGAGGGTCGATACAATACGCTTTTTCATAAAGATGCTACACAAAGGCGTGAAAAGGAACAGATTCTGGCAGCGACCTTTGCAAATGTACTTCAACTACTCGATAAATGTAACAGGGGCCAGATTGTACGACCTGCAGACTTCTGGAATAAGTTTGGACCCTGTGTTAAAGATACCATCTTCGAACAGCTACAACTACGCATCTGCCACGACGCCCACGAGTTTTATATCTGTCTTCTTGATATTCTACACGAGTCCCTGAGTCAGGAAACAGATATGCGTATTCTTCTCCCAGAACCAGTAACAGATATGGATCGGCGTCGTATTAAGGCACTCGATACATGGCGTCTACAGTTTACTAAACAGTACAGTCCGCTTGTTGATCTCTTCTATGGTCTTCAGCATATTGTAGTGAAATGTAAGGGGTGTGGAAACTGTTCGCACAATTGGGAAACATTTACCTCTCTAAAGGCAACTATTCCACAGGTATCATCTGAACCACCTACACTTTTCGATATACTTAAGGAGGAATACAAACCTGAAACCATTACAGATTATCATTGTGAGAAGTGTCCTACTCGGCAGGAGGCAGAAAAGACAACCTATATTTGGCGTATGCCTCATTATCTGACATTTGTTATTAAGAGATTTACGCATACTGGTGGGCGTATCAATACACCTATTGCTAGTCTTCCAAAGAATGGTGAAGAGCCGATCTCTTTCAAGCCCTTCTTTTCGGAGGAGAGTCCCGAAAAATCTGGAAATAATACGTATCGGCTTCACTCTATCATCGATCATCATGGACCTGCTGGTGGAGGACACTATATCGCACAGTGTAGATCGACACGTGACTCTACAAAGTGGAATATATATGATGACAACTCAGTGCATGATATTAAAGAGCCGATGTTTGGTTCATCAACATACATGCTATGGTTTGAGCGATATTCACCTGTTTAGGTCTTGCGTGCTTCAGCAGCATTATCATAAAACATAAGCAATCTATCATAGTCATTCTCATTTAAACTACACTTTTTTGATTTTACTGAATCTAAAAGAAACTTACAGGCATTATAGCATGTTAGCCAATCTTCTGCAAAGGCACTTTTTGGTATTACTAAGGATAGAGGCATTGTAGGATTATCATACATTCCACAATAATTTGTAATCATTTGAAAATAATCGCCATAATAGAGATCAAAAAGGTCTCTATTTTCAAAATAGATGGGTGAAAATAACTGTTCGTCTGCATGACCATACCCAAGCTCCAAATAATAAAGGAACTTTTCCACCATTTTATTAGTAAATATATTCATATTTTTGGCACTACCCGTAAAAAATCCACTACAGAGAGAACAGCGTCCAAATTGATAATATGATTTAGGATCAGCAATAGTATTTTCTGAAATATAGTCGATATACACTGTTGAAATCTTATCGCGAGGAGGACCGTTGAAAACTTCTTCCAAATGGGCTATGTTTTTATAGCCCATACGCTCAATACAAATATTTAACCATGCAAAATGAGTCGATTGGAACGGATTTTCTTTTATAATTTGTTGTAGAAGTGTATAACGAGCCATACAAAGTAAATAATATGATGCAGTGTTTCTATCATCACCTTGATAGGGGTTTTTCATCCGATTTTCAATAATTTTAGAACGATATTTTGTTAGAGGAAGATTTTCAAACTTTGTAGGATAGACGCGTAGACTTTGAATAAGGTGTGGGGGGCGCATGGCAACAATTTCATCAACATCTGCAGGATCACAAAAAACTACGAGAGGATGATCGATCGATAGAGTAGCATAGGCTGATTTAAGATAATGATCCCTTGGCCGATCTTTAATTGATTGAGATGCATCGGAGCATTTAGTAAGATCAAAATATGCAGTTACAACCGTCCAAGGACTCGATTTTAATGTACCGATCTCAGAAACGCCAAGAAGTGTTTCCCATGCATATGGCTGTCTTACAAATGATACGAGTCCTGTACCGGACCAGTGACCGAGACAGCTTATATCAAGTTTTTCAGCAGTAGGAATCTTAAACCAGAAATTGTCACGCATCTCCTTAAAATACCAAATATCATCGCAGAGAAGAATTCCCTTATAATTCTCTGCCTTCAACCACTGATAAAACTCAAATTCCTGCACTCCTTCATGAGGATCAATGTCTAAAATAATAAGTGCAGATGATAATATAATTTCCTTCCATTCATTACGAGTCGTCTTATTCCAAAGATCTGCAATGTGTAATTTGAGATTTGGTATAGTATATGGTTCAACCTTTGCTACAATATCGAAACTATGAACGGTGTTTGTAGGATTTGCTGAAAGAGCCACCGCAGAAGATCCGCGATGTGTTCCAATATCAATAATTGTGGAATTATTAAACTGATTTGTTAGATAACCGAGAAGTCTATAATGCTGATCGCCAGGAGCATTATAAAATTCATTTGGATCAATAGAAATTGTTGAGACTACAACACTTTCTATTTGAAATTGTCCCACGAGATCTTTTGTTATGATGTTCATCTGTTTTTAGTATAATACATATACTTAAGCCTGCGTTACCGCCAAGTAGACTACTTGGCTCTGATGGCTAGAACGAGAAGCTAAAGTTGCTCCAATGTCATAAGGCCACAAGGTGGCCTTATCCATGGGGAGTACTTAACTTCAGTACTAGGCGTTAGAGGGCATTTGCAAATTTATCAATAACTCCAGAATCCACATACTTTGTTTGAACGGGTCCAAAGAATCCGTTCGCACCTTCCACACGAAAATGCACGTGAGGTTTTAGAGTAATAAAATATCCGATTTTATATGACTGTGGAGGGCCACGGAGGCGGAGAATCGCCACACCTTCATCATCCGCTTTTACAACGCCGGAATTCTCATATGTTGTATATGCCTTATCCCAATAGTTGAGTTGCTTTCCATCGGAATACATTTCAGGTTCGGCCGCCCAGTAGACAATTCTGGCACCAGGTCTTGTCTTCAATTTCACACTTTCGTTTGCTCCCTGTGGTGTTTTAAGTGTGAGTATTTCTCCTGGAAAGAGTGTTTGACCTAAAAATGGTAGGTAGATATCCCGCCGTGAAACTAATAAGAGTGTTACAACACCGACTATAATATAGATTATAGATGCCACGCGACGACCAAGAAAGTTTTTAATCAAGTCAAGTCCAGTAGTTCCAATTACTAACCAGTTAAGTCCGCCAACAAGAACAAGGGCTATAATAATAAGATACAGCCATTTATTAAAAGACATAAATGCTGGATTTGTATTAGGTAAAAGATCCATTCTATAGTAGAATGAGATGTGTTCAAAATAAATGGGGTACTGGTTCATGTTCCGAGAAATCAGAATCAAATCCTCAGGGAAAGCAATTGGAAAAAAATCTACAATCAATGCTTGCTGAACGTGCGAGACAGGATACTAAATGGTCGGATAATACACCTAAGTATACATGTGCTGAAACGAAGCATCTGTCTCAGACTTCTTCTTCAGAAAGAGGTCAATATGCTGCTTCTTCACAATAAATGGAAGTTGAAAACCTGGAATATGGAACGGTAGATCCTTCGTATTAAAGATACGGAGCATATTGATTTTCTGTGTAATCTGTTCGATACACCGCTTTAGTTCACGCACACCTGCTTCTTCTCCTGCATATTCACTAATGACATATTCAAGGATTTCCTTAGGAATAGAAACACGCTCTAGAAGATTTACCTCCTTAAGAGCGCCTGGTAGAAGAAAGGTCTCTGCAATTACAAGCTTTTCCTTCTTATTATAACCCTGTAGTTTGATTACAATCATACGGTCCAGTAGAACTTTATTAATCTTTGTAATATCATTTCCAGAAAAGACAAACATAGTCCGACTTAGATCTAAGGGAACACCTGTAAGATACTTATCCTCAAAATCACCATTCTGAACTCCATCAGTCATATGAATAAGAAGATTCTGCACTTCCTCACCCTTTGCAGTTGCTGAGATCTTATCAAGTTCATCAAACATTAGAACCATCGACATACTCTTAGCTGAAATCAACGAGTTTACAATCTTACCCGCATGTGAACCCTCATATACAAGTTGATGACCCATATAGGTTGTCGCATCAGAATCTCCACCGAGTGAAATAAACTGAAAGGGCCAATCAAGAGCCTTTGCAATGCCATTTTTAATAAGACTCGTCTTACCAATACCAGGTGGACCTACTAGAAGAAGACTTAGACCACGTGCCGTAGGATTCGCAATTTTCGACGCAATAAATTGAAGAATCTGTAGTTTTGATTCTTCTTGACCGTAGATAGCTGATGCTAGATAATTTTTGGCACGTTCCATAAAGTTTCCACATTGTTCCGTACCGGCATCAAGTGTAACTGGCATGCCTTTGTAAATACCGAGTGGAAGAGAAGTCACCTTCTCTAGCCACGCCCGATGCTTGTAATATTCACCAGAGCTTGTATCCATTTCTTGCAGAGCATGATATTTCGCAAGAATTATACTCTGTACCGCTGGATCAATCGACATTGTTAGAATCTTAAACATCATGTTTTCTTTCTGCACTGGTTTCTTTTCAAGTGCTGTGATAAGTTGTTCTTGCTTTGTATTATCAAGAGCCTTGAATTGATCGATCTGCATATCAATGCCATCTTGTTCGACAGGAGTAGTAACAAGTTTCACAAATTTGCGAACAATTGATGTTTCCTTCTTCATATTATGACGTTTTGGAACACTCCGCGAAGCACTCTCATCGATTGATCCGAAGCTGATACTTAGTCCACCAATTGCAGAAGGTTTCTTTGGTTTAGAGGTATCTTCCATTACTTCATCTTCATACATGTCATCCTCCTCGTCTTCATCATAATCTTCGTCTTCCTCCTCTTCCTCCTCTTCCTCCTCTTCCTCATCATCATCGTCATCCTCATCTTCGTCATCATCCTCAATAACTCTAGACTTCTTCGTAAGTTGGACTACTGGCTTTGGAGTACTATGCTTTGATTTATTTTCATTCTTTATGATCTTGTTTATCTTTCCACGTGCCTTTATTGCAGCTACACGCCCAAGACGCTTACTATTTGCACGCAGTTCAGGGGTTAAATCAGTATCATCTGTTAAATAATCCTCATCTGATGAATAAGCTATTAGACCTTTAATATTTCCCTTACTATCTACACTATCATCATCACTACCCCCATTATTGCCACGTACACGTCTACGATGATTGCTAGGATTCTTGGTAGGATTCTTGCTACCCGGGGTCCCCGTGTTGCCAGAATCCTTTTTATTCTGAGAAGGTGATTTAACCATTTTCCGCTATTTAGTACTTCTATCTCTTATAAAAAAGTTACACCCATCAAATTTAGTTGATTTATTATTATGAACGTCTCGCTTTCTTAGTTATATTACGCATAACAGATGAAGACTTCTTTAAGACTTTATTTCCAAATGCCTGTACTCCCTTTAAACCCTTCGTTAAAACGCCCTTTGTAACTTTGACAACCTTACGCACTGTCTTTTTTACATGCTTTACAGTATCAGATAAAACATTCTTTGATACTTTCCGTGTTTTACCCATTCTACTTGGGTCTTATTTAATATTTTCTAGAACATCCATCATCATGAATTTTGTCTTTACAGAAATGCTCTGATAATTTGCATGATTCATCAGAATTTCATTTATATTCTTTGCACTTTCATCATAGAGTATTTTTCTGGCATTTACAAAGAATGGTGTATTCTTTTTCTTCAGAACCTTTGTCATCCGCAGAAGACAATCTGAATATTCTTCAAGCAAGGTTTTCTTATCCTCCATTTTACCAAAATTAATCATATTTGTGAGGATGAGTTGAAATGTCGATCTTAATAGGTCAATATTTAGAATATCAAGTGCAATAAGTTCAGCAATGAATTGACTATATCCACGACGATAGCGCTTCTCCTTCTGAGCCTCAACGAATACATCATAATCTCTCGTTGTAGGGTCATGAATATCATTAAAGATTGCAATATAGTTTTTCTGTAGAGCATGCATTTCAGTAAGAATAATACTGTATCGCCCTGAAATTTCAGAAAGAAGTTTAGCATATAGGGCACAAAATGTTTCCTCTATGGCAGCCTTTTTAAACACAAGAAGTATGAAATCACGAATCATCTCTTGAAGATCAGGTTCGCCAGAGCCGAGGATTTGATAGAGAAAATCCCGAATTTCATTATATGTTTTCGGACTAAACTTATTTAGTTTTGAAAGAATAATATTATTGAGAATCTTATCCTCTACGGGCTGGGTGCTATTTTTGAATTTACTTTGGTATTTTGGTACCGGGGGTGGGGGCGTACCGTTACCATCGGGACTACCTATCGATTTTGAAGATGAAATTCGTGAAATTGGAGTAGTATCAGCCGATTTATAATTTTGCCGGCGCCCATCAACAACTTGATTTGCTGAGTTAAATCTGTACGGACTTCCGGGTTCAGGAGAATTTCTCCTCCAATCTGGCTGAATACTTACATGTAGCTCAATAAGATCTTTCATATTTGCAATGGATTGGCAGACATCAGGGGGAGGTTTAGAAACATGCCCCTGAAGACTCAAAAACGCCTTAATTTGTTTTTGAATATTTTCAACCTCCATTGCTACTCCTAGCTATACTTTATTAGTATCTTTTTAGACGAGATCAAATTTATTGAGCCTAGCGCCAAATACTAGACGTTATCCTGCGTGATACTTTCTATTTTAAACTCAAAATAGAAGTTATGCGACTAATAAAGGAGGCTGGTCTAGAGGATTTACATAAAATTATTGGCTGTAAACTTGAAAATTCTCAATCAATTCTAAATCATTCTTTGGAAAATTCACTCAAATTATCGAAAAATAATTTTAATATACGTACTGAATTAATTAGATCAGTTCGGGAATTTTCTAATTTGGAGGAGGCCAGGTGGCTAGACAAATTTAATGAAATTGCTGAACTCGAATCTGAATTAAAAAGTTTTTTGGATCCAGATTCAAAGGATCTAAAAGCCCTTCAAGAGGATGCCCTATCACAACTCTCCTTTCAGACCCATGATTTACGTTGCCTAAATTATGTTCCGTACATGCTTACAATAATGGCCGTCTTTAAGATTTGGATTGTTCCTGGTATTGCACTTATTACACCGCTCATTGCATGGGTACTTCCTTATATTTTCTTACGGTTCATATACAATTTACCAATTACACAGGATCAATATAATGAAATACTCGGTATGTTTATGGCAGGAACTCCAATTAATATGCATACAGTGCGAACACCTGCGCCTGTGCCCGCAGCGCCAACACAACTCAGCTTACGTGTTATAATTCAATATGCCTTTATGGCATTTTCATTTATACAAAGTCTAATACAACCGATACAAAATGCCATGCATTTAAACAGCATAGATAATAAATTAATTGAAAATGGAATAAAGGTCGCGAAATTAAAGGATCATTATGATTTTTTTATTACGGAATTTGAGCGCCTTAAAATTCCCCACACCTTTCGTAGACCATTTAGAATTATAGGAGATGATCCTCGGCGCGCCGTTCATATACTTATCGAACAACCAGAACGAATTAGAATTGCTCTTAGAGATCTGGCAGAATTGGAAATCATATTTAAACTTACTAAATCGACCCTTTTAAATCCGGCTGAAATTGTTACAAGAGGAGAATATCCTATTGTCATTGCGACAAATATGATTGATATTGCGCTCGGTAATTCTGCAGTAGCTTCCTCAATTGATCTTAAAACTAATAATCACCATGCAGTCTTAACAGGTCCAAATGGTGGTGGAAAATCATCGTTCATGCGAGCTATGCTACAATCCGTTCTAATTTCACATGCATATGGTCTAGCTCCAGCAGACCGATTTCTTGTCCGTAAATTTAGCTGGATTTCATCTGGTCTACGTCTCCAAGATCGCCCAGGAGATTTATCATTCTTTGAAACAGAAGTATTATTTGCATCTGATATTTTAAGACATGGTGCATCGGATGGAATTGGTCTCGTCTTATATGATGAACTATTCCATAGTACAAATCCTCCAGATGGTATTCGTACTGCAGAAATCTTTTTAAAACAACTTTGGAATAAGAAATCAATTGTCAGTGTTGTAAGTACACATGTGTTTGATTTAGTTGAATCTGCCCCGAATGTAGTTCAAAAGATCTGCTGTAATGCTAAAGAAGTTGACGGACGAATTGCATTTAGCTATAAAGTTGTACCTGGTGTATCTAAAATAAGCAGTGTTACTGAGATATGGAATCGGTTCGGACTTAAATCGACCCCAGCACAGGTGCCTTCTTGATAACTAAATATTTCGCGGGGAAAGTCCCGGTTTGAAAATAACTACCGATAGAAGAAACTAAATGGCCGAGGTTCTATTTTTTACTGCAATTCTACTGCTACTTATTGGAGCAATGGCCTTCTATTTCTATTCCAGAATGACATATACGGAAAAGAAGATTAACCTTCTTGAAACGATCCTTCTCGATATCAAGATGATGATGGAGATGGAAGAACCAAATCATATGAGAATGCATAATGTTCCTCCAGCTCCAAAGAACATTGTTCTAAGTGAGCCAGAGGGAGTTCAATCATCTGAAGTCGAGGAACTACGCGAGGATGCCTCAGGATATTATGCATCTGTTATTGATTCACTTGCAAAGAATGATCCTGTTACGCTATCAACTGTAACAGTAGTTTCTACGATGTCTGCTACAGCTGTTGATTACGAGTCGCTTAATCGCGATGATCTCGCAGCGCTTGCCGAGAAGAGATCTCTTCGTGTCACAAAGAGAATGAATCGTCAGACGCTCCTAACACTACTGCGAGAATCTGATAAGAATAATTCTACCACGACCGAACAAGTAACAGATGTGGCGGGAGCTGTTCCTGATGCCGAATCTGGAGCTCCCTTGGATGGAAGTGAAGTCATACCTTCAGAGAGTATTTAATTTGATTTATAATCACAGAGAGAGACTAGTAGAATGGATTCAAAAATGTTTCGCCTCCCTACAGCCCCCAACTTTTATAATACGCGCGCACCAGTTGATATCAGAACTCAAAGAAAACAAAAGTCTGTTGCAGCCCCAGATAGTCGCTTCCCAGGCTGGCCGGGTCCGATGGAGGATGGTCGTCTGGTAACAGACTATTCATCGCATTGTGATAATAACATACCAGCGGGACAGCAGTATGCTACAAAACAGTGGATGCAAAAAAATACTAATGATATTATTAATTTCGCGAGAAAGCGGACCGCACAGTCACTTGGTGGAAGCCATCCCTATGATCAATCTGTTGTTCCACCCCCAACAGATATATTCAGCTGTACTAAATCGGAATGTACTAGAACAAATGTAGAAGTTCCCGGTAGTATTGGTACAGAAAGATCTGAGCCTATTAACTTTGAACTTTTCGGCACATACACTCTTCCACAATTTCCAGCTCCAAAAAAAAGAACTGGTGGAACCACTTTTGAAGAGGGTGGACGTAATACACGACGCCCAGACGAATTAATCGCCTCTGAGTCGAGAATTATAGAAGGATTTCAGACATCTACAGGGGCAGGTGGTACTATGTTCGACCCTTCCTCCCCCGCTGCAGCTGCCGACGCCGCGGCGAAACAGGCGCGCGCCTCTGACGCAGCCCACTTTAAAAGAATTCAGGATGAGGAAAATGCTGATAAAAATAGAAAAATTGTATTTTTTGTATTATTGGGTCTAGCAGGCATAGCTGCTTTACTTGTTTTTATTTATATAAATAATAATCTTTCAAATCCTACAAGAATAACTCAAGGAGTCTATGCACCAAATCCTTCCGGAATTTCCAATCCATCACCTCGCTAGGCCACACCATCGCGCACATATTTCTCGGCCATATCATCCGCAGAACCAGAAAGCCCCTCTGGTGGAATTTTCTTATTTATTGTCTCATCAACTGGATTAAACTTATTTGATCCACTATCATCCTTTGGATTAAATGAAGACTCATCTTCTGATGGAGTATCGTGTTCTGGATGCACTTCGCCTTCAACAAGATCATCGGCAGGCGGATAATCTACCGATGAAGGTGTTGATTTATTTTTACTATTATTATCATTTAATGATGCCTCCTTTTTAATGCGAGACAGTATACGCTTGCGATTCTCTAAGAAAAGTACTCCAGCTGCTAGAAAGAAGGCAAGACCATCGACAACATTATACATTACTATACCAATTGAAAGCGCAAGAAGTATAAATACTCCAATTGGATTTCCAACAATGGGTTTTATGATTGGTGTTGGAAGCCATGGGGTAACTAAAAATACTGCTAGTGATCCAATAATTATAGGTGAAACACTAAACTTCATATCTATTCAGATCTCAAGTTTAAAAATTTGATAACTATTCTCCCTGGAAAAAATGTATGGAAATTACACTAACACACAAGGGTTATTCAATACCTAAGAGTAGACTTAATGAGAGTGAAACAAAGAAAATGATATCTGATTTGACAGTGTGTCCTACAGTAAACTCTAAGTTTATTACTCCCGCACAAAAAGCCCAGCTTACTTATAAGGTCTACAGGGAATCTCCCACACGATGGTATTTACCTCGTGCATATGGAGTAAAAACCTTTGGACCCGTTCAAGTCGATGTTGTATCCGATGGACTTTCTTTGTCCTCCGTCGCAGCCGATTTTAAGGGTAATCCGTATCCTTACCAAACAGATATTATAAATTCCTTTATGAATGCCGGGGCAAATGGTCTGATTTGTGTGCCATGTGGAAAGGGTAAAACATTTATGGCTATTAAGATAGCATCAGAAGTTGGACGACGATTTCTCGTAATTGTGGATAAGGAGTTTCTAATGAATCAGTGGAAAGGCGAGCTTGAATCTCTTTTGCCAGGATTGCGTATTGGAATCCTACAAGGTCCAAAAGCTGAAACAGATCCTGAAAAATATGACTGTACGATTTGTATGATTCAGACTCTTTGTGGACGTGATTTTGATGATTCTGTATTCAAAGACTATGGATTTGCCATTTTCGATGAATGCCATCATCTAGGAGCCCAACATTTCTCAAAAACCCTACAAAAAGTACAGGTAAAACATATGCTTGGACTCTCAGCTACACCGAAGCGTGAAGATGGACTTACAAAGGTATTCTTCTGGTTTCTTGGCGAGCCTGTTTATTGGGAAAAGGTGCGTGAGCCAGATCCAACCGTAATTGTAAAATCTGTAATGATTAAGTCAGATGATGAAACATATAATACTATTCCTACAGATTGGAGAGGAGAGACTGTTATGGCTCGCCTTTTAGGAAATATTCTAGGTTGTCATGAGCGTACTATTGAAATTGTACGCTGGATTAAACTCCTGTGTGCTGAGCCTGATCGTAAGGTTCTGGTTCTTTCAGAAAGAATTAGCCATCTGGAAGAAATAGAAAAGTTACTTGAAGGGGCCTTTCAACTTTCATATTATGTTGGAGGTATGAAGGAGGCGGTACGCGAGGAGGGCGCACGAACGGCACGCGTTTTGTTGGCATCGTATGCAATGGCCTCTGAAGCAATGAATATCAAATCACTTAATACAGTAATTCTAGCAAGCCCTAGAAAAAATGTGGAACAGAGTACTGGGCGTATTTTAAGAACGCGCGTATCAGAACGCACGGTTGTTCCAGTTATTGTAGATATTGTTGATAGTCATCATATGTATAGATCCCAGTGGAAAAAACGTCAAACCTATTATAAACAGTGTACTTATACAATGGAAACTTGGCAACATGGCGCAGATGTTCCAAACATTCCAATTATTAAACAAAAGGAACTAACTGGGTGTCTGATTGATAATGTCTAGTAATATTCTATACCATATGTGGATGTCGATGTATAATCTATTAAGTATCCAATATCCCATAAGTTTCCTGTTGGAGCTATATCAGCAGTTTCAAGAGCACAATATACATTATATGTTTCTCCGAGTCGAAATCCTTTTACATCTAGAATATTCATAAATTCATCTAAAAGTGGTAGTCTAAATGAATTACCATTATTTTGAAAATATGGCCCCAAAATTTTACCAGTACCATTCATGTAATCTCTTTCTGTAAGAGAAAGATAATATGTATTATCACTTTTTTGTAAATTTGCTATTTCTCTCCAATACCATTTATTACTATATGCAATAAATTTTAAGGTATTACCTGATGTCTGACCTACCATTACAATAACCATTGCTGGAATATTATATATTCCTTTAGAATTAATTAAGTTAGTAAGATTGTCTCTAAATGTATAATTTCCATCGAATGATTGACTTGAAAATTCTATATATGGAAATGTTCTTGGTATTTCTTCAGCTTTATTACTAGTAGTAAATCTCTTTATGTATAAATGATAATAATATTTTGCTATATTATTATACTGTCCACTATCAGTAATACTAAATACAGAAAAATTTAGGGTGGAAGTATGCCATGTACTCCTATTAGCACCTGACATAAAATAATTCGCCCATTTAGGACTTAAAAATCTAATATCTGGATCAAAACTATTTCTTACTGTCATTTGATTAGTATACCAACTCCACCATAAAAGTAAACTATAACCTCCATCTTTGTACTGTGGATATATGAAATAGTTATCACGTCCTGCAACATTACTATATGCGCCTCTACTAAGAGAGGTAGCAGGTGGCATGATTGTTTGACTGAAGATATTTGGTGGAACAAGATCACCAGTTATAAAGTTTAATCCAAATCGCCCACGATCATTACCCACGATACTTGATCCCGTAAATTTATAACTACCAACTGATGTAAAATGATATGTTTTACCAAATGTTCTAATTTTTGTTGGAATTCTTACAGTTCTTGTAATACCATTAAAGTCAGTTTCTGTCATAATCCGCTTTGTTGTATTTGGATCTAAAGGATATGGAAGTGGTGTTGTTACTGGCGCAGTAGTCCACGTTTTGCCACCTAAATAAGACTGTTTTTGATCCGGTGTTAAATTTGTATATACTGGTGTACGTCTTGGTGGTAAAGTTGGAATACTATATTCTGTAAAATCTAAACTTTCACAATATGTTGCTCCACTATTATTTCTTAAATATGAAATCATTGGTATATCTGTATAATAATACTCTGCTGTAGAGGAATCATACTCCATAGTATAATAATTTGTGTCACGATATTGTGCTGGTATTATTGTATTTATATCTGTTACAGTATTTGGACCTGTTATAATTCGTTCAGAAGAATCAACAGCTGTGCGTGTTTCTAGAGAACGTCCTAGTGGACTTGTATCCCATAAAGTGGCTGTATTTTTACGGATAGCAAGAGATGCTGCGCTAGTTACTGCATCAGATCCTGGTATTGTTAGTTTTGTATCACTAAATGTAAAAGTCCACGTATTAATTACTTGATTACCTACATATTTTATAAAGTCTGATGTAACATTTGTAATTTGTCTAACTGTATTATTTGCATTGAAAAACAAATTATCTAGAAGACTTCGCTGAACGGACCAATCTGATTGGTCATTAACAATATTTTTAGTTGTTGCAAACCTTTTTGTGAGCATTGAGGCTGTAAATTCTGTCCTTAAAGTTTCAGGATCTGTTAAAAATTTATCTGCTTTGAATCTATCATTCTCAATACACTGTCCTTGTCCTGTATCATATGTAAATCCAGAATCACACCTAAAACAACCATTTGTTCCATTGTATACTGTACCGTCAGGACACGTATTGCAATATGAATTTATATCTACAAGACCATTACTATTGCTTGCAAGATATGAACCTTGATCGGTCATTCTATTAGGACAATACTGTGTTGTATTGCCAAATGGAGGAGCGTGCGGTGAAGTCGCAATATTAGATGCAACATATCGAGTTACATTATTGCTACAACACTTATTTGTAAATGTTTGTCTAGCAACTTCGACTTCATATGCATTTTTTAGAATAACATTAACACCAATTAAACTAGTATTAAAATTCATAGTTTCATCAATAAGAGCACTACTATTTATTCTTGGATATGAATATCCTATCACATTTGTTATATAATATTCTTCACCTAAATCAATTGTAAGAGAAAAAATTTCCACAAAATTATTTACACTTGCAGTTAAATTTCCATTAATTATTTTACCTATTTCTGCAGATGTCGATGTAGTAGTTATATATTTATTTTTTGCTACATTACATCCTAGACAATCAATTACAGCTACTTGGCAAATTTTAAACACTGATGCCTTCTCTAAAATAACGTACCGTGCCTTTTTACCATAATTTTGTACTGCAACTGGAAGAGATAAAGATCCATAATCGAACTTATGATAATTGCTAGTTATTCTTTTATATCCTTCCATATAGCGATGTGAATCTAAAAGATACATTCTCATATCCATTGTTGGTACTGTTAGACTACCATAGTATATAATACTATGTATATCGTATGTTTCTCCGAGATCAACTTCCCACCATTCACTTGTAGTTCCAGGGCTTGTATAAGTACTATCAAATGTTCCATTAACTGCTCCATATGATTGTGATACTGCGTTATTTCCAAAATTAGAATTACGCGTTGCTTTACCTACAGCCACATTTATTCCACGAGCATCTATTACAACAAGTTGGCGTATTATAATTGGAGCATTAGTACCTGTTGCTTGATTAACTGATCCAGTACGGTAATTTTTATTTTCAATTCTAATATGTCTAGCTGCTATACCTGATCTAGTTGCCGAAACTGGATTTATTTCTCTTATAGCTAAAGGTCTAGGAGGAATATTTGTAATACTTGCAGTTGTTAAAGTTACAAAATTACGGGAAACTTCTTCACGATAATTATTATAAAATGTTACAGGTACATCTGTAACTACTACTGGATCTTGATATTCAATTGTAAATGTAATTGGAATTGGTATGGTATGGGATGTATAAGATGCTGTAAGAATCCAAGATACTGTAAAATATTGATTAGTTAATAATGTAATATTTTCATTAATACTTTGAGGATTAGTAATAGGCGTTGATGTTATCTTTATTAAAGTATTATGTGAGTTATATGTTTTAAAAATAAGACCCCATCCACTGTTTGATGAGACCCATGTCATTTGAAATTTAATTATCATAGTATTGGCTGTATTATTTCTAAAATTGTTACCTCTAATATTAAATAGTGATGAACTAGTTACTAATGATATCATATTTTGATGCCATAGTTCATTGGAATGTATATTATCTGGATTTAAGTATTGTATTTGCATTGTTGAAATAACTACAGAAATACCTCCATAAATTTTAACTGATGAAATAGAGTGGTTATCTCCAAGATCGACTTCCCACCAGTCTCCAGGAACTGCACTACTTCTAAAAGAATCTTCAACTTTTTTAAATGATAAATCATTACTAATTGGAAAATAAACATTATTTGATAAAGAGCTTAGAGCGCGTGCAGGTTTGCCAGAAGCAATATTAATTCCAAAAATATCATACACTACAACTTGTGAAAACATTACAGTTGGTTCATTTGAACTTGGTACCTTATTTGTAAGTAATAGACCTGGATTTTGAATACGTACGTAGCGTGCTCTAATTACTTCTGTTAAATGTGGATCTGTTACAGCTGTTCTAGCGTACCTTAGTGTGGTAAAAGGTCCACCTGTTTGAAAACGAAAATCTGCTGTTTCTGATGGAGTTCCTCCTATAAGAGTGTATAAACCCATTTGAACCTGTTTAGAGTTCGAAATAATAATAGATGAACCAGTTGCATAATTCTGATTTGAATTAGAATTCCAGAATTTTACAAGAATAATTTCATATTCACTTCCTAGATCAATTTGAACATATTCATTGATACCTGTAGTAGAACTTATATAAGGTGAAGATGTTGTATTATCTGTACCATTTGTTATTGAATTTGGAGAACCTGATAGAGCAGTTACAGGTTTATTATAAGCTACATTTACACCATTTCTATCAATAACAATAAGTTGTGAAATTTGAATTCGTTGTGTTCCTGCATTTCTGTATTTTATATAGCGAACATTTTGCGTACCTAGTTGAGGATTTAAATTGTGAATAGATGTTACAGGATATTGATAGCCAATAGGTATTATATTAGATGTATTTAAAGGAGGAGGGGAAATTATAATTTCTGTTCCATCTGATTTATATGTTTTGATATTAAAAAGAGTATCAAGTGTTCTAGTTTTATATATATATACATCGGATATAAAATAATCTAATCCTAAATCAATTTGAACGTATGTTGTATTTTTATCTGAAGTTACAATAATAGGATTCACTGTATTTTTAAATGTTCCATTTGTCAATAAATTTAAATCATAGTCTATTGGAGTTAAAATCGTTGGGTGAACTGTTGGATGTATACCATAGGCTAAATTTGAGCCATCATTTGTAGATCTTACATATATTTGTGAAAGAGAAATAGGTAATGCATCTAATGTTGCATAAATACGTATATACCGAATTGGTTGCTTAATGTATGTTACAGAGGGTGCTGTAGCAACTGCAGTTTGTAATTTATAAGTTTGAGATACAATTACAGGATTTAATTCAGGTAAATTATATTTATTGAATTTTTTAAAATCAATTGATATATAATGTAATGATGGATTATTTACAATATTTTGTAATTTGCGTGTTTGAATTATTCTAGATGTTGAATCTAAAAGATCAACTAAGAGTCCATTATTATTTGTTTTATTATTTAGTCCTAGATATAGGAAAATAAAAATAACATCAGTATTTGATCCTAAATCAACCATTACAAATTCATTTGCACTTGTATTTGATTTGTAAGTTAAATTTTTTGGGCTATAAAATCCATCAACTATATTGGAGGCAGTATGTGTATTTGAATGTGCTGTAACAGTTGCCCCAAGAGAGACATTTAGAGCGAATCTGTTGAGTACAACAATTTGACTTATTTCAATTGTTACAGGGGTACTACCATTTCCACGAATTTTTATGTATCTTACATATGGAATACTATTAAATACATTTAGATAACTGGCTGGTAGACTTGCAGGTATTATACATTCATTTGTAGCATCTATAGATCGAAACATTATGTATTCTCCTGTACTTGATACTATTAATGAAGATGTAATTGTTTGATTTATTATATTTCTTTCTGAATTTAATAACATACATCTCATTCCTATTGCATCAGATGATTGTGATATAATATTAATAAAACTAATTACCATACTTGAACCCAGATCTATTAATACATATTCATTTAGACCAGCTGTAGCAGAAATATAGGGTGTAGTATTGGAGCTTTGAAAAATATTTTGTACTGATGCTTTATTTGTTAAGGCAGTTGTATTTACTGGATTTATAGGATTTCCAACAGAATTATATATAACAATCTTTAAAATATTTATATGTTTTCCTAGTCCCTGTCCTTCAATTTGTAAATAACGTCCTAACATTCCACAAGAATTTGAATTTGTAAATGGAATAATAGTTAATTGTGGTACCTCTATTTGAGTAATTAAAAGACGATTATTTTGATCCATTGCTAATTGGCCTGGTTGAGTTATATTTATTTGAAGTGGAAGTTGCCCTGAACCATTTATATTTTGCCCTGAACCATTTATATTTAATTGACTTACTGTACTAGCTAAAGTTGTTAATTGTCCCGAACCTGCAATTGTATGAAGTCTACCTGAAATAATTTTACGAACAATATTATTTCCACTATCTGATATATATAATATGTCATTTGTATCTATTATAATTCCTTTTGGACTTGATAGAGAGGCAGATGTTGCTAAAGTGGAATTTGGACTGTATCCTAAAACTCCATTTCCTGCAACCACTGCAATTTGGCCTAGAGATGATAATTTTAAAACATGATGTGTTCCAGTATTTACAAAATGGAGTTCATTAGAACTATTTAGTGCCAGTTGTCCTGGTTGAGACAGGAGAATATTTCGAGGAGATAATCCATTTGCTGGGAGGGATGAGCCACCTCCAATATAGGTATTTATAATTCCCTGTGAATTTATTATATAAATTTGTCCTGAATTTGCTGAGATATAAATATTATTATATATATCGAGAATTACAGATATCGGTCCTGTAATAGCTACAGATGTCGCTATTGTAGAATTTAAGACGGTTGAGCCTGTATTTCCATTTCCTGCTACTAAACTTATATTTAAATCATTTATTATTTTTGTTACACGATTGTTTCCAGTTTCACATATGTATAAAATTCCATCAGTAGTCATTGTAATTCCTGTAGGTTGATTAAGTTTAGCGAGAGTCGCGAGTCCATTAAGTCCAGAGGAGCCCGCAGAACCAGTTCCAGCATAAATTATCGCATATCCTCTTGTTGTTAGTTTCCAAATATAATGATTTTTGTAATCTGAAATGTATATTGATTTATCTGATCCAAAACATGCACCACGAATATCTCCATATACTGCAAGATATACGAGTAAATTATTTATGGAAGTAGTTGAAGATTTAGTAGATCCTGTTATTACATATGCAAAATTATTTCTTAAAAAGGTGTATGATGGTATTTTATAAATTGTTGAACCTGATACAGGTTTACTATCAAGAATATAAAGTGTACCGTTATCATCAATACATACATTTAATGGATTATATAGTGTTGTAGTATTTGCATAGGTTCCATTTACAGGAAGTAATGATACATTTGTTGTTCCAGCAATAATTGTACCAGTTGAACCTATATCATTTATATTTTTGTAATAAACAACCTTTAGAGAACTAGATGAATAATAAAGGTTATTATTAAAATATGTAATTCCAGTACACATACCGAGACCTGATGTAAAAACCAAGGGTGTACCAAAATTAACAGATGAACTTGAATATGTTACATTGTACTTTTGTATTCTATCTCCAAAAGATATATAAACATTTCCATAGAGATCTGTTGATATTGCTTGTGGTATTAATTCGAGAGCTACTACTGTAGTATTATTTTGTTTTATACTATATATTGTTATTTGTGTAAGTGATGATTGTGTTATAAAAAGATATCCAGCATTGTATATAGCATTTTTCTGTGGATCAGTAATAGTTAAAAGAGTTGTTAATACAGGATTAATTATAGGGACTGATACAATAGAATTTGTACCATTATTTGATATGTAGAGAATCGAGTTATTGTATATGGAAATACCTCTTGGATTTGATAGGCCATCAATAAATAATGTTACATTTCCATTTGTATCTATTCTTAATATATTATTTCTTGCAGTATTGCATACATATATATTTCCTATTAAATCGACACAAATGCTTGATGATGCAAAATTATTTAAAAATGAATTTGATTCTTCTAGACCTAATATTGCAGATGTATTAAATGTATTTTCTGACATGTTTGCAATAACAGATAATGCTCCATAAGGTAATATTGTTTCAATATTTCTGTTATATTTATCATATGTTGCAGGAAGTACATATCGTATCATCATATTTAAAGAATCAATAAAATAAAATGATTCATTTGGAAGGATTTGAATTAAACTTGGACTATTTAATGTAGCATGTCGAGAATATAGGTCATTTGGATTAAATCCACCTGATATGGCATTAACACCGATAATTATTGAGACTGATAATGTAAGATATAATGGATCTTTTACTATTTTAAAAATTTGATGAGTATTATATGATGTTACATATAATGTATCATTTGTATCAATTGCTATTCCATAGGGCTTATTTAGAGAAAGAGTAAGAGGTGCTACAGATTCTGATACAATACTTGTTAGGGATGTTGATCCACCGCCACAGATTAATGTCATTCGTAATTCAGTATTTACGTTATATATTGCATTTATTTCAGAATCGCAAAATATTAGATTATTATTATTATCGAAGAGTAATCCACTAGGATTTGAGAGTGATATACCAGTTGATTCGACATTTGCAGTGTATAAAGTCGTTCCCCTTCTTCCACCAATACCCACAATAGTTTTAACTTTATTTATTCCATTAACATAGCGAATACAATGATTTCCAGAATCTGATACATAGAGTAAATTATTATTATCAAATGCAATAAAGGTTGGATTTAAGAGAGTAGTTTCTAGAGCTAAATAACCATCTCCCCTCCACCCAGTATTTGGATATGAACCGAGAATACGTGTAAATTCACTTGTTTCTAAATTATAGGCGTATATCATAGAATAATCATAATCACACATATATAAAATATTATTTTTAATAACCATACAGGTTATTTTACCGAAACTAGGTCTTTCAAGCTCATCTGTGTTGGTAGTAGTGAAAAAATATTGACTGATACCTGTGCCGATTAAATTTGTAAGATCTTTTGTTTCGATATTATAAATAAATACTCTATAATTAACTGCAAAATATATATTATTATTATAATAAACAAAGGATGTAATTAAAGATGGTCTTGTTGTATAAATTGTTTGTATTGAAGATGGCTCTGTAAGTACAGTATAAGTATCAGTATTATTTATAGTTGTAGGAACAGATTCTACATTTATTGTAATATCTGTCGCAGTTAGAGTTGTTGTTCTGTAATATGAGGGTGGATCATATGTTGTTGTTGATTGAACTGGTAGAGTTGGAATAGAATTAAAATTAATATATCTTATTTTATTATTATTATAATCAGAAATAAAAAGATATCCTCTCACTTTAGAATAATATAAACTTATCGGTTTATTTAATGTAGCATATATTGCTTGTGATCCATCACCTGAATAACCAGCCATACCTGATCCAGCAATAATATTAACAGTTTGTGTTTTATCAATTAAATAAATTAAATTTTGGGCGTAATCAGAAATAAAAAGTGTATTTGTGGAGTCATCATATGCAAGTGAACTTGGAGATCTGAGTGATATTGATATTGGTAAATTAAAACCAATATAGGAACTACTTACTGCAGTGCCAGATGTAGATGAAAGAGAATAAATAATCTTATTATATTCAGATGCTATTAAAATATTTGAATTATTATTTACAATTATACTTGTAGGATAATTATAAGTAGACGTAAGAATTGTGTGTGTGTTTGTAGCAATAGTATAAACAAAGATGCGCCCATTCATTTTATATTCACTACAATATAAAATACCAGATTTACAATAAATTGCATAGGGGTTTATTATACCTGTTAAAGGAACTGTTGATATAACCGATGTAGCTATTACGATTTTTTTGACTAAATTATTTCCATAATCTGCAACATATAGATTTGTTCCATCACATGTTATTCCACTAGGATATTTTAGACTATTATTTATAATAGTCCCAGTATTATTTTTAACAGATCCTGAATGTGTATCAATGTAATATATTGTTCCATTTGAATCTTCTGTAATACCATTTGGAGTTAGTGTAGTTCCAGACATATTGAATGTATATATAGATGGCATTACAACTTGTGTAATTGATTTGGGAATACCTACAGGATATCTAAAATCGATTAAGACACCATTTGCAGTATTATGTGTAATAACATATTGTGCCAAAAATATTTGATCGGCACTAAGAAGTTGAATACTTAGTCCAACATTTCTGTAATAATTTGTGTTTGGCGGTACATACTTAACACCTACAATTTCATGGGTTGACTCTAGATCAATATCAACAAAATTATAACGTTTAAGAGCTGAAACATATGACTTTGATTCAGGTCTAGATGAATGGAAAAAACCTTCGTCACCATCTGTAATTCTAGAGACATAGAGGCCTGGTAAAACACTTGTTGCAGTACATGGTTTTCTTAGAGCAACATTTGTACCATTTGCGGTGTAGGCCATAATTTGTGAAATTTGCACGTATTGGTTTGGATTATAAATACGGATTATTTTAGTAGGGACTCCATTATTTTGTCCTCTTACAAATCTGGGGGCTAATGATAAATCTGTTGCACATACAGTATTTGTTCTTTGATTTGTTATAGTTGGAATATTTGGTATAGTTTGACCCGCGCTTACAAATGCAGAAGCAAATCCAAGATCTGATTTTACAGACATTAACATAGATTGCATACTTACACCAATCTTGGTAATTTCAGGATAATTACTAAATGATGTTATGCTAGGATTCGCTTCATTTACAGCAAGACCATTATTTAAATCAGATGGTGTATTTTGAATCATAATTACATCATATTCTTTGTTTAAAAATATAAACTGTAGATTTCTAAAATTGTTGTTAGGATCTGTTGTAAGATTTATGGCATAAATATTTACAATTTCTAATTCTTCTGTTAAATTCACCTCTATGTATTCTAATGAACTTGCATTTGATACAAATCCTAAATTAGCAGGTCGCTTATAATATGATCCATCAACAATTTTGTGCGACATCATGTTATTAGAAGTAGAAAATGTGGGTTTATAAAGCGCTACATTAAATCCATTTGAATCAATAGCAATTAATTGAGATAATTGAATTGGCTGAGAACCTGATAACTGTTGAATTCGAATGAATTTAACAAGTTTTCCGCAATTGGTAGTTCCACTCTGTGGTATACGCTGTATTATTTCTAGACTCGCATTTGGATTTAAATATGATTCTAATCTATTTTTTCTAAAATCAAGAATATCTACACCAAACTGTCTAGCAAGTGGAGATACAAGCTGAACACCCTGAATATTTAAATTAGAATCCATTAATTGAATAATAACACCCTGTGCCTCTTTTTTATAGCCTGAACTACAAATGTAAATAATCGAATTTAATTCATATGGAACACCAAGATCAATTAATAAAAAATTATTTTCTTGAGGCCCAGGATTAGATACGAATGATTCTGATGCAATTTTCTGGCGATATTTTTCAAAATACAAACTTTCCCAATCTGAATCTGTGAGTTTTGCTTCATATCTTTTATCAATAGCATAATTCGCTTTTGAACTTACACTACTATCAATTGTAAATGTTGTAGCTTCAAAAGTTACATTACGCCCATTAGAATCAACAGCAATAATTTGTGAAATATAAAGTGGAGTTACTGTATCACGCGGTATAACACGAATATATTGTGTCATAATACCCTTATTAAGAGGTCCATAACGTATTGAAAGTGGTCTTAGAGGTGCATATACACTACGAATAGAATTCCTAAAATCTGCATACATAATTTCATTATTTATTGAAAAAGATATAATTATTTCATCTGCAACCTTGTTTTCATTACAGTCTATTAGTTCAATTGTATTTGATAATTTTGTTGAATCATATGACATAGTAACAGATGTAATATCTGCCATGTATCCAAATGATACAATAGTAGTTCCAGAACTATATGATATATTTTCACTCTTAAAAAGATTTTGACCTATTGATTCTACAACTGAAGCATGTATGTCTGTTATTGGTACTATAAATGGAATTTTCACTTTGCTACACATTGTTCCAAAGACACCATATTTAATTACACTTGCTTCTTCTATTAACTCTATTGGATATTTTGAATCTTCAGGGTTATATCTAGAATCAAATGATTCGACTTGTTGAGAACCTTGTAGAGAATATGTCAAAAGAGGGGTGCCAAGTTCTCTGAAAAAATCAATATTTATATTTTTTGTAAGATTTGGAACATCGGTGCATCCATAGACATTTACAGCGCATATTTCATACTCTGACTGTAGATCAATAATATAACTTTGTATTGTTGTAGTTGAGCTTGCTACATAACATGCAGAAGAAGATACCGCATTACGTCTATTACTTACACCAAGATATGCCTTTGACTGATTTGATGTAGCAGTAACAGGTTTGAAAAGACCAATATCACGTCCATTTTTATCGATAATTTCCACTTTTGAAAAGCCAAATCCGCCTGTTGCTGTCTGTATTAAACGAACATATCGTGTAATAATACCTGCTACACCATAATAACTGGGCCATAGAGGTTCTACCGAACAATTAGAATCGACATTTTTGGCAATAAATGATACAATTTCTTTACGATGATTTCCAATAACAGGTGCAGTTGTAGAAAGAAGTTTGTCTTCAGTATATAATTTGATCTCAAGATTAAGACCATCTTTATAATAATTATTTATATCTGATGTATTATAAATATGAACGGCAGTTATATCATGTTCTGCTCCAAGATCTATCTCAATATATGTTTCATTATTTACAAATGTTGGACTAATATATGATTTAGATAATGGAAGAGCTTTATAAAGAGTATTATTTGTAAGAAAGGGCGGTACAGCTGTTGGCTGGTTTGTAAAAAAACGTACCATTTTATTAACAGCAATATTATTTCTATTAGAATCAATTACTGCAAGCTGACTGAAAATAAACTTATAGGGTTTAAGTACAGTTGTTGTTGTACGTGCGGTCGTTGTAGGTGCAGTAGTTGTTGGCGAGATACTTGTTAGGAGTGGTGATTCTTTAATAGTAAATGTAATTTGAATATCTCCATCAGTATTTGTTCCAATACTACTACTAATATTCGTCCAAGTTATAGTAAAATATTGATTATTTAATAGTGTAATATCCTGATTAATAGTTTGAGGATTTCCAATAGATGTTGCTATTGTATTTTTTAAACTATTATTAGAATCATAAATTTTAAAAGCAAGAGCCCATAAACTATTTGGTGATTGCCATATCATATTAAAATTAATTTTTACTTCATAGCCTGTATTATTATTAAAAATTTTTGCTTGATTACGTTGATTATAATCACTTGACTTATCAAATAATCCAGGTATCTCACTCTGAAATGAATTTTGCCATACTAAATTTGTAAAAGTCTGAAATGATGTTTTATCATTTTCCCATACTAAATTAGTATGTATATTATGTAAACGATATTGACCTGCTCTTGTAGTATATGTTATTGGATTAAAATATATCATTTGTATTGTTGGATATCTTATTGCAGTTGTAGTCATTGGTACAGTAGTTGTTGTTGTTGTAGGATATTGTATTACACCTGTAGTCATTTGTTGGGTGGGTACTAAAACAGGTGGATTCGCTTCTGAAACAGAGGGTGCCGATATTGAAGCGTATATACGAACAAATCGTGCTAAAACACCGCAGGTTCCATTGCGATATGGAATAATTTCAATAGGACAAATTGTTTGTAAATCATCTGTAAAATTAAGTATTTCTTTTTCTGTATTTAATGAAAGTCTTTGCGTAGAAATTACATTATGTGCTTCATCTGCTATACTAAACTGTATACCAGTACTCGTATATTCATTCATAAATTTTAAATATTGAATGGCAGTAATTTCGTATGTTGCTTCAAGATCAATTGTCACTATTTTAGAATGAGGTAGTCCTACACCTTCTACTGATGGCGAAACAAACATATAGCGTGTGTAAAAACGACTATTCATTGATTCAACCATTGACATAAATGCTTTAGAAGAATAATTTCCATTTGTAATATAATTTAAATTAACAGTGTATTTTGTCTGTAAAAGTATAGGTGTAATTGTAGATTTCTTACCAAATGCCACATTTTTTCCAGTCTTATCAATTACAATAACTTGCATAATTTCAAGATCATTATCTTCTTTAGAAATTTTAATATATCTACCACGAACTCCACATGAGCGTGTATCTAGAGTTGTTGTTGGACTATTAAATGTACTACGCAATTTAACATCTGGAGCATTTAACACAGAATTGCTAGTTGTTGAAACACATGTCTCAATAGTTTTCTCTGGAAGTACTGATCCTGCCATTAATAGATTAGTTCGTATCGGTACATATATATATGATACTGAAAATGGTAAAATTGCAGGTATAATATGAACATTATCATTTGTATCATCATATGCAGTTAATGAATTTAAATATGTAAACTGTGCTGTATCTATAACATCTGCTAAAATAAATTCTAGTTGTGGTTTAAAAATTGTACTAACATATAGTTTTTTCGCATCAATTAGTGAATTTACTGATGTAATTGCTGAATCATATAATAGCTTAATAGTATTAAATCTATCTGGATCTAGTATTGTTATAGACTCAACTGTATTTTTTGGAACAATTTTATAATATGATTGTTGTTCATAGACACGTCTTATTGATACATACCATTTTTTAATTAAATATTCATTTGATATATAATCATATAATTGATTGAATAATGGAAGAAAATGGTCTATATAATAACGTTTTGTACTTATACTTGATATTTCAGCAATTACATCTGTACGTAATTCTCCTGTAGTTTTGATTACTAGAATATTATTATTTGCACTTGTTAAATCTTTTAATGTAAGATCAACAGTAAGTTGAGTTGATATCACAGTTAACATACCTGCCATATTATTATAGTCATAACCATATAAGCTACTAAGATTTTCTGATACTTCTTTACTATACTGATCATATACACTAGCATTTTGATATAATAGTTGTAATGATCCAGATATAGTTGTTAATGACTTAAAATTTCCTGAATTTATATTTGCAATTGTATCAGTATGATCTTTAAGTTGTAATCTAGTATTTGCAATTAACTCCATGTTACTTTCTATCATTTTTTCAATATCCGTTTTTCTTGTATTATATGCTTCAATATATGTATTATATTCTGAGTATTGTGATGTTGCAAGATTTAATTGACCTATTAATGAATAAATTACCTGTGATTCTTGAGAAATGTCCCTGTTTAAACCCGTAAAACTTGAATTATACGTATTCATATCACGATCCATTTGTGCTCGAATATTTGAATCAGATAATCTTGTTTTTAATAAATAATCACGATGGCTTTCTTCCTTTCTTAAATTAAATAATACTTCAACTTTTTCATATTTAATTTTTTCATATTGACTTGTAGTTGACATTATTAAATCATCATAAATATTCGCAATATCTAAATATCCACCACCACTTTGAAAATTAAAACTATTTACATATTTAGTTGCATCCTCATATTTTTTTTTCTGAATTTCAAAGAGAGTTGATAAAGTTGAAAAAATAGTATTAAGATTTGCATCAGAAGGATAGCCTAAGGCAGATACTTCATAACCAACATTCTCTCCTCTATTTTGCTCTGAAATTAATGAAGTTACTATATTCATTAGAGTCTCTGTAGAATTCATTATTACAAAGGTACTCGCTTGAGTATAATTTGCCAGTGCTAAATTCTTAGCTTTTAAATTACCAGTGTACACGCCATTTAATAATGCCACCTGTGCTTGAGAAGATACAAACATTTTTGTGTACCCCTCCTGTGTTGATCTATAATTGCCAATAATTGTTGAGTTTCCTTTAATACTACTATTTATTTGATACATAATAAGAGTACTATAGGCAATATTTGATGATAATTCATTTACTAAACTTGACAATGTACTTATATCTGCATAATTTTCTGGAATTGTTTCTGTTTGTAAACTGTGTATTTTTCTATTTGTATAATCAATATAAGATTCTTTAGCTAAAACTTGATTTTGTAATTCAGGTAGAACATGTACTGTTATAAATAAATCTGATACACCTGCCATTGTACTATGTAGTATTAAATCTGAAAGAGATGAATAATATGACATTAATGACATATTTAGCATTGTTGATTTATTATGATAATCTATTAAACTACTAATATATTGATGTTCGATAGTACAGTAGACTTCTTGTATATTATCATACGTACTTATTATTGTTGATTTTAATACATGTTTAACTTGATATGATGCTAAGGTACTCGCTTTTATATACTCACGCTCTCCTAATGATTGTGTATCAGTAATAATGTTTGTACTTGTCTGAATAATAGTACTTTTAGTAACACTTAGTTGTTCTATATCATATGTATTTTGATTTACAAGATCACTAATATCAAAACCACTTGCAGTAATATATGATATATTATTTTGAGATATTGAATTTATATCAAGTTTAAATGGATCATTATGTGATCTTTCATCTACATATGCCCCCCCCTTCATTTTAGAGGGATTAAACATAATACTCTATACACCTAGTGGAAAAAAGTATTCATGTTTAGACCCATGCATTGGTATGTTAAATATGCTACATTTAGAGGATATCTAAATAGAGTATGTTTAGTGATAGTCTTAATGTATTTATTATTCACGCGGGTGCGGGTGGCTCAGTTCTTGTCATAGTATTTGTGGGCGCCCGCTGGTATCCACCTGGATCACTATCATTAACTGGGCGTACAGTTTTAAAGAGTGAAGATGGTAATACACTTAAATCTGTAATTGTACTTGGCACTCGATCTGTAAAAACAAGTGGATAATCTGTTATATTTAATCCATAGTCAAGTAATGGTAAAAGTTGATATTCTGTCATATCAGTATTAAAAGGTCCTACATTAACATCAAGTGGATCAGGAAGTGTAAAAGAAAATATATTTAATCCATTAAGAAGTGTTAATTGAGGATTGATAATATCATACAGTTTAGACATTAAGTCATTTCTTTGTAAAATATTTGAATTAATATTCATAACTCGTGTATTTAAAATTCCAAGTTGAAAAATATACTCAGCCTGAACTACACTGTGTTTTGTTGGATTCTGTAATACTTCTATTTCAAATTTAGTAAGTTTTGTTCGGGTAGTTACAAAACTTGCTTTATTCTGCCTCTCTGTTTCAATAGCGAGAAGAACCAGTTCAAATTTTATATCTAACGGATTTAAAGAATTAATAATTCCTTGAATACTTGCCTGTAATCCTGATAATCTAGTTCTTTCAGCTGTTAAATTATTTTGTTCTTCTGGAGTAGCACCTGCTAGAGAAAACGTGATAGAATCTATTGAAGTATAGAGGTTTAGTTTTCTAATTAGAAGTTCTGACGTAATATACGCAATAAAAGAATTCCATTCTTGTACTCCATATTTATAGGCATCCAACTCATTATTTAAATCGCTTGATAAATCAGTATAATATGTTGTTGCATTTGTTCCCAATGTACCAAATTGACTTTCTACAGAAAAACTAAGTTCTCCAACTTCCGCATCCAGACCCTCTATTGTACTTGTTACATAGCCCTTTGTAGTACTATATCCATCGATCGTACTCTGTACAACAGCTTCAAGTGTTGAATACATAATGTAAGATTCTGTGTAAATTCCAGCACTTATATTATACATTGAACTCTGTGTGCTTAAAAGATATAGGGTCAATAAACTACTTCTTAAATAATTATTTAATAAACGTTCAGTATCCACATAGCCTTGTATTTCCAAATTCCTTTGATTATATAGAGATAACTCTTGTATGTATATTGTTGATAAACCTTCCAATGTCGATAGATAATCATCTTCTAATTTATCGGCAAATCTAATTCGTCCTTCTAGTCCAGCAATTGTACTTAAAACCTTTTTCTCATTTTCTTGGGCTAAGTAATATGCATACTGTGCTGCTGTAATTTCACCATCTGCTGCATCTAAGATAGCCTTGAGTGAAGCTAAATCTATAATAGTTTGATTTTCCTGCAAAGTTTCACGTACATGAGTAGTACTTATCACAAGTGATGAAAGACTTGATAACATGACTAGAAGTGTGTTGTATGTTAGTTCCTGACCTGTAGGACGTACCTGGTTTGAAAAGTATTCTATATCATTCACATTTCCAGTAGTATTTGATTGTATACCGAAATTAATTAGTAATTTATTTAGTTCCTCTTCAACCATATTGTATTCAATAATACTGCTTAATTCTACAGAGAGTGCATTACGATAGTCATATGTTGCCTGTGCCGATGAAACATTCATATTTGCCAAATATAATGCTGTGCTTGTAGATGCATAATTTGCATATTGTGTTGAATATACCATCATTAAACTGCATAGATGCTTATTAGTACTTCCAAAAAGATATTGTGATACTGACATATTCTGAGTACTGAAGTTTACATAGTCATTTAATAAATTACCATAAAGAGTACTTGATGAAAAATAGTCAGATGTGGCAGTAGATAGAAATGAAGAATTTAGTGCAAGTGCATCAAGAGTTGAATTACGATTTTTTTCAAAGTCACTATATCTGCCTTGATAATCCAAATACGCTCTCACTCTATCTTCATAAATTTTATTTTGACTATCAATAGCTCTATTATTTTCATTAATACTTTCCCATATCGTACTATATTCTTTTTGATATCCGTCAATTGTACTTTCATACATACTTGATAAACTACTGAGTTCTGCTAATGCAATCAGTTTATCATGAAGAACTCCCTCCTCATATGTGAGTCTTGATTGAGCTGTAGTATACTCACTTTGAATTGCAATATATTCTGCATTTGCTTTATCATACTCAGCCTGTAATCCATTAGGAATTGCATTAATTTGCCCTTCAATATCAGCTATTTTTGTTTGATTTTCTATAATACTTGCATTTTCAACTGCAATTCGTGCTGTTACTGCATCAATAAGCTCGCCAATTTTTTGAGTATTAAAACTTGCAATTTCATCAAAGGATGAAACACCCGCCATAAATCCAATTGTTGAAAGTGTTGATGCAGAAATGATGGGTGCTCTAAGACTCGATGGATCGGACATTCCAGTAATATAATCTCCACCAGTTTGATTACTGTTTGCTATATTCTCATTTTGATTTTTTTTACTAGGACTATACATTCTTCTAAAATACTAGAACATTTCTTTAAACTTCAGCTATTAATATTTCAAGTTTCTTCTCTATATTCTTTTGTTCCATTATTTCACTTCTCATTTTAAAATATGTAATATTATCATAGTAAGTAGGATCATTCTTAATAATATCTAGAACTTTTTGCTCTATACTATTGATTTTTTCTACTACTGCATCTTTTTTAGGATCTGGGGTCTGAAGAATGAGCGTCTCTAAAGCAGTTCGTTTACTTGTTGTTTTAGACCATTCTTCTTGCAGTTTTTGATTCATTTCTAAAAGTGTTTTACGAAGTGAAGTCCGTATTTCAGATCGAATCTTTTCATAGGCCTTTAATATTGGCTCTAACTCTGATTCGAATGCAAGTAGCTGTTTAGTCGTCTCATTTACCTTTGATGTAAGATTTTCCAGACTTGCACGAATACCATTTAAATCCATTTGTTTTAGTGTTGTAATAGTTGATGTATCACTATGATTTTGTAATCCAACAAATAAAAATCTATATTTTTCTTTTATCACATTAATTGGTGTAATCAGCTCTGCTGATATTTTTCCACTTATTTCACTTGTTGTGTCAAGTTGTTCCCAATCGCGCTTAACCGATGGATTTTTAAGTTCGCTAAAAATATTTAAATCTATACTTAGACCCTTTATTACAGGCTCATCCGTATTTATAACCGGTTGTTGTGAAATGTATTCATTATTCTCTGGTAGTCCGAGCCATAAATTCATAGTATTTTTGTATTTTTTATAAAAATCGGACTGAGTAGCAAGTTCACGAAATTTTTTAATGGATTCAGTTCGCTTTATTGTCTCACGAACTTCAAAAATTCTTGGAATATCGGCTTGTTCTATTTCACGAATTTTTAATATGTAGTCGTTTATATCCTTTATCTGATTTTTTTTATCTGTAATCCATTTTGGGTATTCTGTACTGTATTTAGGCCGTGTTTTGAGAGCCTCTTCTAATGCCTCCAAATGCTGTATAAATTCCACCTTGTATTTTATCATTAATTTTAAAAGTCTGTCAAACTCGGGAGCGCCCGTTATTTTTAGATTTTGTGCGTCAGTCTGAAAGGTGGATTTCACTGATACGATCCGCTGTTCGATTTCAATAATATCTTTTAATCTAAAGTTTTGAACGGTTATTTCAATTCCTTCTACATCATTTACTAGATTCATTGTAAATTCAATAGAATCTGATATACTTTTAAAGGTATTCATAACGGATTCCACAATTTCTTTCATTTTAAGATCAATCATATCTATTGCAATTTTAAGAGTGGCTGTTAACATTTGTGAATCTAAACTGGCTTGTATAGGCTCTATTCTTGTTTCTTCAGCCGTGTATTTTTTAAGATCAGATTCAATCTGTTCGTTAGCAGTAGTAAGAATAGACAGTGTTCCTTCGGATGCCTCTGATCCTAGTTTTTTAACGCGATCATAGGTTATTTTAATTGTGTTTTGACATTCAAGAATATAATTTTTATTAATGTTGTATCTGTTTAAAATAATTTTAGCTGATTTTTTCATTTCAATTTGTAATCGTGAATCTTGAACTGAAATATATTGATAAGGTACTGCATTAAAAGAGGAATCGCGAATTTCAGATAAATCTTTTGATAAATATGCAGTACCTATACTATCCTTTGTATTAACATACTTTAATTCTTGTGGTGGAACTAAGGACCATCCTTCAGCTTCAATCATATTATTTTTCGGAGATACAATAGGATATTTTGAACGACCAATAAAGACGAAGGTTTTTTTCTCAGCCTTTGTATACGGTTGCACGAATTTTGATCTATACACTGTGTTAAAATTCAAAAATGGTTCAAGTACACCCATCTGTTCTATTTCAAGAGTACCCGCAATTTTAACATTAATATCACCAAATGCTCCACGAATTACTGTACGATTATCAATTATCATAAGTGGTGTTTTCGCAAATTTACAGAAACCATACTCATTTATTCCTGGTAAACCCTTAAAATTACATAAGAGAGGAAGACTTGTAATCATATCTTTAATAACCCATATTTGGGATTCACTCGGTTTAATAGTCATTTTTGAACCCTTATGTTTTAAATCAGATAGATTAATCTGTTTAACTGAACGAACAAAATATGGATTTGCTAAATATATATCATCAATATCATATGTAAATCCTTTGGAATCTACAACTACCTTTATAAAATAGCCATCATAATCTAGAATTGGTTCCAGATTTTTCTTAACGTAGATTGATGTGTTTAATTCATTCACGAATACACTGTATGATGAGCGAGGTGAATTTGTTAATGTATCATATGGTAAATAGTCCTCTCTCCAAGGTACTCTACCATAATATGTATTACCATACATTTCACTTAATCCACTATAGATGTATAACATACTTTCTCCAAATCCAATCATATCAGTTAAATCATTTGGAAATCCTGGAATTTGAACTTGAATTGGCAGAGGTCCCACATTTTGAATTAGAAAATATGAACCATCTGGAATTGCATATTTTGGTAATTGAATTGGATACTGCATATATTCAACAATAAATTGATGAATGCCATTGATTTGATCCCGTGCAATTTCAAACAAATTATCAGCCTTATGAAACCAGTAATTAGGGCGACGCGGTTTTGAAATTGAATCTATAATTGATAAATTCGGTAATTCATCAAGAATTTTATATTCTTGGCGTATATCATTTCCAAGATTATCCTTGTATGGATGATAGATTAAAAACATATGATCCTCTTCACTTAATGTTAAATTCATATATTTTGGAAAAATATAGAGGTTATCAATTTCTCCATTTACATTTACTACATTATGCAAATTACCTTCAACATCTGTTACAATGTATTCAATTCCAGTAATACTATAATCAGATGAATTTAAGCGACGCATATAAACAACTTCACACTCCTTGCGAAATTTTTCTTGAATTGAAATTACTGGTACATTATTTAGAATTGAAGCCGTTCCAGAACTTTTTGAATTTTCTAGAGCAGTTTTAATTATTGTTATGGATTCTGTAATCGGCTCTAGAATTTTAGTAAAGGCCTCCACATATGTTATAATTTCATTATAACGCTGTTTAAAATGTGGAAGAAATGTCTTAATTGTAATTGGCTGTATAATTTTATTTTTAATATCCTTCATAATTGCAGAACATTCCCTATATAATACCGGTATAATTCTATGTATATATGCTATATCACCATCATAAATCTGATTTCGTATTTTTTGATATTGTGACTGAATTGTGTTTAAATAAACATCGCGATATTCAATTGAATAAACAGAATTACCTCTTTTAACAACTTCATTTTCAGATATATCAATTGTTGAAACATATTTTAACCAAGCTCTTGAATTAATTTGAGTTTCAATTGTTTTAAATGAACTTGTAAGTACACCCCACATATCACTTATTTTTTTATCATTATATTCAATTGCATCCCAATAGACTGCGACACGATCTTCAAAATCTTTATATATCGGACCATACATAATATCCCCATTTTGCCGAATTAAATTGGATCTTTCTCGTAATTTTTTGTAGAATTCATGGGCCTCAATTTCTCGCTGGGTTTCCTCTAAGAGTTCTTCAGTTTGCACTGCTACAATATCACGCTCTTGATCTAGTTTTTCCTGTTCCATTGCAATAGCTGTGACATCTGGTGTGTTTAGATCAATATATTGTTTAATATCTACAATTAAATCTCGAAATTCTGTAAATTTGTTTTCAATGTAGGCTGGAGTAAAAGGAACTGTTAATATATGAAACGAATCTACAGACTTGTAAATTGAATCCAAAGTTGTTGATCCATTTTTTTTACTTAAAAGAGCGCCCTTTGAAAAAATCTGTTTCATTTCCGTCATATCATCTAATGCGTCAGTAATTCGACCTTTTAAAGCTAACTTGTTACCGCACAAATCAGTAGGGAGCTTATCAATATCATTATTAAATTCAGTTATTGAATCAGATATTAATTGTATATCTGATATTATCGGCGTTAGAGATGGTAAATATGACATATCAGGTAAATATGCATGACGTAGTGGAAGTGTATGTTGATTATTATTTACATATGCTAAATATCCTTCAACTTTTTGTTTCTCATTTGCAGTTAGTTCTCTAGAATACACTAAAATTTCTGAAAATTGTGGTATCTTATTATCTAAATATCCTCGTGTGCTAAGAACTAATTGATTTAATCCACGTATATAATCGAAAATAATATTTTCAGATGTCGAAAATATTGAATATTTTTCATCGAGTTTAATTGGAGTTTTTGTAACTAATTTAAATGGAATAGGGAATGATTCACCTGCAAGATCGAAATTGAAAAAAATTTTGTCATTTCCACTAGGGTCTGATACAAAGGTGGGAAATGATTTGGAATCTACACTATCTAATTCAAATCTTACAAGAGAATTGCCGGCGCCAACAATTTCTGTAATTATCGATTTGTTTAGATTATCTTTAAAAGTATTTCTCAGTTGTTCTTGTAATGTAAAAGGCTGTGTAGAAATATATTGAGAAATCGTGGAATATTTAATAGATTCTTTATTTATTTTGATCCACATTGCTAGATTTGGAATTGAATTCGGTACAAAGGTTGAAATTGAATTTATATCTTCGCCAAAGGGTCCAGCACCACCTTTTTGCGATTTTCTTTGTATTTTTATGGTACGCTTAACCATACTCTAAAGTTACAGAGAGATACTATTTTTAGATGCTTATTCATTGTGTTTATTACAAATAAACAGAACCAATATTTTTCATACCGCCAAGTACTAGACATTACAAAAATCTAATTACACTTTCTTCTACTATTGCGCTGGCGTCCCTGCTGGCGTCCCTGCTGACGTCTCCGCCGACCAGCACCTGTCTGTAAACATGCTGGATTCATCTGACCTGCTGCGTACGGAACTTGGACCATCGATCCCCCACCTGGAGTTCCAGTCGATGCAGTCCACTTGGGAGTCTCATTTGAATATCCAGCATTCTGCATCTGTAAAAAGGCTGAATCAACTCCACCTACACCTCCCCTCTGAACTCCTGGAGCACTGTACTGCTGTGTTGTTACTGGACCACCCTCACATGTCCCTTTTGTGACAGGTACAAATGGATTTGGTCCACCAGTGGTCTGGCCTACATTTTGAATGTAGCCTGCTCCCCCCTGCTGTCTACGTTTTGAACCCCTTCTCTTCTTAAAAAAATGAAGAGAGTTTAGAACACGCTTTGAAAATTTAACTAATTTATGACCTATATGTTTGCGAGTATTCTTACGTGAGCGGCGCCCGCCGCGCCCCCCACCAGCATATCCGGGAAGTCCACCACGTCCAGGTGGTGTGTATCCAGTAAGTGCATCAAACTTTGTTCCAGCTTGACACGCTGAGCCAGCATTTACAGTCTGTGCGTAAGGCGCTCCTGGGGAAACTGAAGATGATCCAAATGAATAAGTTGCACTATCTCCTCCACGCTGTTTTACGCGCTTTGTTACTCCGCGCTTTGTCTTATTTTTCTTAGCCACAGGCATTCCTAATGTAGCTTAACAAAATTTGATGAAGTACAGGTAAATTAATATTTATTAGATGAACGAACTCGATCTCCAAACTGAAATCTTTGATTTATTTGGAGAAGTAGGACTGTGTACCATTTGTCAAGAAAATTTTATTGATGGTGAACGCGCTAGAGCAATTAGTAAATGCCAACATATATTTCATATTAACTGTATTGATAAATGGCTTTCGAAAAAAGGTGCATGTCCTCTTTGTAGAGTTCCTATTATTGATATTGGTAGAATTCAAACAATCTATGAGAATATTTGTAAATTACATAAGGAACTTCCAGCAGAACAATATTCATCATCAAATGCAATTCTTTATCATATCCAGAGTATTCTTGAGATATCAAAACCATTAACTCATGTGATTTTAGATCTTAATAAATATATTTTGACCTTCTGTCTTATTAATGGAATCTTTCGTAAATTTCCAAGCGCTACAGAATTTGATGCGAATAAGAATCTTATAACAAAAACTCTTGCTCACATTGAAATAAATGGTGTTAAACCGCTATTACTTGATAAGTATACATTCATTTCTCTAAAAAATTATAGAAATGAAATTATTTATGAGATTAAAAAAATAACATTTTGGACCGGATCAGTTTATCATATGCCACAGGTTAAAAATACAAGATTGCAACTTAAAAATGACTTTGCTACTCTATTGAACCCTATTTGGCAATAAGATCATAGATTTCGTATCCGCCAAATTCGGGTCTCCAGCGAATGGAGACCCAAATGTCCCCTGTTATTTTTCTCATTTCCTGTGCGAGAGAAAAGGCTTGAACTGATGCACGACTGATTGGTAGATTTTGTTCGTCATAAAGATCATAAATATCTGGCATTTTATCAACTGGTTTTGCAAGAGCACTGCGTGTTGTTTGTGCTACAAGATTGGGCCTTGGCGGAGGCCGAGGAGCTACACGGGGAATTGAATCCATAGGCTTCGTTACAAGATTGGGTCTTGGCGGAGGCCGAGGAGCTACACGGGGAATTGAATCCTGCGCCTGCGCCTGCGGGATAATGACACCCCCTGCGCCTAGAACCATTGGTGCTACTACAACCTCTTTTTTCTCATTAAGTTTATGCCACATTCTACGTCGACCAGGTAGTTCCGGAAGAAATTCAATCATATGGCCAATGTTCGAACCCTGTAGATATTCCGCTATTGATTTTGGATTTAGAATACTTGCAACAATACCACCAAGAAGACGAGCATCAGGAACCCAGAGTCGTTCGACAAAATCTTTTAGATATTCACGACGCTTCGAATATGGAATTGTATCGAAGATAGCAGACCCCTTCCACATCCAAACATCCTCTAGACGTAGAGTGTGTTGAATAGGATCAAGTGTAGCTATAAAGACAGAGCCACCACCATCCCCAAGAGTTGGACTTACACGCATTCTTAGAGTGCATGGGTAGCCCCCGTGTTTACGATTATTAATATAAACAGGAGCCTGCTGGCCTGGTAGAAAAACTAGAAAACCTGGATCAGCATTACTATCATTTTCTATTACATAAAATAGTCCCTTTTGAAGAGGCTGTTTCATCCGCTCAATGTCTAAATGCTGACGAATTACTGTGCCTGATTCAGAACAGCGCTCAATGAGCGCTCTTGCCTTCTCAGCTACATGATTTGGTGTCCGTTTTGCCTTAACTGCATGGCTATCACGGTGACTGTTGCGGATAGTACCTTCTTGAAGACCCTGTTCCATTCTGTAAGTATATAGTGAATCTTGTTTAACCCTGCCCTTTTTAAAAAAGGGCTCAAAAACTCAAAATTATAGGGACCTTTATAAAGCCTCTAAGGCATCGGGTTTTTGGTGCGCTTTTTCCCAAAAAGCGCGGGTCATTTTTTCCAAAAAGGACAATTAGATTAAAGCATATTCAGATCCAGCACCCATGTCATTTGCCGATATGCCCTCCATAAAATTTCCACCATTTTGGGCGAACTCAGGAGAAAAACTACTCACAGCAGAATTTACAGACTCTGATGCTGTTCCGGCATTAACTGATCGCATTGTATCATTATTATTAACACCTGGTCCGAACGAACGCTCTGGCCTACGCATATCACCCTTTAAAGGAAGTTCAGAATTCACCTCATCATACGGATCATTTGGTTTTTCTTCCGGGGATAAACTTGCAGTTTCATGAGGTGGAGAACTTTCATTTGGTGGTGCCGGCCCACTTTGACTTATAACTCGGGGAGGCTCAGAAGGGGGTTGTTCTGAAACAGGAGCTATATCTGGAGTATTTACACGAGTTCTTGGACCAGTTGCCTGAAACCCATCCGATTTGTAATAATACTTATTTAATATAGCCATAACAAGAGGATACAGAACATATCCAATAAGAATTAATCCAATAACAAGAAGAGCCTTTTCAAACATCTGAAGCCTGCGGGGAAAAGAAAAATAGAAATTTATCCTGTCTAAAAATAGAAACGATGAGTGTACCTCTTCTTGACATCCTTGCAAAAGTTAAAACACAGGTTGCTGAATCATTTACAAATGGAACTCTAAATTCAAATAGTCTCCTTTTAATTGTAATGGGTGTTTTACAGGATCTAAATGGAGTTTCAGATAATGATAAGCGCACTATTCTTACCCAGGTACTAACTCTTGCCCTAAATCAGGTACTTACACCCTCTCAACTAAATGAGACATCTGTACTAGCTATGCTTCCATCTGTAGTCAAGATTGCAGTAGATGTTTCTAATAAACTTGATTTTTCAATTAAAGGCCTTGAGAAAGTTGGGTGGAATTGTTTAAATTCTTGTTTTTCTGTTCTAAAGACTGACGTGACCCCTTCTGCACTTTTAACGGAACTGAAGGAACTAACTGGAGCTGGGGCTGTGGTTGACCCTGTTCTCCAAATTCTGGAACCCCGCCCCTCTGGTCCCTCTGGTCCCTCTGGTCCCTCTGGTCCCTCTGGCCCCTCTGGCCCCTCTGGCCCCTCTGGCCCCTCTGGCCCCTCTGGTCCCTCTGGTCCCTCTGGTCCCTCTGGTCCCTCTGGCTCTTCGGGTCTCTCTGAGCTGTTAGATCCTGATTCGTATAACCTATAGAAACATTATGAATAGTCCACCCAGCGATCTCATATCCAGAATCAATTAAGATTACAGAATGTGTCTCAGATGAAATAAGATCAAAGGGTACCCAATCACCTGGCACTGACTTTAAAGTTTCAATGATTTTATTACCATCTTGTTTTCGATTAAGAACTTCCCAGCAAAAAAGACTAGAAGATTTGCCCTCAATTTCTAGAAATTCATAAATAAAAGCTCCTGCATCATAAAAAGTAATTTTTGATGCAGAAACAAATGCATTATTTTCTTTTGGAATCCATTCACGCCTATACATCTTACATTATAAATGTCAAAAATGTTTAGGTGTAACGTCTAGTACTTGGCGGTATTCTTTATCTCATAACAATTCATGTACCCATTTCAATTTTGTATCATATGCTAATGCAAATCCAACTGTAATAGCTCGCTCCTTAAGTTTAGAATCCTTTGTCTCAGATAAAGTCAAATCAAGACTGAATTTTGTTAGCATTTCTTTGTTATATTTTATGACTGCCTCCACAAACTTCACCACATCATCCTTACTATTTTTCAGAAGCCGTGTATTATTTGCCAAAGCCTCTCGTAAATTCACTGAGGAAAGATATGGCCGAATATTGGTAGGTCTAATAAGAGGACACTTCTTTGACTTATTGAAAACTTTCTCTAAAGCACTAATATAATTATTGATCAAGAGATTAGGATCCATTCTCCATTGCTGTGCCTTGACATTATTGATCTTATTAAAGTATTCAATTGCATCTGATTCAGATTCAACAGTTTTTTCTATTATAGTTACATTAAAGTCAGGCTCACAAACTGTATTCAAATAATAGTCTCTAATAACTGATGCTCTATGCTGTCCGTCAATGAGATAGGACGAGATCACCAAGGAACCATCTGTAGTTTCCTCCTTATATTTAACAACACTATATCCAGAATCAAGAGACATTACATTTTGACCTACTGCTGTCTTAATAGAGTCTGAATGCAATTTGTCAAGAATTCGCTGACCTTTCCAGATAGGCAATGCAACAAGCTCTCTTGCAGTTATGAGCTTGAGGACTGAGCCATCATTATAAGTGTGGAGCATTTTATATGGTCTTATTTTAAAACATGTTACTAATTACAATTTTTATTTGGCGAGTATAACTCCTCGTCAAATAAAAATTGTAGGGGACTCAAACAAAAAGAGCAATATTATAAAAAGATATGCCGCCCCGTTCAAAAGTAAATCACCCAGTTCTCTTTCTAACACCAACAGGTGATGTAGTTCAAGGTACTATTGTATCTCCTGATACACTTACAATTCCAGTTATTCAGGCGCACTATAAGAAGCGCCAACAAATTGAAGCAGTTGGTACGTATCCCTATAAGGATTTTACTCTCTTTATTTTTGGAACAATGACAGGTGCAGAAGAGAATCTAAACAAGCATCAACTTCCATCACCATATGATGATACAAACTTCTATGGTGATATTATAATTATTGCATCAGAGTCAGAAGATTCATTTGGTACTGCAGTAGCATTTACACCAGATGATTATGAAACATTCTATACAAAGGCATTTGGTGGTCTAGTGACAGATGATGAGGAGGAAGAGGCTGAGGTAGAGGCAGAAATCGAGGAAGTTCCAGTTGAAGATGGTGATGCTCTTCCAGAGGATGAGGAGGAGGAAGAGGATGAGGAGGAGGAAGAGGCCGAGGTTGAGGCTGAGGAGGTGGAAGAAACATTGCGCCCAGAAAAGAAGACAAAAAAGCGTAAGGCTCCTGCGAAAGTTAGTTCATCATCTATTCTTATAGGAACTGCATCAGCCTATCCTGATCGTCCTCTTTTATCGGAGGAGGAACAGCTCCAGCCACAGCAACTCTTGGATGTAAGTCATCCAACTGAAAAAAATCGTCTAAAAATTCTTAAGGGGCTTACTGAACTCTTTCACAATAGTTTCAGCCCTCAAAATATTCTTAAACTTGAAGTCTGTATCTATAATGGATCTCTAAAGGAGGCTCAGAGACATAATATTATTAGAAGCTGGGGATATCCTCTCTTCGTCCATGTTTATAAGATGCATGCTCGCCATATTGCGAGTAACTTTAATCCAGCATCCTATGTTGAAAATAAAGAACTCTTTGAAAGATTTCAGCAGAATGAAGTAACATTTGAAGATATTGCAAAGATGGATACGTATGAACTATTTCCATCTCGTTGGAAGGAGCAGTTCGAACAGCAACAGATTCGTGAAAAGCGCCAGTTGGAGGGAAATAGATCGATGGCTACAGATATGTTTCTATGCACTCGGTGTCATAAGCGTGAATGCACGTATTATGAGATGCAGACTCGTTCTGCTGATGAGCCGATGACAATCTTTATTACTTGTTTGAACTGCAATAAGCATTGGCGCCAGTAAGCATTGGCGCCAGTAAGCATTGGCGCCAGTAAGAATTAGCGCAAATAATGCGTACAAAAGAGGATGATCTATATACTATAAAATAATATACAGATGAGTATACCTATAATTTTACTAGGAAAATCGGGGGTCGATCCATTTCCATGCATTCAGAATCTTCCTTTTTTCTATTCTAAAAAGAATATGAAAACAGTGTTTGTATCACTTGGTTGTTCTAAATCAGCTCTAGTCGATCTTGAAATTGCGGAACCACTTGGGTGTCCTATTTTTGTTACCCCTGTGGGTAGCTCAGAAGAATGGGCGGAATTAAGCAGAATTCTAAAGGCACATAAAAGACTACCAGAGAATTCAAAGTACCAATTTACAGAACAAACAGAATCAAAATGGGTTCTTTCAAAGAATCTTCGTTTTCAAGAGGCCCTCCCCTGGTGGACTACAGGGGAGATTGATCTATCCGGCGAAAAAATTAAGACACAGAACTTCTTATCTTGGACTGAATCTATATGCCTTTCAATGAAAATAAATGACACACGTATTGATTTTATAAAGGTCGATTTACCCTCTGAATTGGAGCGCGGTGTTCTAATGTCGATGGTTGATGCGGGTATTCGTCCATCCTTTATTATGGTAAAATGGACTAAGAATCCAAATACTGATGTATCGACAAGTTTAACTGCCGGTCATTTACAAAATTGTGGATACCATTTAATCGGAAAATATCAGAACAATTTTGTGTATTATTACACGGATAATGATTTATACATGGCATGCGATTGGGATCGCACAGATGTAGAAAATCCAATTATTAAAACAATTGTTGATAGGATCAAATATTCTAAAGAGAATATAGAAGGGCCTAATGTCAGAAACACACCCCCCTCACTCCCCCCTATTGGAGAAACAAATACTATTCTTGAACCTGAAACCACGGAATAATATACGTAGGGCGTATAGCGATACTGTCTATAAACTTAAAAAACTACTCATACAAACTATAAAAAAGAATATAAATTTATCTTATGTATCGGCATCATCTGATTGTGAGAGTACCGCCAAGTACTTAATTTAAGTACTTGGCTCTGATGGCTAGAACGAGAAGCTAAAGTCGCTCCAATGTCATAAGGCCACCTTGTGGCCTTATCCATGGGGAGTACTTAACTTCAGTACTAGACGTTATCAGATAAGCATCAGATCAGATAGTCTCCAATATTCAAAAGTGCCATCAGGAATAGGGCGTTTAATAATGAAGGGAAGAACACGTTGATTTAGTTCTAGCTTCGCAATTTCAAGTGTGCTTGTAATATGGTCCGGAACCGGTTTCAGATATGATCTCGCTCCCTGGGCCAGTTGATTTGCACGAAAGCCAAGAATTTTAGTACGCTCATAAACACTTAGAAAGGGTTGAGATTTATGAAATTTATCAACATGCTCGCTAGTTGGTGGAATCTGTTGTAGAGCAATCATTGGCATAATCTTTTCAGTAAAGTCTAGAATAGTCTCTGGATGAAACTTATAGAGACTTTCGAGAGGATCGCCCGTATTTCCAGTTGTTGCCGGCTCTGTAGTACCAATAGCTACATCTCCCTGCTCTAGAATAACAAGTTCATCCTCTACTGCAACAACATCATCAAAGCCAAGCGCTCCATTGTCATCTGCATTATCCATATCTACTAATATATAAAATAAAGTTTGTTTTAAATTTATAGCGCGGGGCGGACGCGCGCTATAAATTCGAGGGCTTATGGAAATATTAATGATAACAGAAAGATGGATTTACCTAGTGATGTAGCTCCCGCAATTATTGTTGAGGATGGGGGTGTTCTACCGACACCCAATCTAAAAATCTATGATACATTTGAGTCAATGAATCTAGAAGACAAAATGCTCCGCGGGATTTTCTCCCATGGTTTTGAGCGTCCTTCAGATATTCAGACAAAGGCGATTGTACCAATGAAGGATGGTCACGATGTTCTAGCACAGGCACGTTCTGGCACAGGTAAGACGGCTACATTTTGCATTGGTGCAATGTCACGTATTGATCCTACAATTAAGAAGATGCAGGTTCTTATTCTCGTTCATACACGTGAGCTAGCTCAGCAGATTAAGAGTGTTGCGACTGCTCTGGGTGAATATCTTGGTGTGACTGCCTATGCTGCTACAGGTGGTACGCCACTTCGGGATGATCTGCGTGCTATTGAGAAGGGTGTTCATATTGTTATTGGTACACCTGGTCGTATTTACGATCTTATGAATCGGCGTGTGCTTGTTCGCGATTCGATGCGTGTTCTTATTCTAGATGAGGCCGATCAGATGCTTGAGGACCGTTTTAAGGAGCAGGTTATTTGCATTCTTCAGCTGGGTTTTCCAGAGAATTGCCAGGTTGCACTCTTCTCGGCTACGATGCCTGAGTCGGTAGTTGAGGTCGCGAACCAGATTCTAAATAAGCCGGTTCGTATTCTCGTGCCTCCAGAGGAGGTTACGCTTGAGGGTATCAAGCAGTATTATGTGAAGCTCGATAAGGAGGAGTGGAAATATGATGTTCTATGCGATCTTTATAAGCAACTGACGATTAATCAGGCTCTGATTTATTGTAATAAGCGTCAGAAGGCTGAGTGGCTCGCTGAGAAGATGTCGGCGGAGGGGTTTCCTCTCTCGTTTATTCACGGCGAGATGGAGCCAGAGGAGCGTGGGAAGCGCATGAAGGATTTCCGCTCTGGTACAGTGCGTGTAATGATTAGCACAGATCTTCTCGCGCGTGGTATTGATATTCAGCAGATTAGTCTTGTTATTAATTACGAACTCCCAGCTCAGAGGGAGAATTATATTCACCGTATTGGTCGTTCGGGTCGCTTTGGACGTAAGGGTGTTGCAATCAATCTTGTTACAGAGGAGGAAGAGCGCGCCCTAAAAGAGATTGAAACTCATTATTCTACGACGATTAGCGCTCTTCCTGAGGATCTTGCGAAGATTATTCTATAACGTCTAGTGCTAAATACTTGGCTCTAATAGAATGCGTCCAGCCTTGGCAAACTTTCTTAGAAGTCCGACTATTTTCACTAGCTTATCACAGTCTATTTTAAGACCATCCAGCCCTGCTTTTGTGCAGACCGATGGATCTTTTTCTAGAGGAAATATATCAAGAACTGCAGTTATATTAAATACAAAAGATAATATTGATTATACTCTCGTAAATACTTATTTTGACCACAAGAATTCGGGTGAGTCCGAATGGTGTTCTATATTAAATGGTCTTCATTACGCTCAAGATAAAGATCAGGGGTCTGTTGAACTAGAAAACGATTGTCTTCCAATTATACGCCATCTTATTCTTAGAAAAGTCCCTATGAAAGGGTATTTAGCCGAATATTATAGTGCTATTCTAAAAGAAGTCAAAAATATGGATTACATTGCGGTGCGCTGGATTCCAAGAGAGATGAATCGGGCTGATAGGCTATTTCGGATTAATTAGAGATCAATATTTCTTAATCTTTGTTAAAATGCAAAAAACATTTCGTATTACTGAACGAAATATTTTTTGCATTTCCTTAAAGCAGATTAAGGAACACTATTCTACCGCTAAGTACTTATTTTAAGTACTAGACGTTACAATCATTAATGCTCTTCCTGAGGATCTTGCGAAGATTATTCTATAAAATTATATACTTAGTATTTTGACTATTTTTATATTTAAGGTGGTGGTGTAGATCTCATACTACCATTAGGCCATTCATATTGGTTTTGGTTAGGGGACATATTATGGTGGGGAGGTATGGTGGTCGTATGGCGGCGACGGAAGAAAGATCCCCAGCTACGCGCAGTTGTTGTTGGAGGTTCCCATGGAGCATACTCACCGTATGGATCTGATGCGCCATATCCAAATCCCCCACGCATTTTACGCGTTCTAACGCGTCTTGTTCTAACGCGTTTTATATGTTTTACTCTACGCGTTTTTCTCATTCTAATTATATTTAGAATTATAAATGCTAAAAACATTTCGTATTACTGAACGAAATACTTTTTGCATTTCTCTAGCAAACTCAGAAGTCCGCTGGATGAAGATGAAAGATCGCTTCGGTCGTGAAGGATATTCTGTCAAACGGTGGATTGCATCAACACCGACTCAAGTAAAAGATCATTTTTCAGATTCGCTGAGTTCATTTCAGAAGGCTTGTGCGCAGTCACATGTTAATATTTGGAAACATGCAGTGGAAAAAAATCTCCCATATGTCTTTATTCTTGAAGATGATGCCTGCTTCGATCGAAACTGGCTTCTTAGACTACAGGAATTTATAGATTCGAATCGAGATTCGGAGTGGGATGCTATTTTTTTAAATGCATCAGAGCCGGTGGAACCCTTCAAGTGGGTAGAGGCCCGAGAACATGTTCTCGCTGCGGGGTATATTCTATCTTTAAAAGGTGCAAAGGCAATTCTTGAAATTTTCAAGGATTGTTTTTACGCATCGGACTGGATGACCTTGATTCTACAGCGAAGAGGTCATTCTTATACTTATTTTCCCTGGTTGATTATACAGGAAGGAGAGGGATCTCAACTTGGTAGTTCATATAAGGGTGATTTTGAAAAGGTTGTAAGATGTCTGGGAGATATTGGATATTCGTTGGATAACTATAACATTTAAGTGCGCTTTTTTACGCTTTTTGGGAAAAAGCGTGCCAAAAACCCGATGTCCTTTTTCAAAAAGGACCCAAAAACCCGATGCCTTAGCGATCTAAAGATTTTATCTAGGCTTACGATGTTTAAAAATATTAGACAGGCGATCTAGATGCATAAGAAATTCATTACGATTTGCAGCTCTTTTTAAACTTCTATTTCTATTATTATTCTTATTATAACTAGTAAAAATTATACTTCCTTCATGATCTGTTTCACTAGCTATAAAATAATTAGTAAACGGCTCTCTTTTATAAAATTTAAAATGATTATTCCTATTTGGGTCTTTTGGTTCTAAAATATTATTTAAACTATCTTGTACATAATTTTTAAAAACAAGAACACCATTATTAATAAGTAATGAATTTAAATTTCGTAATATAAATTCAGAATTTACAAAAATAACAAAAGGACATGTGTATAATATTATCATTGAATATTTGTTTTTATGCTTTTCAACAAACTTCTCCGTTTCTTCATTATCACTAAAGTCAAAATGATAATCAACCGTTCCTTCCCGCCCATCCAGACCAGATAAATACTCAATTTGTATCTTATATGGATTAAAATAATGTTTTACATAATCATTTATTCTTTTTACATTCTTCTCGACATATTCTGCATCTTTATCACCACCCGTTTTTCTTTGACATAATACAAGAACTTTTTTCAAATCTGGCCGCAGCCGTTTTCTACTAGAATTGACTGGCCCGTTATTATTATTATTGTTATTATTATTCTCTGGCCGCCCACGTTTTCTAGTCTTACCTGGCATCTTTATTTACTAATAAGTTTTTATAAAAATCTAAATCTTTAAAGAATTATTATAACCCTTTAAAGATTCTAATGATTTGGGTTTTTGGCACGCCTTTCCCCAAGGCATCAAGTTTTTGGGCGCTTTTTTCCAAAAAGCGCAATTAGACATTAAGTTCCATCGTATTTCCTAGCGGAACAACCTTCCGCCGCCGACCCCCCCGTCCCCGCACAGACTCCGTCATACTGCCAATATCATCTGACGCCATGCTCTGCATTTCAACAGCCGCGTTTAGAGCCGGTTGGTTCTGATCCGAATTCTGCACGTTACCCTCAACTAACTCATTTCTACGAACCTCCTCAAATGTCTTTAGAATATCATCAACGCCCGTCGGACCCTTCATCTCACGGCGCGCCGTCGGGCGCGGCGGCTCCATCGACGCCACCGTCTGTGGAACCTGCGCCATTGGTGGTGCATTAGAACCATTTGATCCAAAGAATGCCCCAGGATTCTTCGTATCAACTGGGGCCGGCTGGACGCCTTGCGTCTGACCTCCACCCATCGCCATCGACATGAAGTTACCAAACCCTGGACCAGCCTGCTTCGCAGCAGCCGTCGCAAATTGGCGAGCAATCTCAGGATTATTGCGAAGAACATCGTCCATTGAAGGCATACGTGAACGAAGAAAGGTATTCGATACGTGACACATAAAACCAGAACCGGCAAGAGCCATCACGAGACGCGCCTCAGGGGGCATCTTTCCACGCTCCTTGTACTTGTCATAGAGTTCCTCGAAAATCTCATCAAAATCCTCAACATTCTCATGGACTGACTCAGACCAGCCGTCAAGCTTGAGATCAAAAGGATCAAACCGACCATTTAGCCACTCCATACCGGTCACAACGGACATGAGTGCCTGGCGCTGAAAACGAAGAGACGCCTCAAGGTTACGACTATCGACAAGACGAGCGTACTCCTGCTTGATTTCCTCTAGGGTGTTATCCATGGTGTAGCGACGGCTAACAGCAATACCCTTTGACTCAAGACGCTGAAGCTTATTAATTAGATCGGACTTCTCAGCCTTTTCCTCCTCTGGGCTTAGACGTGGAGTGGGTGCAGGAGCAAGAGAGCTTGTTGCAGTGGAAGTCTGATTGTTTGAGAAGAGTCCACCGACTGGACCAGCAAAGGATGGTGACGTATCTTTTGAAAACTGGATCTCAATCGGTGCAGATGGGCCAGAAAGGCCCGACATTAGAGATCCACTGTTTCCTAGATCCAACGTTATTGGTTGAAGAGGTTCGACATTTCCAATTTCAATTTCTGAGAGCCCACCTCCGCTTACACCAGAGGGGGGTGCTGTAGGATTAAATGAGAACTGCTTTACTTGATTTGATGAGCCACGCCCGGGATTAGCAATCATGTTTAGTCCAAGTGTGTCATTAGGATCTGATAGATCGATACCAAGATCATTACCGGGGCCGAGACCGCGTGCAACAGATTCCATTTCATGGATAGTGATACTCATTCTCTTCTTCGTTTTCGTTCGGTCTTTTTAGATGGTTATATAGCGCGTCAATCCAATTTTTGCACAACACATTAAGCCATTTGATCGAGACACATACAAAGTGCATCACATAAATCTGACTTTTTTTGATTTCCAGCTAAAAAATTCATCCATCTCTCTTTTTCAACGACTGTATTTTTTTCAAAAAATTCTTTAACTCTTTCTTCTGAAGCCTTTTTTCTAGAATTATATCCAGCATCACCCTTCTCTTTTCCTTGAACTTTCTTTCCTGCATGCACAAATCCAACCCACGGAACTGGTAAAAGATTATCTCTAAGAGTTGCAAAAAGAAGAATCTGTACTGTTTTCATTGTTGGATTCTTAAAAGCGGGTTGATTTTCCAAAAGAATATGAGTGGCTTCTCCAAAAAGAGGAAGCTTCCCCTTCACAAATGTCTGAATAGAATTGTGAAGACTGGCAGTATCATCTGTTTTCGAACGTGTTGCTTTTGTAGAAGGAATTGGCATTGAAAACTCTTTAGAAAGAGCCGTAATAAATCCGGATTTTGTCTTCTCTTTTGGAGCAATTTTTAATAGATTTTTTAGTTGCTGAAGTCCGGGAATTTTCTTTAAAAGTGATCCACTGAGATCACGAAGTGGAGGAAATCCGTCATCACAGTGTTTAGCACAGCGTGGGCTAAACTCACTGCGACTAAAACATGCCCGTTTACCACATTTAACACATAACATAGTATCTTTTTCTTTTGCCTCTTGGGAACTAGTTCCAGCAAGAAGATCATAATTTTCCCATCCTAAGATTTTCCAGGATGTCTCCTCCTTTTTTAAAAGACACCATGCAAGATTTCTAATTCCTATATCAAATGTCAAAACCTTTTTAAGATTTGACATTTATATATATATTTGTCATTATAACCTTAGACCTTATCCTGATGCTCTCGCGGGCGTTCCTGATGCTCTCGCTGGCGTTCCTGATGCTGTCGCGGGCGCAGCGGGAGCTGGAGGAGGCGCAGGTGCCGCGGGAGCTGGCGCCGCTGCGGGAGCTGGCGCCGCCGCGGATGCTGCAGCGGCGGCGGGCGCTGGTGTTCCAGCTGCCGCAGGAGATAATGTTAATCCTATTATAAGCCCTACAAAAGTACAAAAAAAGGCAATAACAACATAAATTGGTGTTTTTAATATACCAGTTAAAATAAGATTCAATCTTGATGCTCCACTACCTACTAAGGTTGGCCCTATTGTAAATGATAAAATAGCATATATAAGAATAAATACAAATAAAATAGAAAATACAGCAATTAAAAATATATTTGTATATTTTTTCAAAATTTCATATGGAATTAAAATAGTAGATGTAGAATTATAATTATCTATTTCCTGTCTTCTTTTACCAAGTGCAGTATTTAATGGTGTCCCAGTACTACTATTAATAAGCAAGGTTCCTCCACTTATATCTCTTTCTGGATTTAAAGGAACGCATTTATAAGAATCCGTTAGAACCTCGCGTATTAAGTTGGGTGTTTGAACTGAGCTTGAGTATCCAAGCCCAACACTAATACCATATCCTACAAAAGTTGTCAAGGGCGATGTTGGAGTCTCTGAAAAAAGATTATAAAACACAGGTACATAGTTGGGAAAAGAAGAAGCAAATCTTTCTCTTTGATATGTTGCTAGAATATTAGTCATAATATTTTGCCAAACTAAGAGGCCCTGAACGTTCACAACAACAAGCACTTCTAAATTGCTTTGATTTCCTACATCCTTTCCACAGGTAGTATAATAAACAAATTGTTTTGATCGATCATTGGGAAAAAGTGAATCTGGCCCTATTATACTATTATTTCTACTTGTAAATGCTGTTAAAAATGCTGAACTTTGAATTGGTGCAGCTACACGAATAATTGGATTTACTAGAAAAATAAAGGTAGGAACTGAATCTTCTGTGCTGATAAAGGTAAGTATTACATCTTCAAGATTATTTCCTCTTATAACTTCTGAATTTGTTAAAGCAAGCCAACTATTATGGGTGGCTCCCGTAATTTGTATCGAGTAAAGTTGATAATTTTTTAACTTATACTTAAGTGATGTTTTTTCTATTGAAGTGTGGCTGATTTCTCCTGATCGAACAGATGCAGACTCTGAAAAATCCGGATTATCTGAGCCAGATCCCCATGTTATTGATAAGCCTACTTGTGTATTACTCATTGCATTATATGTTGATTGTGATACCGCCATTGTTGAACTTAAAGCAATAGGGAATGATTTTAATACACATGGCATTGAACCTCTTTCTATAGTTTGATATTCTATAAAATCACTGCTGGCACATATGTTGGACCAGAGAATCTATAAATAGTAGCTACTGCTATTTCACCAGTAGCCCCTATTTTAAGTTTATCTCCATCATATAATTCATCACAACCAATATCATCTTGGCAATTATGCTTTTTGTATTCTAATGGTAATTGAACTGGATTATACGAGTCCGTACGTGTATAGTATTGAAATCTATCAGACCGGGAAGAAGTACGTCTTCCATAGAGTGGAAGAATCTGCCCCCCATCTGTTTTTAAAACACCCATAGATTGATAAGTTTCTGGAATTCCCTGTGTTGCAACTGCTGGTATTGTTGACATTATTGCAGTAGGAGAGTTTGCAATAACAGAAAGATCTGGCCGTGTAAGCCAGTCTTTTTCAGGTTTTGGTGCACGATTATAACGGTCATCGCCTGGAACTTGAACTGATAAAGAGTTTGATTGTGCTGGCATCTGTCTAGATATCTGGTAAGGCTGTCTCACAGGCATGAAAAAAATACCAATTGCAACAATAATTCCTATAATTCCGAATATAAACACTCCAGGTGTTAGACAAAGTACACCTGGAGGACATTTATTTAATATCCGAACCATACTTTCTATAGTATGGTTCGGATATTGGAGTAACGTCTAGTACTGAAGTTAAGTAGCTCCATTACTCTAATAGTCATTTTTAATATCATACATTTCCATGTCCTACAGTTGTTCCAGCAAGATCGCCCGCCGACTCATGCATCTTAAGATCCGCCCCCCGCGATGAGAGTGCCGTATTTACAGAACCATCATCTGCACCATTCTGTAAAAATGGATTTCCACGGGGTGCAAGACCTTCAAAGGTATTTCTCACTATCTCATCTTCACGCGGAGTACGGATTGGTGGTATTCCACTAAGACTCGCCGGCTGTGTTCTAGAAGGTCCACCAGACTCTGCCTTGTTTAGATTGGCAATCTGGAGGCTATCAAGAATTTTAGGCGACTCAAGAACACCAGTTATATCATCCATTTTTGGTTGAAGAGGGCCAGCTTTCTTATTATCAGCAATACGTTGGTGAACACTTACAGGATCTTTTGGCTGAAATCCCTCCTTGTTAAGATTTTGAAAGCCATCCTTCAGACTGGAGAATCCAGGTAGATTCGCAAGAGGTTCGGGTTTTAAAAGGACAGTAAGAAAACGAGCAATTATTGCAACCACTAAAACTGCAAGTACATGTCTTGTTGAATTATAGACAGCAAACACGGCTCCTGATATTACTGCAGTCAGAGCCATTAATCCTAAAGGGAACATTAAAACAATATAAAATAGGGCTAGACTGAGTAAAACAAGATCTGTTTTAACCTTCATTTCTAACGTGGTGTGCCAAAATTAAGTACTTGGCGGTATGATAAAATATAATTATAAACTAAATAGTGGTACAATAATACGCTGAAGTACCCAAAATACAACACCTGCTGCAAGTGATTTAATGATGAGTCCGATTGTTTTAAGTTGACCTGTTGGTAATACAAAATAGGGGAGATAATGCGCAAAGAGGAAATTTACGACCGGAAGTGAAAAGACAAATACAAGCAGAGCTACAAGCATGGGAATCTTGAATTCTTCACCAAGACGCTGAAGAATTGAGCGCTTATATGGGCGACGAGGAGGAAGCGCCGGAGTTGACTCTGATTCATGACTCATTGAGGCTCCACCATGCATCGCCGCCGCAAAATCAGCAGGTGATGGTGAAGCTCCACCAATCATATGAGCGGTAGCTGGCGCATTATCCATATGATATGATGAAAGGGCCGTATTTGACATTTGAACGGGCATCATACCTTGATTTGATGGCATCATTGCCGGAGATGGTGGTGGTTGAGGAGGTACAAACATATCAGATCCTTGCTGAGAACCAACTCCGTTCATTTCTTTTATTATTTGATCTACAAGATCGCCATCCTTGCCTGGCCCAGGCGCGGATTCTAAATCTGAAAGAAGAGTACTCATATTCTGAAAAAGGGTATTGAAAGATTTAAATATTAGACCCGCGCAGCGCGCCCTGTCTGTTCCAATTCTATTTCAAATGGTTCTATAATACCCTTTGTAGGACATTGAATCATATTTGTTTTGAATTTGTAACATTTATCACCAATTTTATAGGCCGATTTAGTAACTTCATCAACAGGAGGCGCTTTTTTTACAGCACATGAATTACTACGACATCCAGGTATTAAAACGGCTACAAGACCTATTCCAATTACAATACTAAATGCAGTATTATATGCTTCTGTTTTAATAATCTTTAACATTCTGTTTGAAGGGATACTTAATTTTCGCGGAACACTGTAGGATGTTTAATAATGACTTATTTGGTATAAAACACTTTAGACTTATACCGTTCATAGGGGGTATTCTTCTAGCAGTATCATTTTTAACTATATTTAAGATGGAGGCGCACAGTATTTTCCAATATCCCCATCCTGATAATATTCATGAACGCGTTTATAAAGATAAGAATGGGGCCTGTTATGCATATACAGCAGAAACAGTGGGTTGTAATGAGAATGAATCAATACTTAAAGAATATCCTTTACAGAATTAGGGCGCAAATGTGGCCGCGGGCGCGGGTGCGGACGCAGGCGGTTTTTTAACCTGAAACTTCTTTGCTTGTATAATAGCTCCAACCTTTGCCTTTTCTTGTTCTGCCTCTGTAATAACAGACTCTCTAACATTATCTGATCTGGCAGTCTCCCGCGCGGTTCCTTCGCGTAATTGATAACGTAAAGTTTCTAGTGCAAGACCCATGGCATTTTCACCAGTCCAACGCGATGGGTCAAGTATTTCACGCGTTTGTTCTCCTACTCCAGTTCCCGATGGACCCTGCCGAATATCCGCAAAAACAAGAGCATCCGTACCCGTTCCAAGTAATTTTTGTAAAAGTTCAGGATGTTGCTGATAAACAGCTGTCAAAATCTTTAACCAAAGGCCCTTTACGTCTTTTGGTTGTGTATTAAAGTTCTTTGTTAAATAACGCATTGTACGCGTGGCTCGTGTCTTAAGAATACTTGTGCGAAGAGCTTCTTGACCGGCCATACGCGCTCTCTCGGCTTCATATGCCTGAACTGCCGTAAAATATCTGACATTATCCATGGTGTATTCAACCGGCCAAAATGGACTGAGAAAACTGTTGTAATCTCCACTGTTTTCAACATCAAAAAAGATACGAGCCATTCGACCGTCCTTGAGACGTCGCCGGGCTTCTCCGTCAGCTGGTAATGTTCCTTTAACGGCACTATCAATATCTATACCGGTTTCAATGTCTGGAGCACTTTCCACATATTTTCCGTAAAAAGTATAAAGTGGGTGATCCAAAGTTATAAGACGAAATAACTTTTTCTTAAAAGGGTCCTTCTCTTTTCCTGAAATAAGTTTTCGCTGTTCCTTTGCTTGATCGAAAAATATATCCCTTGTTTCCGGATTATCAAGTGTTTGTATATTTCGTGTTCTATATCGCACTCTTGAAAGAATCTGATCGGCCTCGGCAACCGCTTTTTGAGCTGAAAGCATTCCTTCAGTCGCACCAGTTAACTTGTATTTTTCCGTTACACTACGTAAGGCTAAAATGGCATCATCGTATTTTGTCTCAGCAAATCCTATTGCATCTAGTCGATCTTGATCCATTTTCTCCCTCATTTCAAAAGCATGTGGAACATATGTAAGAAGACGAATACTTTCATCAAGTCCTCCTGTTTTTGTATAGAAGGCTAGGTCACCACCCTTTGTAACATTGAATTGATCTCGATTGTTCTCTCGCTTTTTATAATAAAACTCAATACGCTTCACTTGTTCGGGTGGATATGGAATATCATCACGAATAAAATTTGTAAGATCAATTTCCGGAGTTGCGTGAGTACCTTCTTCTTTCATTTCGGCCATCTGGGGAGATTTCTCTTTAATGAACGGAAACGAAACTGGAATTAATAATCCAAATTATGAATTAAACTATGCAATACAATTAACATTTGGTCTCGTTCATGCCGTTATTTTAACACTTATAACGTTTGGACTTATTGTGTGGTTTCCATCATTTTCAGGTTGGTCATTCGCACTCTTAGGGTGCCTCGTTCTGCCATTTATTAGTGCAATCTTAAGTGTATTATGTACAACTTGCGTTCAGTATGTATGTGATGGAACCATAAATATATCACATGTTCTGAAATCATTCTGGATTCCACCGGTTGGAATATTTTGTATTAGTCTTTTTATATTACCTCTTGAAATGTTACCATCGGTTGGAACTGGACCAATAAATTCATTAATAGCAACTTCTGTTGTTATGAATGCTCTTATTACAGGCATTTTACAAGTTTATAGTACTCGGACAGAGTCTCAATCATCTTTAACAGGGACTGGTTCTGTCATTTCCTCACCAACGTAGAGGTATTTTGGAATACCCGTGCGATCGAGCTCCTTTGTGTCAAGCATATAATACCCAGGTTTCATGTTTCCAGTATTAGCTGATTTTGTATTATTGGTTTTTTTTATTGTCTTTGATGGAAGAACTGGTACAAGATCTTCCGGGGGCTCCGATTCATAGAGTGCATGAGTATTTGCTCCCAGACCAGCTACAACTGCAACCTTACTAGAGAATTCACCGACTAATAAAAGTGAAATCATGTATGAAACAATAGCCCAGACAATACAGAACATCCAAAAAGGAAAGATAGTATGTTCTTTAGATATCATACCAAATTCCTTCCATTCCCCTTTTTCATCAAACATTAGAAATGGACGAATAAGAAGAACTACAATAATACCTATTAAATATAAGATTCCACTAAAGAGTAACGTCCTCATCTCTGCCAGTTAGCATCATTTATATTCTTTTTGATTTCCTTCATCATCTAAATAAATCCAATCTGATGGACCAATATGTTTAGCTCCTTTACCACTGTCATGGCGCGCAGTATCAAAATGTGTTATAACAGGTGACTTCTTATATCTATATGCACCAAACATTGCTCCAGCCCAACTAAATGTAGAATTCGATAAAATGGCACCACCAATACATCTCGACATAATTGCAAGAGCCTTTAATTCATCTGGTTCATCAATAAAGTTTATCGGTACCGCTGTATCCCATTTCTGTTCTTTACACCATGTGAGATCATCTGAAAAAATATGCCATGTTTTTACCTTTGTATGTGGCATAGTATTTGCAATTTTAAGGGCGCTATTATAGAATTCAAAACCTTTATTCCAACCAAGCTGAGTGTAATCTCCACGCCGAACATGTATAAATCCATTATTTGTACTATTTTTAACAGGAAGATCTGGATAAAGTTTACCAAGTGTTGTATGCATCTCTTTTGCGAGTTCAGGCATTATGTCTTCAAAAACCTCGTAAAAATGCCCTACAAGTTCAACGAAGATATTTTTATTTTTTGGAATCTCTGATATTTTTAACGGTTCACCATTTTTGTTTAGTACATATGGATCTGTAAAACTAGCCGGTTTTTCATTAATTGGGCTACCACGTGTAAAAAGTTCACGATAATCTTTAGTGGCATGAACGTTTTCAATCGCTGGTAAAATAAACATTTTATAACCAAAATGCTTCTGGATGGTACATGCAATACAATATTGTATAATTTGATTTCCAAGACCCCATCGTAACTGGAGAACAATTATAGGTGTGGCTGAGCCACCTTTTTGTTTTCTTGTATGATATCTTTTATATGATTTAACTAATCTTTTTGCCATTCACTTAATTAGTATTTATTTAATAATTTTTATAAGGAAAGAACATAGATGGCTGTGGCAGTATTTAATACTCGTAGCGTTCAAGGTGAAGTGGCGTTTAAAAATACTATAAATGGTCTACGTGTTGAAGCGATCTTTACAAGGCTTCCCGAGGGAGAACATGGATTTCATATTCATAGAGCAGGTGACTTACGTGGAGAAGGTTGTAAGAATGCCTGTGATCACTATCATCGTGGCCCTCCAACAATACCGCTAAGTACTTATTTTAAGTACTTAGCTCTGATGGCTAGAACGAGAAGCTAAAGTCGCTCCAATAGGGCCACAAGGTGGCCTTATCCATGGGGAGTACTTAACTTCAGTACTAGACGTTACATGGAGGACCACCAAACTTTAAAGGCCCTCGCCATACAGGCGATTTAGGAAATATTTCCATGGAAAAAGATACCATAACAAAATATACATATCGTTTAAAAGGTGTTAAATGCGATGATTTATGGGGTCGTTCAGTTATAATACATGCTGATAAAGATGATTATGGACTAGGTGATGAGGAAGATTCTAAGACCACCGGTCATAGTGGCAAAAGAATTGCATGTGCTGTTATAGGTCGTACCGAGGATGCCTAATAATCCTCTTCAGCCATTTGTGCGTTATCGTATCCACCTTCTGCTCCTGTATCGGCTGCCATACGAACATCACCAACAGGCATAAAATCAGCAAATCCCATTTCGAGACGTTGCACGCGCTCCCGCTCATATTGTTCGGGATCATATGCATAGATCGCCTTAGTGCCACCAACCGCCCATTCTTTCAGACCGAGCTTCTTATTCATCTTTGCCACAGCCTTTTCTTCAGGAGTGAGATTATCATATTTTTTAATGTATGTATTCTTCTCAAGTTGATCGCGACGGGCAATCATCTCACGTATTTGATCCGCCGTAAAATTCAAACCCTCCATGCGAATTTTCTGAATACATACATCTATAATTTGAATTGGTGCGCGCGCCCCAGAATTCACGGCGGCCGAGGCATCACCAAATCCTGGAGGAACTGAATTGGGATTCATAAAATCCGCTAAAATTCCTCCTATTAGCGCAGTTGTTACATAAGAAAGACCTAGACTGCCCCCAGGAATTGTTGGACCACGAATATATTTTTTAAGAATTGCGAGAGAATCTGAAAGTCTATCACGCGCCCACTGTAATTTATTAAGAGTCGAACCAGTTGCACGTTTTGCTAAAAGTCCTAAATACTCTAAATGTATCTGTAGCGACTTATTAATATCATCATTTGTAGGGGGTGCTAATTTGTTAAAAACGAGAGATGTTGTATGAAATCCACTAACAAGGCGTTGAAATGGTATTAAAAAATAGGTACGCACTGTTTCAATCATTTGATTTGGTCCACTTTCCAGAACTTTTTGCAGGGCACGGGCATTGTCACCTCCAATACGAACTTCAAAATCATTAATAATTTTCGCTGCAAAATTCGAGATTTCTCCATAGGTTTCTGCAACTTCAATTGCATCTGCACCAGGAGTCAGTCTTGATAGCCCCTCCATTGTAGTTGTTAACATTTGTTGCCAACCCTCAAAGGGTTCAGGATTAATTCTACGCAACATTTCAAATAATTTCATTCCTGCAATTGGCATTTTTTTCACATATGGTGGCACTTTAAAGGCTGTATGGGTGGCATCTAGAATTTCTTCAAAGGTCGATTTATTAATTGTAACACCCTGTGTTTCTAGGGCAATCTTACCCTTTGTAATGATCGCATCAATATCATCAAAATAGGCTTTTAGATCTTTTGTATTTGATGTAATTGGAGGAAAAATTCTAGGAACATAGGGACTCTCTGGGAAATCAAATCCACAGAAGGTACATGTATTTGTGTATCCAGGCTCGTGTGGAAGACCCTTATTAGGTCCATCATAACAAACTTTTAAAAAGATGCGATATATAATCTCAGGTGATACAATGCCCTCTAATACAATATAGGGTCGAGGTAAAAAATGAATACCAAGATGGGATTTTACAGGGCCGAGAGGAGAAGACTTGATCGGTAAAGCAACAAGATCTCCAGACTTCCAAAAAGATCCAGGTTTTTGAATTGGCATTAAACAACATGTGGCATCCGAAAATGGATTTCCTTTTACATATACACCATTATCCTTACTTATTTTATGCGCTTGAAGAATCCATCCACGAATTTTTTCGCGTGGTCCCGCGGCGGCCGGCTCAATTATTTCCTCTTCTTCAGGTTTATAAGGAAATGGTGCAAATCCATCAGGTATGTGTTCTGGAAGTTGTTCTGAATAAACAATACTTCCGTAAAGATCTTGTAGATGCGCGCGCTTCATTGATAATTGTTGCTGAACGCTGGCATTTGTTAAAAGAACAGCAAGTATTTTTGTCATATCAATAACGATCGCTTCCTGGCGTTTTACACTACTAGAATCACGAAGATATCCTGTTAAATTCCAAGGAGCCGTATTTTCTTGTATAGATGCTACCGCACAAGCAATATATTCAATACAGGTACGATCTTTTTCATTTCCTAAAGGATATCCTGAAAATCCCGCTCTGCACCCAGGTAACTTATAGCGCATAACATATCCTGGAATATCTGTCTGTAATTCTACAACACAGTTTGCAGCCGTAGCAGAAACAAGAATACGATTAATATAGACATCATAATCCATCGCACGCTTGCCCTTTGTAAGCTGTTTATAGGCTTCTAGAGAGGGCTGTTTAAGAATCTCAGTTTCAACACGCTGAACTATCCGCTTATATGCCTCCTCTTTTCCAAAAACACCCACTACATCAAATATTTTACGGGCTGCTCTGTAAGATGTTGTCTGTGTATCTGTTTTAAATTCAATTTCATCATCTTTTCCAGCAGGTGGTCCCAATAGTTCATCCAGTATAGTATTTTCATCATCATTTGATTCAAGTACAGCACGTCCACTCATTGGAACACCATCATCTGAAAATTCAATACTTGTATCATATTCTAATTCGGCAAGTGGTTGTCCGCAATTCTTACAGGTAAACCGCCCGTGAAATTGTTCTCCACCAAAGGTTAAAATAATTTCCTTGTGTATTGTATCTTTTTCGCGAGGGTGTAGAAATTCCTGTAAAAGAAGAACTTCATGATAGCAGACTAGATGTTTTCCACAGGCGGAACAGTTAACCCAATTATCTTCGCGCCGTCCTCTGTATTTTGTTAGAAATTTCGCAAAAAATTTCATACGCTGGGCGTCATCCTTTATTTTATTCATATCATGGTAATCTGCGACGTGAGGACAATTATTTATATCAGGCTCTTCTCCAGAATTTTCATCCTTTAAATTTTTAGCAAGAGCAATATTTAGGGCATCTAGAAATTGGTCGCGTACCATTCTTGTTCTCTCACGGGCGAGGGGACCCGCAACTTGTGCCATTGTAGTGAGAAAAAGATCACTTGTGTTTACTAGAAGTCCTGCAATTATAGCAATATCATTATTTTTATAGTAGGGGAGCTTATTGCGAATTTCTTGAATTTTAGAGGCTAGAATCGGCTCACCCTCTAGAGTGGCCATAAATTCAGCGAAGGCCTCTCCAATTAAAAAGGGATTATTTTCCATCTTATGTTTTGATAATTCTGCAGTTGAAGCATCGCGTAATTCAATTATGTACTGTTTAATTAGTGCACGATATTTATTAATTTTTTCTACAATTGTACTCTGTTGATCTAAATTCAATTCAAATTGTGTAAATCCGTAATTTGAGAGATTTACAATTGCATCTGCGAGACCGAGAGGATATAGAGGTTGGGCTGACAACCAATCCTCAAGTGGAATATTTCCTAGAGTATTTCCATCCTCTCCAATTGAAAGAATTCCACCCGCAGTAGGAGCATCTGGAACACCCTCTAGGCGCTCAAAAATAGTACGCATAGTTTGTGGAAGTTCGTGGGAATATGCAATATCATTTGCAATTCTACCAGAACGTGTAATTCCTAAATTACGTTGTTCTGATAGTGGAAAAAGAAGAGTATTAATAACACCCCCCTCTTCCGCAGACTCGACCTGTAAAAGAGAGTCACGCTCTCTTAGACGCGTCTTACGTCCACTGAGACCACGTAAAAGTGAAATGCCGATCTTTCCAACATAATCACTTGTTAAAATAGTATCTGAATCTATGGTATTTGCCTTAATACCGTCTACTATAGGTGTAAATATATCTGGAATAGGTGCTTGAAAAAACTCTCTATCTTCAGAGAATTTAGTATTATCAAAATTACTTTTAGAGGACCACGATTTATGATACACTTTATTAAGTGTTTCCCACGAAAGAAACCATGCAGGTAATGAATCTGCTGATAAACTTTGAGATTGTATACCTCCTAGCTGTGTATTCATGTAGTCAATTGTTGCCCTGACAACATCGCCGAGATATTTAATATCGAGATTTGCATCGGCAACTTCATCAGGATCCTGTGGAGGATTTCCATTTGCAGAGGCAAGTAGAGATGCCCCTGTGTGATCTAGATAAAGTGTACGATTTGATTCTATAACAGGGCGCGCCAAGGGAATATTAAGATTTTTAATGAGATCTGATAGAGTTAAAAAAGATGTTGAAATCTGACCGACGGGTTCACCAGTTCTCGAGTATTCAACTAATGAATTCCGAAGAAACATGCATTGTTCCACTATCTTGCGAATCTGTTTTTGCTGTTCTGGATTTTTTTGCGATGCAATTGGAAGTGCCATAATCATATCATGTATCATATCATTTCGCTGATCCATGTCTGGATAGATGCGTTCCGTTGCTTCAATTTCTTGAATTTGACCGACACCTCTTTCACGTACAGTTGCCATTTCAGATTCAAGAAGATCTTCAAAGATGTTCTCTTCAGCGGCCGCCTCGACATCGGCTACTGTATCAGAATTAACAGCAGTATCTTCATTCGTAAATAAATCCGAATTGGGTAAATCGCGGGGTCTAATAACTGCAAATGGTAGATCAAGTGGAATTCCAGTGAAATTAAAATTCACTTCAACCTCATCACCTGTTTCATCCGCTAGAACAATACTATCAGATAATTCATTAATTGATTTTATAGTAAAAGACCCTTTAACTTCACCATTTGGACCAAAGGCTTGTGCGATTTGATCTACATTTGCTCCAATTTGCGATACAAATGAAGGATTTGTACGTTTTGATATAGGATATAAATGATCGACTTGGAGATCTGGATCAATATCGCCATCAATAATTGGAAGATCAACAAGACGATCAGAAACACCTTCAGGTAGAATACGTATTAAATTTTCATCAATATAATAGACTCTTCCTTTTAAACTATCATATCGTCCTCCCATAATAAGAATTTTATCACCGAGTTCAAAACCAATTTCTTCTTCTTCTTTATCTGTCATACTATTCTCCCTATCGGCTACTTTGAAATTTAGATACGCTGGGGACGCGTAAAATTGAAACTATATAAACAGGAGTCATCTAGTAGAAACATATAGTATGTCAGTTCTAAATCACTTTCAAAATCTTCGTGATCGTTTTCCTACTTGGAATGAGCTAAAGAACTTTCTTACATCAGATAAGGGTGGTTCTCTGCGTGTTATTGAATCTGAGTCGGAGGAGCCTTATGTTATTATTCGGTATGTAAAAGGTGAGAGTAAATTTAATATTCCTGGTACGGGCCTGTTTCGTTCAGTTGTATGGGATACTGTAAATAATCTTCCTGTATGCATGGCACCTGTAAAGGCACATGAAAACCCAGTTCCTCTCAATGTTAACTTCGTCAGTATTCAGGATTTCCTGGATGGTGTTATGATCCAAGCATTCGTATCTGCATCGGATCCAACTGTACTTCAGGTTTGCTCGCGCACGAAGATGGGTGCAAAGAATGGATTTTACAGTAGTAAAACGTTCTATGATATGTTTGTTGAGTGTCTTGCTACTACACCTGTGCGAACGGTAGATATGCTTCTTATGCATCTTCGTGAAACAATGTCAGCGGTTGAAGGTACCACGAGTGCCTTTGCATCATTTGTACTTCAGCACCCAGAGCATCGTATCGTTCAAAACTTTCACTCCCCTGATGTAAATATCGTACATGTTGGTACAGTAAACTCATCGAGTGCTGTTACACTCTATGAGCATTCATCTGAGTGGCTCCCTCCACTTCGTCGTCTTCAAATTCCATCGTATCCTGTAAAAATGTTTCATACAAATGAGGATATTCAGTCTCTAATGCGCCGGACAGCCGTTCAAAATAGTTTCCGTTGGCAGGGACTTGTCTTCAAAGATAGTGAGGGTGGTCGGTGGCGCCTACGTTCACCCAATTATACCTTTCTTCGTACACTGAGAGGGTCTGAGGCAAGTTCTGTTGATCGTTTCCTTCGCCTTCGTAATACGGGTAAGATAATTGACTATCTAAAGCATTATGGGGAGGAGCGTAAGGAGTTTTGGAATTTTGAGACAACTCTGCGCGAGCGTACTAATGATGTTCTTACAGCATACATTGCCGTTCATAAGTCTCACAAGATGAAATTTACAGAACTTCCATTTCAGTATAAGCCTGCAGTATATCTTCTTCATCTTGAGTATCTAACAAATCTGCGCGATCAGAAGCATACAGTTCAGCTTTCTCATGCTATTAAGGTTGTTAACTCGATGAAGCAATTCGAGCAACGGAGACTTCTTGATGCGCCAGTATTTAAGGTGCCTGATGTTGTCGCAGAGCCTGTCGCAGAGCCTGTCGCAGAGCCTGTTGCTGAGCCTGTTGCTGAGCCTGTAGCGGAGCCGGTGGAGTCTGAGCGGGCCTAAAAACTAAACACAATAATCATACTAGAAAGATGACAAAGTCCTCTACCAATTATGTTATTGGCTGTGATCTTGCTACATGTATGTCAATGGTTGCAGTTTGGCGTAATGGCGGTGTCGAAATAATTGCATCAGAAACGGGTAATCGTACTGTCCCATCTGTTGTGAGTTTTGGTGAGGAGCGACTCGTAGGTGACGGTGCCAAGTCTGCGAGTGCTACAAATCCTAAGAACACTATTTTTGATGCAAAGCGTCTTATTGGTCGTTCATTTGACGATCCTCTAGTTCAGCGTGATATGAAGACGTGGCCTTTTACGGTTGTTGACGATGGTCGCAATCGTCCCCAGATTGTCATTGAAAACAAGGGTGAGACAAAGAAGTATTATCCTGAGGAGATCGCTGCCATGGTTCTAAGTAAGCTAAAGGCGATGGCGGAGTCATATCTCGGCCAAGAGGTCACTGATGCGGTTGTGACTGTTCCAGCTTATTTTAATGATTCTCAGCGCCAGGCTACAAAGGATGCTGGTCGTATTGCTGGTCTAAATGTTCTTCGTCTTCTTGCCGAGCCAACATCAGCCTGTATTGCATATGGACTTAATGACAAGGGTAAGGGTGAGCGCAAGGTTGTTATTTTTGATCTTGGTGGAGGCACATTTGATGTTTCCCTTCTTACAGTGGAAGATGGTGTGTTTGAAGTGCGCGCAACGAGTGGAGATACGCACCTTGGCGGTCAGGACTTTGATAGTCGTATTGTTGAATGGATGATTGAGGAGTTTAAGAAGAAGACGAAGATTGATATTCGTTCAAATGCGCGCGCCCTGGCCCGCTCACGCCTTGCTGCGGAGCGTGCAAAGAAGACACTTTCAACTGCCACACAGACTGCTATTGAGATTGATAGCATTGCTGAGGGCGTTGATCTTCAGCTAACTCTAACACGTGCAAAGTTCGAGTCTCTTTGTGATGATCTTTTTAGAAAGTGTATGGGTCCAGTCGAGCAGGTTCTAAAGGATGCGAAGATGTCTAAGTCAGATGTTGACGACGTTGTTCTTGTTGGTGGTTCATCGCGCATTCCTCGCGTTCAGGCACTTCTAAAGGAGCTTTTTAATGGCAAGGAACTCTGCCAGAGTATTCACCCAGATGAGGCAGTCGCCTATGGTGCTGCCGTCCAGGCCCATATTCTTTCAGGTAATAATACAAATGATGCAACAACAGATCTTCTTCTTCTCGATGTAACACCTCTTTCGCTCGGTATTGAGACTGCTGGCAATGTAATGACAGTTCTCATTAAGCGTAATACAACGGTTCCTACAAAGAAATCGCAGACTTTTTCGACTTATTCCGATAACCAGGTTGCAGTTGATATTTGTGTTTTTGAGGGTGAGCGTCAGTTTACGAAGGACAATCGTCTACTAGGCAAGTTTCGTCTTGAGGGTATTCCTCCAATGCCTCGTGGGGTGCCTCAGATCGAGGTGACTTATGATGTTGATGCGAATGGTATTCTTAATGTTTCAGCTGCAGAGAAGTCAACTGGCAAGTCACAGAAGATCACTATTACGAATGAGAAGGGTCGTCTATCAAAGGATGATATTGAGCGGATGGTTTCGGATGCTGAGAAGCTGGCTGAGGAAGATAAGAAGGCTATGGAGCGTGTAGAGGCAAAGAACGAGCTAGAAAGCTATCTTTATAATGCAAGAAATACTGTGCGTGAAGATAAGGCTAAGGAGAAGATGGGTGCCGAGGATGTTGATAAGGCGGAGTCAGTTCTAAAGGAGCATATTGAGTGGCTTGAGGCAAATCCTGATGGGGACAAGGAAACCTATAAGGAGCGCTATAAGCTTGCTGAGGAGGCAATTCGCCCACTTCTTATGAAGCTCTATGGGGCAGATGATAAGGGTGAAGATTTTGTTCCTGGCCCGGGTCCAAAGATTGAGGAGGTTGATTAAAAGTAAGTGTCCGCGTGGTAATACAATAAATTAAGTACTAATATATGAATATGGATCTAAAAGATAATATTCATATACTTGCAATTCAAAAAATTCTCGAAGAAATTGGAGAGAGGGTGGAGGGAAATTTATTTTGCGATATTGATCCACAAAATTATGTCTACACAATTTTTTCAGATAAAATTAAGAATTTACAGGTCCTATGTAAGGATAAAAAGAAAATTTGTGAAATTGGTGTGAATGCCTGCCATTCCCTACTTATTATGTTACTAGTAAATCCTGATGCCGAATATCTACTCTTTGATTTAAATAATCATAGATATACTGAACCCTGTTTAAAATATATTAAATCAGCCTTTCCTAATACAATGATAAGAGTCATTTTTGGCAACTCTGTTGAAACAATTACAAAATACGTAAGTGAAAATGAAAAAGAACTCCATCAATATGATATGTGTCACATTGATGGGGGTCATACAGAAAATATTTTTTCATTTGATTATAACAATATAAAAGAACTATCGCAACCAGACTCACCTGTCATATTTGATGACTATGATATGTGTGATATTCGGAACTTTATTAATAATAAAATAGCGAGTAAAGAAATTGTCGAATATACCAATACTGCTCTAGTAAAAACGGGGTATCATTTTATATTTAGTTATTTAGTATCGACTGAGCTACCGCCAAGTACTTAACTTCAGTACTAGAGATTATATCCTCACCCAAAAAAAATTTAAGAACTAAGCTGGCACAAAAATACTATAATGCAACCGAATCCATACCTTATAGCAACAAGCCTTATGTTTATTATTCCTGCATCTTATGCAGCTTATACCAAATATTGGTCTGCCTGTCTTGTCCTAACATATCTAACATTAGTATCAACAATATATCATGCTACTAAAAATAACTATCTGTTTTATCTAGATCAAACTGCCTGTATAATTTATGCACTATACACAATGTGTCAATCATATAAATATGGTCTAATATATGTATGGTATGTAGGTACTGGATTTACAGTAATTGTATATTATGGCGGGTATCTTACACAATCATTAGTATATAGTCCCAACTTACTAGTTGCAACTATATGCCATGCAATGATGCATCTAATAGTAAATGCCTGCGGAATAATGGTTATTTATATAGTTGATTATCGCGCTAGCGTACTTGAAGCTGCGACAAAACTATCAGAGTAAGAATACCAATAGATAAGAGTGGAATATTTATTGCAAGAATACCGTGTGTAGTATAATTTGTTGGAATATCACAAATCAAACATTCAGAAGGTAACTGAATATCTGATTTTTCACTTTCAACTAGTAAGCGTAAGATTAGTTCTTTATGAGAGACACATATGATCTTTTTTAATTCAGAACAAAGACAAATATACATATCAACATGCATATCAATAGGTAATGCACCCTCTATTAATTTCTTAGCACCCTCTTTTGTTATAAAATAACCATTGAGACCACCAGGACAGGTGTTAAAGACCCATGGACCACGGTGATTTGTCGTAACATCTTGTGGGGCCTTCTTTCCCTTTGTCCTATAATAAAATTCCCAGCCATATGAAAAGGTCCAAACATCTGGTGTCTCGGGTAAAAGATTCTGATCTGATAAGCATTTCTCAAAAATTTCTAGGAAATTATCAGGTAACCTTGTATCATCTTCAAAAATAATAGCATAGGGTTCTTTTCCATCTGCTATTTTTTTCCAAAGTTCCACATGGCTTAGATAACAGCCGACTCCACCAGCAGTATTGAGATCTTCGTGATCGCGCCGAGAACCCTCTTTAATATTGCGCTTAGTTCTTAAAGAAATACGACTGTCATTTTTAATATCAATTGTTGATCCTGGATATGCATCAAAGCGTTCAAACTTATACTTTTCTTTAATTTGGAGAATAGCCGATTGGGATGAGAAGGTATTCCAACGATCTACTCTATTTTTAAGATTAATGCAATAAAAATGTATATTATCTTCCATCTATTTCCTACCGTGTTATTTAGAAATTAGCTCTTCACAAAACGATTCTGTCGTGCCGTTTGAAGTGCCTCCTTAACTGTAGGTGGAGGGGCAGCGGCAGTTCCACCAATTGCAGACCATTGTGTACCCCATCTACGAAACATGTCAGCACACGCCTGTGCTGCCTTAGAAATTGCAGTGCGGGCAGAAGTCTCCTTTCCGTCATCTACACCAATACGAAGTAGCATTTCATCCTTTAGAGGATGGGGTACCTTATATCCAGCATAGGTGATTTCACCACTATCAACAAGATTTGCATCCATCCAACACTGAAGAAGATTACCAAGTGTATGATCCTCTTCTGCAAAGATGAAATCAAATCCCTTCATTCTTGCATCGGCTGGACGTACCTTAATGTTATTTGGAAGATCGCCAGAATCAATTGATACATACGTAAGTAGCTTCTCCTGGATTACTTGCAGCGCCCTCGCCACAATATAGAATGGGTCAAGAACACCAATGGTTTCCAGTGTAAAATCAAAACTATTTGGTTCACCACGTTCATTAATCATAAAACACCGGGCTACTTCCATAGTCTGAAACTCGCGCTCAAGCTCTTTCTTGCGCGTGAGATTTGTTTCAAGTTCAACGGTATCAATCTTCTTATGGGATAGTAGCCATTTTTCAAAGAACTCACGCTGACGATCAGGAGAAGGATCTAGAGTGTAAGAGTAAGCACATTGGCTCACTGGAATAAATTGGGCGTTTTCACGACCAATACCAACACTCGCTACAGCCTCAAACACTAGAGATTCCGGTTCTTGTGTACCAATCCGGCCCTTTAGAACTGCAATGAGTGATGTATCAGATGTAATAGGATCAGGATAGAAGAATTCCCCACTTGGGATAGGAAGGGGATCTTCCTCAGGCCCACGATTTTGTAGAACTTGAATATCAGCGGCTACAACATCTCTTGAATCAGGTGAATCATTAACAACATTAAGTTTAAATGAGTACTGGGCCGAATTCCAATCGAGTGGATTTGAAATATTAATAGGAATAAGGCCAATACGATGTGCTAGCATTTCATTACTCATTGGAGTACTGTTTTTTGAGATCTTGATATCAGATGTACTACCATCTTCGAGAATATGTGATCTGAAGGCAACTGACTCAACTTCGGTTAAGATTACACGACGTAGTACATTTGCATATGCAACATCTGTTGGGGCCAATTGAAACTTTATTAGACTCTTTGATACTTGAGTGAGATTCTTAAAGACGGATTCATTTTGAGTTACAGGCTTTACAACTTTAAATTGGCGCCGAGCTGACATTATTCTATTCTCCTCTTTTCATTCTAAAGGATTCAAATTTAGGACTGGGGGCGTGTTTTTGCGCTTGCCACGTATTTTTACTTTGCTATTATGCGATAGTAGATTATGTCCGGAGGACCAATTCATATTTGCTATTATAGTAATCGTTGTGACTGGTCCAAGGCCTTTATTCGCGAAGTAGCAAATACACCTTGGAAGAATCAGTTTCATTATATATGTGTTGATCCATCAAATACGAGACCTCCACTTCCCTCTTGGCTAAAAAAGGTTCCGACACTCGTTTTATCAGGTGATCCAGAGCCAAAAACAGATTCTGAAGTTATGAATTGGCTTTATGAAAAGAAAATGAAAGAAGGTGAGAAATTACGACCTGCGGGCCATCAGGGACCTGTACCTGGTGCTGGAGGTGAACCAGATGCATGGAACACTATAGAACAGGGAAGTTTTTCAAAGGGTTTTAGTTATAGTGGTCTTAATGTCGATACATCCGCTCAGGGGACTGGAGGTTCATCAATGCCTGGAGCATTTTCATTTCTAGGAGGTGCTGCAGGAAGTAGTGATAGACAGGATCCTATGGGAACAGGGCGCCCAGAACCCACTACAAAGAAGTCAAAAAAGGAGGAACTTTTTGATAAGCAAATGGAAGCGTATCAGCGGGATCGTAATACGGGTGTACCACAAACTGCTAGACGTGCTTAGATAATATGCCAATACTAATTAAAATGAATGAAAATGAGATATCAAAAATAATTGAAAATATGGATCATAGTCAATTATTAGGTGAAGGCACCTTTGGAAAGGTCTATAAAGAAAAAAATTATGTAATTAAAGAAATTAATTTTATAAGAGATAGTAATAATGAAAATAATATTGAATATCAAAGTGAAATATTTGAAGAAGAGGTTAAAACTTGGAAAGAATTGACAAATATAAATAAATTAAAACCGTTTCTTCCCGAGTTTGTAGGATCTGAAAATATGGGTGATAAAGGTTATATAATTCAAAAATATGAACCGGTTGTCGATATGTTTGATTATCTAGAACGCTATAAAACCCAAAAATTACCATATAAAGATGGGTCAGAATTATTTAATAAAATACTAGAGGGATTTTGGCTTTTACAAAAACATAATTTTATACATCGCGATATTAAACCTGGAAATATCCTGATAAGAACTGGTGAGCATAATAAAAATATTCCTATTATTATTGATTTTGGTTTGGCATGTAAATTACCATGCAATGATACAAATAGTGTAGGTACACCATTTTATCGTCCATCTAACTTTATAAATAAGACGAATCGTAATAAGGGTTATTCTAGGGTGCGAAACTTCCCAGTAACTAAGAAAGCTCACCAGAATGGACGTATTGGATGGCTTGGATGTATTTCATGTAGGAGGGGTACTCAGGCTAAGCGCAGAGTTAGAATAAAGGAACCAGAAAACACAGTAAACAGCTTTTATAGTGGAAAGACAGATGATTTTGCTGTAGCACTAGTACTAGAAGAACTCTTTGATATTATTGACTGGAAAGATAATGATATATATAAAGATCGTGCTAAGGATATTATTACAGTATTAAAGCATCGTATTGTGCCACACTTAGTTGCATCAGTTGCTAGAAATAAACAAAGAAAAAATCTAATAAAATCACTTTCAAATGGTACATTTAGACTAAATCAGCGTTCATAAGGTCTAAAGATTTTCACACAAATATATACAAGAAATGTCAGCCCTTGGAGCATTTAACACCCAACTTATTAGATTTTTTGAGGAGCTTACGGAGACATATCCCGAAGAGCGCGATATTAAACTAGGCCTTGAAGGTATTCAGGCTGCGAAAAAGATTAATCCTAAATTAATCCTTGATCTTTTTTACGAGCATGTTTATCATGATATACATGATGCTATTGCAAAGGAAGATGAGCAGACAGTAATTCTTTATGCAAAATCAAAGATTTCAAATCAATTTAATGAAATGTCGGCTGCTCTTATTATTTTTGATAGACATTGGACTACAATGAATGAAACAAGTCAAAAAGCTATTTGGAAGTATCTTAAGGTTCTTTGTGTTCTGTGTGAAAAGGCTATGGCAATACGTCCTAACTCATTTTAAGCCTTTTTGAAAAAGGACCCAAAAACTTGATGCTTGCCTGCCCTTTTTGAAAAAGGACCCAAAAACTTGATGCTTGCCTGCCCTTTTTGGAAAAGGGCCCAAAAACTTGATGCTTGCCTGCCCTTTTAAAAAAGGGCAATCTAGTAAGTATGTTACGCCCATGGACTAAAACAAAAGCATTTAAAAAATGGAAGCATGATGTAGTTAAAAATAGAACTTTAAAAGCTCCAAAGCGCAAACATGACATGTGTAAAAATGGAAGTTTCTGTAGCGGTGCGAAAGATATTCCCCGAAAATTAATGCCACAGATCTATAATGCTAAAAAGTTTGCAAAAGTTGTAAAACAACGGTTTGGTATTAAAACACATAGAGCCTGTAAGGCTCCGCGTAATTTAAAGCCCTCACAAAACGAAATAAATGGTGAAATTGTTAATAAGATTATTAAAACAAAAAAAGAACATAATAATCCTTTAGTAATATCCGAAGACAACTATATTGTCGATGGGCATCATAGGTGGGCTGCTGCCAAAAAAACAAAACCAAATAAACCAGTTCCGGTTATGGTTATAAAGGCTCCAATAAATGATGCGTTAGGAGTAGCTATTGCTACTGAAACAAAGAGAGATGCATTTTAATTATATAATAGAAATAGAATGTCTACAGCTAATATAAAGAGAAAACAGGCAGAAAAAGATGCTGCTAAAGTTGAACAGCTTGAGCGCGAATTAGAAGCTCTCAAAAAAACTGGTGTTAGTACAAAGGCAAAAGAAACTGAGTTAGAAAAGGCACAAGAAAAGGCAAAAAAGTCTTCAAAAGCTGTTCCTCCAAAATCAGCTGCAAAAGCTTATAGTTTAAAAAATCATTTTGGTAATGGAGCTGCGCCTAAGACAGGACAATATGATGGTGGTGGCACTAGACGTGGACGTAGACGTTCTGGACGTGGACGTTCTGGACGTGGACGTTCTGGAACTCGTCGTAATAACGTCTAGTACTTGGCAGTAATTAATTAATAAATTATATTCTAAAATACTAAAGATATCATAGCTTTAGCATTTTAGAAAAGGGCGTAAAGAAATACTTATCAATACCCTAAGACAAAGAAGAATGTCAACGAGTACACTTACCGAAATGTTTAACAAGAAATATGAGGAGTTTGCCAATGATCTACTACAAACATTTCCAGAACTTGAAAGTGATATTCGAGTTTCTCTTAATTTAACGCCTACAGATCGTGTTTCAGCATACAAGGATTCAGTATTTGTTGTAACAAAGGGACTATCATCTATTGATGCAAAAACAAATCCAGGCTCAGTTCTCCCCGGTGTAACTGTATCAGATTCTCTATGGCAATCTATTGGAAATAAGTCACATGTCGCTATCTATGAATACCTCGCAGTTCTAAATCTAAATGTAGCCTTTCTAGGGGAAGGTGACGCTGATGGATTTACGAAAGAGTGGGCTGAGAAAATGATGCGCGATGCTCGTGCATCAATGGATAAGATTGACTTTGAAAAGTTATCAGAAAAGTTTTTCTCATCTTTTGGGACAAATGGTAAGAATCTTCCTCCACTTCCTGAGAAGTTTCTAAAAGGTAAACTTGCAAAGCTTGCCGAGGATATGGTAAAGGAATTTAAGCCAGAAGATTTTGGCCTTAAACCCGAAGAGCTTGAGGCATGTGAGCGTGATCCAACACGTGCATTTGAGATTCTTATGAATGCATCAATGGGTAACCCGCAAGTTATCCAGTCTGCTATGACGCGTATAGGTAAGAAGCTTCAGCAAAAAGTAGCTAGTGGAGAACTTAGACCACAGGAGCTTGTTGCTGAAGCCGAAGAAATGATTAAGGAATTCCAGTCTCATCCGGCATTTGTTGATTTAATGGAAACTTTCCGTTCAGCCTTTAATGTCAATGAAGCTGATCTTGCGCGGGCCACGGGAACAAATAGTCGTCTATCAGAAGTGCGTGAGCGCCTTAGAAAGAAGGCTGATATGAAAGAGAAAGCGAAGAAACCTTCAGAGCCTGTTAAGTCAGAGGCAACGAATGTTGTTGAATCAAATGATTTTCCCTCGATTCTCCCACAGACAGGACGCAAGAAGAGACAAGGAAAATAAGTACTTAACGATAGATAGAGATGGAGATAAAATCAAATCTTCTATGTGATCCATATATATGGGAATATCCACCTATAATATTAAAAACAAGCCCTTTCAAATCTGTAGCATATTCATGTACGAGTGAACTTATTAATCAGGCTATTGTTATCGTTTTAATATTTACTGCATTTGGTGCAGTAGTATCATTAGGAACCCATAATGGATATGGAGTTCTTGGTGGATTTATAGTTGGAGTTATTTTTTCAATGCCATCTTTTATAAATGTTATGTTTATTCGAAAACAGAGTGAAAACTTTAAGGACTCTAGCCCTCCCGACAACGCTGTAATTCCATCAGTAAATATTATTGGATCAAATAATTCTGGAATTCAATCTGCGCCATACAAGACCAGCCCAACAGCCAATAATCCATTTATGAATGTTTTAATAGATGAATTGAAGTATAATCCGACTCGCCCGAGAGCGAGTAGTGTTTTAGATCCGACTGTAAAAGTACAACTAGATGATTTTTTTAGAACGGAATTTTTTAATGATCCTACAGATGTTTTTGGTAGATCACAGAGTCAGCGCCAATTTATAACAATGCCTGCTACGAGTATTCCAAATGATGTTGATTCATACCAAAACTGGTTATATAGAATACCTGGAAAGACATGTAAGGAGGGTAATCCAGAAGCATGTATACCAGGTACAAATGGTGGAGCTGTACCGTGGCTTAGTAAGTAAGGAGCTTTTTGGAAAAAAGCTCAGCAAAAACCCGATGTCCTTTTTGGGAAAAAGGACCCAAAAACCTGATGTCCTTTTTCCAAAAAGGACATTTTTTCTAAAAAGCTTTCTGGGTTTGAAGCTTAGCACCCTTCTTACATGAAAACTGCTTTAAGGTTCTCCCCCGGGACTGGAGAATAGTTTTCGTACATATTGCAATCGCTGCAGACTCTTTTGTTGATCCTGGGCGCACTTTTACTGTTTTACGCACAGACTTAATGCATTTACAAAATCGTTTAGTTTGTGACTTAGTAGCCATCTAACCACTTTTTAGAAAAAAGCGCACCAAAAAACTAGACGTTATAAACACGCTAACAAAAATCTCATAGCAAAAAAAACCTTCTAGGTAGATATGGAGATTAACCGTCTAACACACACGCGCGATGATGCATGTGGACTCGAACAATATTATACACAGTCTGTTGGACCCGGCAAGTATACAACAAGAAATCTTGTCCCCGATGCACGCCAAGTAAATCCTCTTGCTACTGGTGAATACATGCTTTACCCTCGTGAAGGATTTGGGCTTAATAATGCTGCGATCGACTCAGACTCAGTTCTTCGCAATCAGCCCGAGTTTAAAAGCAATCGCTGTTTAATTCGGGCGCAGGCGCGCCCCTTTCTTGGTGTACCCTATATGGGTGGTGGGCGTGGTAATGCTGATGTTGAAACTCTCCTCCAGCACAGTGAGATGGTCCGTCAAGGTAAGGATTGTGGTACAGTTACAGAACAGCAATTTGATGGCGTGTTTACACCTATGATCCCAAATCTTAAGGAAAATATTCAGAAGTCTACTAATTTAATTACAGAGGATGCATCACCTGGCTGGATTCGTGGTGGACTTCCCAGCCGTGCATATATTCGTGATGTAAACTGCTAGGAGCTTTTTGGAAAAAAGCTCAGCAAAAACGTCCTTTTTGGGAAAAAGGACCCAAAAACTTAGATTCTTTAAAGTATTATCATAATCCTTTAAAAATTCTAGAAGATTTGGGTTTTTGGGTCCTTTTTCCCAAAAAGGACGTTTTTGCCAAGCTTTTTCCCAAAAAGCTTATAGATATGGCTGCCATCACTGAAGCATACGATTCAGTTAATGACACTGCCGCCAGAAAAGATCGTTATGAAAATCCCCAGAGTTTCCAGCGCCTAGTATCTGAAGCCGAGCATCCTAAAACTGCTCGCCACGTACTCGGTTTAGTTGGTGGAAATGAGGTGTCTCTAACGAAAACAAACTGGCCTGATGTTGAATCAGATCTTAAAGGTATTACCCGGCCAAATACAGATTGCGCGACTAGAAAACATCTTCCATTTTCTGGACCACTCGTTGTCCGCAAAAATCCAAAAAACAACTTTATAATGGACACATCCAAAGACCATCTTCCTCCCGCACAAATGTGGGCCTATCCTGTTGTTATTGGACCTAAGGCAATAACGCAAGAAGTCTGTGTACGTCCTGAGAAGTACTAGACGCTATAATATCATTTCTAACTTTAGAAATGGCAAAACAACAAGCATTAACTAGACCTAAGTTTGACGATTATCATCAAATTGATGATATGCGTATAACAAGTTATGCTGCAAGATACTATCTAAATCCTCCGGATGCAAATTGCCCTACAAGTTTCCCTGTAGATGCCACAACTCGCCTTCAACAAAGCGGTGCTTCATGGCCCGAAGGTAAATGGAAAACAGATGTTGAATCTGATCTCAAAGGAATCAACCGCTTTGGAAGCCGTGTAAAGTTTGATTCAGGACTCTATAATCCTAAAACAAATGATGTAAATAATACACCCTTGAGATCCGCCCCCGATGAATCCTTCCCACAAATATTCAATCGTCTATACAATCCACCCTGTACCCTTCGTTCAACTGGATGGAATCGTTGGGAAAATCTTCCGCATCAACCACAACTCAATTTTGAGACACCCTTCGATTTTTTTATTCCATCGCGCGATATTGATAAGAATCGGTGTAAAACACATATTGTGCCTGCTGAAACAGTATGAAAATTTTTCTTATATTCTAAAGACCTTATATCTAGAGGTAAATACTAACCTCTAGATATAACGTCTAGTACTGAAGTTAAGTACTTGGCGGTAAAATCTTGAATCTTTTCACAAAGCCTGGTAGTATGGAGGCAGCAGCTCTATTAGCCTTTGCAGGGCTAGGATATGTTGTAACACAACTATCAGGAAACAAAAATAAAGAATCATTCCAAATGCTATCAAATCCTTCTCCGACTGGATTAAGTTGGACTCTTGATAATCTAGATTACCAGAGTCAAACACTTACTCAGGCCCCCGCCCCACCTTCAGAACCAAAGCCAGAACAAAAACGAGGATTAATGACAAGTTTTAAAACACCTCCTGCATCTGTCTTTCCCGATTCTTCACAGGTACCCCAACCAACACAGGTACCTGCACTCTCTATGACTCCCCAGGTTAGCCTCAATCCTGCTGGACTCGAAGTAAATCCTACATATGCTGATGGAAGTGTCTACAGTGAATTAACGGGTACAAAGATCGATGCTAGCAAATTTACTCACAATAATATGACACCCTTTTTTGGTGGAAGTGTTAAACAAAATGTTGACGCCGGCGCGAACAGTGGAATATTAGATTCCTATACAGGCTCAGGTTCACTCCAAATCAAGAAGCGCGAACAAGAACAAATGTTCGAATCTTCGCGTAGTCCCTATGGTGTTCCTTTTGGACTTGAATCAAGCACTGACTTTATTCAAAGTCGTATTAATGATCCTCGTAGTCGTGCAGGTGAGCGTCCATTTGAACCAGTCCGTGTAGGCCCAGCTGTAAATGAAGGATTCGGCACAACAGGTAAGGGTGGATTCCAACAGTTTGAAGTAAATGACTATATGATGAAAAACATTAAACGCACAGATGATCTACGTACTGCCGATAATCCGAAGCAGACGTATAATCAGCCAGTTGTTCCAGGTCAGCATTTTGTTGGTGGACCCGCTGCAAATTCTGGCGAAGTCCGTAAATACAGACCTGACCGTTTCTATATTGATGAAGCGGGTGAGCGCTTCTTTGTTACAACAGGCGATGTAATAAAGGAAACGAGCCGGCCCACACAGGTCATGAAATTCGTATCTCGTCCCGAAACATCCGCGGAGTTTATTGGTCCAGCTGGAGCACAGGAATTCGGTGAATCATATGTTGTCGGATCATACCATGTACCCCAGACTCAACAGTATGGAGGTGCAGGATATCGTAACGCTGATATGACATCATACACCTCAGCCGATACAGATGCACCTGAAGCAGACTACGGGCGTTCTGCAATCGAAATCCGGCCAAATGAGCGTAACTTAACTGGCGAACGCGTGATCGGTCTTAACTTAGTCCCCGCCGATACTGGTAATGTAACAATCCATTATGACGATGATGCTCGCCCGACACGTCGCAGTGAAACTATTGGAAATATCCGTCAAACAGGAACTCCTGTAGGATATGCGGGTGGCTCTCCTGCAATCACAGTATGGGATCCAAATGATGTGGCTCGTACCACTGTAAAAGAGGGTACTATTCACTGGAATTACATGGGCGGTGCTGCATCTGCAGATGCTCCAAATAAACTAAAAGTATATGATCCTGATGATATCGCCAAGCCGACGCAGAAATCCCAACTTTCTGCTAAATCTGACTATTTTGGTACACCAAACTCAGTTAATAAAGATTTTACAAGTCACGATTCTGCATATAACATGCGTCTCAATCCAAACAAGCAACAGATTGCAAAAGGACGGAATCCTCTACATGGAAATGGTGGATCTCTTGCTGTTTTCGATGGTGCAATACATCAGACAACTCGTCGTATTGATTCTGATTATGTAAATGATCGTACAAATGCCGTAAATCGGGTTGTGAGTCTACCAACAGGTGTAGGTGATATTGGCGCCGTGAACTACAAGGTGCCGTTAAAGCAGGATGTTTACACGGTGAGAAATCAGCGCGAGATTCTCAGTGGAATACATGAGAATCCTCTTTTTGCTACACAGGATCTTTCACGTAATGCCGATCATGATGAAGCATTATATGAAGAAATGTTAAAGGGTATGTGATGCCCTTTTTGAGAAAAGAGCCCAAAAAGAGCAAAGCTTACTTAAGGTTCCCACCTCTAAACCCATTAGAGAATGTCAAGAAATCCGTGGAAAGGTGCACTACTGGTATGTGGTGAACCTGGCACTGGCAAATCACGCTGGATAAGAGATGAGGCAAAAACTACAAAATCCCGAATTTTTCGTTGGAATGCACGTATTGATAGATCTCTTCGCGATGGACGCGAAAAATTACACCAACAGGTTCGTTCAAAGGAATCACTTTTCGTATGGATTGAGGGTGTCGATGATCTTACGCAAGAGGCACAGGCATTTTTACGCCGAATTTTAGAAACAGCTTCACCAAATGTAATTTGCGCTCTTGAAGCTCGAGAACTTTGGAAAATGTCTTCTCCAATTCTTTCAAGATGTACTATTATTTCTATGAAATCGGATAAATCTTTTCGATTTGAAAAAAATTTACAAAAAGCAATTTCTCTTGGAATTGTTTCAGCAACTCCTGTAATTCTACCAACTCTTCAAGATCTTCCGGCCCTTCGTAAATCAGCTGAAGATCCATATAAATTAATTGATACATTTCTTGAATTTAACGTAAATAATACGGCAGTATCAAAATTAGCAATGAAATCTATGAAAATGATTGGGGCAGGATCGTCCCCTTGGATTCAATTAGCTACACTACTAGCGCGTCAAGAATACACAATTGAAGAAAGCCTATAAAAATAGTATGGAGTTTTCTGGAGATAGTACGAGTGTATATGCGGAAGCAAAGGGTGAATATACGCGCCAATTATGCCAGTATCTTACACCCGTTCTACAAAAATACTTTTTAGATATGATTGATATTGCTAAGGAGCGTGAGACAGATCCTAAGAAGCATCTAATAGGATTTCAGACACTTTTAGAGGGCGTATCTGAGTGGAATGTTGATAAGGTTCAGCGTGAGACACAGAGTATTGCAATAAGTACACAGTGTGATTATCTCGAAGAACTTTTAACAGCTGTTTTTATCGCTCATACAAAAGTCCTATCGGCCATTCGTTTAACAAATAAAAATAAGAAACTTCAAATTACAATTCCTAAGCTAGAACATTTTCTACATCGGACATTAACTGAATGTTCGAGACTTTTATGGAGAAATACCTTTCTTTTTGCGACATCTGGTTCTGCGCTAGATCGTCAAAAGAATATGTGCCAGATTGAAAATTTAATCAGAGAAGGAATTCTTCAAGGTGTTCGTTCTATGCTTCCTGTGAAGAGCATTTTACGTGAATATCTTTCAACTGATGAAACGGATGATGAGGAGGCTGAAGAAGATGATGATGACGATGAGGAAACAGAGGCGGTTGAGTCTAAGGCGGTTGAGCCTAAGGCGGTTGAGCCTAAGGCAGTTGAGTCTAAGCCGGTTGAATCAGAAGTTCCTAAGTCTAAGGTAGTATTTTCTGAACCCACTGGATCTGTTGAATCTACTGGATCTCTTGAACCTACTGGATCTCTTGAACCCACTGGACCTGTTAAGTCATCTGGACTCTTTAATTTATCTACATATGTTAAACCTAATGAAATAATAAGTTTTAAACCTACTGAAATTGATGTGAGTGTGCCTAAATTACCATCTCGACCTACAACACCAATTCAAAGACCTGCAACTCCTCCGGCAGTTCCAACAATTCTTCTTGATGGAACTCCTCGTCAAGAATTTAGTGAAGTAGATAGTTTTTTCCCATCATCTGATAAAAATAAGAAAGAAACCACTGTTACTGAGACTGAATTAGAAGAATTTGATACATCAAACTTTGGGGAAACAACAAGCCTTGATTTTACGGAATTTGAGGAAATTTAAACGCGCAGAAATAATTTTGTTTTTTTCGCGAAGGGCACCAGAATGACTCAAACTAATACGTCTTTATATTTGATTGGCGCAGTTCTAGCTGGTTTATTTATTTCGAGTCTTAGTGCGGGGGGAATGTGGCTGTTAGAGAACAAGAAGCCGACACCAAAGACTGTGGCGCGTGATTTTATCCTTGGTGCTGTTCTATTTTTTATTCTTTTACAGCTTATTCCTGAGTCTACACTTGCACTTCTAACAGGTGTTGTTGCAATGGTTCCTTTTATGAATAGTGTAAGCGAAAACGCCTCTGTAATTGAAAATACAATTGAGACTCTTGAGGATGCTATTGCTCCAAGTGATGAGGTGGAAGTGCGCGTGGGTGTTCCGCGCTTCTAGTAATTGGCTGTAAATTGCACTTATAGATATAATTATATTTACTATATAATGTATTATATAGTAAAAATAAATGGAATTTATGATATCATATGTAGTCTATGTATACTAGATTATATACGTGTTCCTTATATTGGAACTATTCATTTGAATATGATAAAAGATAATGAAACTAATATTATTTTTCAAAGATATTATGCCTACTGGATATTTACGTACGGTTGTATGCGATTAACAACCTCTGATATAAACTTCATAAAGATGTCATATTTTATTGAAGCATTATGCACAGCAAATGAATTATATTATACGAATGATATACATACAAATAAAGCATTATTTGTAATAATAGTATCCTTATTATTTGGAATACTAATATAATGTCTAATATTAAGGCTAATGAGTAATCCAAAGTGTCCCTTTGCAAATATTGGGGGAATTCCGGGTCAAGGATTTCATTCTACACGCATATTTGGATATGCTCTAAATGATATAATTGGAACAATTATTCTTGCAATTATAACGACGTATGTTTATAAAATATCTTTATGGAAATCTATTCTGTTATGGTTCATAGCAGGAGAGATCTTACATTATTATTTTGGAGTTCAAACAGCGGTGTTGACAACTCTTGGGATTGATGCCTGCCGCGCTTTTTAAAAAAAAGCGCACCAAAAAACTCAATGTCTTATAGGGCCTCTAAGGTATCGGGTTTTTGGTGCGCTTTTCCAAAAAGCGCGTTTTTGGGCCCTTTTTTTAAAAAGGGCGGCGCGCTTTTTAAAAAAGCGCCGCGCTAACAGAATAAAGAATACGTTTTTGTCCCCTCAGCCACATCTGAAGCCGATATCTGATAAGAATCAAATATCGGATTCATAATCTGATATGATGGAATAGCTCTGTGTACTGCCGCTGCGATATGTTTATAAAGATCAAAACTGGGAAACCGTTCTGAACCATCAGGATTTATATAAAGATTTTCACCATTATCATCAATCATCCATTCCCATATCATATTATATAAGGGAGATACTGTTTCTAAAACGGTAAGATCTTTCTCTTTACTCAATATCCGTCCGTTTGTCACTGTAGATGGTTTCTTAGGAAAGATTCCATCAATCATACTAACAGCAAGTCTACAAAGATCAAACGATGGATTTGGAAGAATTTCCTTACGAACTTTTTTAACAAGAGGAACAAACTCATACTGCCCCTCTGCATCATTACCCTCCTTAAAATCATCCGAAATAAACATTTGACTATTTAATGTAAAAATAGCTCTACCAAAATCAATAATACGAAAGATTTTCCCATATGTTGGAACCTTAAAGATCGAGCCAGAATTATTCTTATAATATAAATATTCATTTGTAGTGTTCGACCATACAATATTATTTGTATGAAGATCATTATGTGTAAATCCTAAAAGAGTCTGGATGCATGAAAGCGCTGATACAATTTGAAAGATCCACGCAACCCATCTCTGTTCCCATTCATTTGACCCTGGAACGGCACCTACAATATCATGATTATCAAAAAGCATATCCATTGTACCCTCATTCTGTTCTGTTAAAATAAGCATAACAGGATAATTTGGTATATCTGCATATATAGTATGCTCTTCTGAATCATTTGAATCATACGATTTTTCAGATGATTCCGATTCACTTTTAATACTGCCTTCAGCAATATCATTATCAGCAGACTTTAATGAAACTGCATCACCCTCATTTATAGCAATGGATTCAATAGATGAATGTGTATCACTATTATCATCAATCTGTTCGAGAATCTCATTTAATACCTCTTCAGGCACAGGCTCATTTGGAGTTTTCTCATTAATAATATGAAATGTAAACAACTTTTTATTAAATCCTTTCCAAAACCATTTTTCATGACGATAGGTTTGAAAATCATCAGAAAGATTATATCTGTAGATATCTGCTCTAGCACAAAATGATCCATAAAATGCATTAAAATGGGGGCTCACATCAGCCTCACGTAGACGCCCAAGTGCATATGCTGCAACTGTTTCAACATAAGCACGATTTCCAGGATCCTGTAGTTTCTCCATTGTTTTAAATTGTGCCTTATCATGCCACGGCAATCCATTTTGCTTCGGAAGACTATACTCTCCCTTGATCCATTGGATGGGATCTAAAAGATGTGTGGCCTTCATAAAGGCTTTGCGAATTTCTACTGGGGGCGTCTCAGAGTCGGAGAGATCCTTATTTGGAATTACTGAAATCGAACAGGATCCAGAAGTTCCGGAACAATCAATTGAAAAAATCCTCCAATATTGATCCAGCCAAATTTCTTGGGATTCTGAATTCCAATTTTGTAATTTAAAAAGTTTTTTGAGAGTTGGAAAAAATGTTTGAAGATTCTGATACCCTTTTACCGACAATAAATCTTTTGAAAGTGGAGCAATTATAAATTTTGGAATTGGTAAAGGAACACCCCGGAGCATCTTGCTCGTATTGAGAACATTGTAATGCATGTAAGCACGCATTTCATATGTATTTTTTTGATCTACAGTATATAGTCAAATGGCACAGACAGCACATGTGAATTTTAATATTAAAAAGTTCGATATGAAGCGGATTCCACAAGATGCTGTAGTAATTTTCATTGGCCGTCGCCGTACGGGAAAATCAACACTCGTTCGGGATCTACTTTTCAACCACCAAGATATGCCAGTTGGAACAGTTATTAGCGGTACTGAGGAATCGAATTCATTCTATGGAAAAATGATTCCTCCAATTTTTATTTATGGTGAATTTCAACCTGTCATTCTAGATAACTTTGTAAAACGGCAAAAAATGATTACAGGAAAGATTGAAAAAGATAAACAGCAAAATATTCGTTCGAAACTGGATCCTCGCTCATTTATGATTTTGGATGACTGTATGTATGATGACAGTTGGACTCATGACAAGAATATTAGATACCTTTTTATGAATGGGCGTCACCAAAAGGTATTTTTTCTGATTACTATGCAATATCCTCTTGGTATTCAACCGGCTCTAAGAACGAATGTTGATTTCGTATTTATTTTGCGTGAACCGTATCTTAATAATAGAAAGCGTATTTTTGATAACTATGCAGCGGCGTTTCCAAGTTTTGAATTTTTCTGCCAAATTATGGATCAATGTACACAGAATTTTGAATGTATTGTCATCGATAATACCAGTTTGAGTGCGAAATTAGAGGACTGTGTATTTTGGTACAAGGCGGATACACACCCTGATTTTCGTATTGGAGCTCCTCAATTCTGGCAACATTCTGCATCATATTATCGTGATAAGGATGAAGATGAAATTAATGTATATGATCCAAATGCTGCTAGAAGACTCAAAGGTCCATCGATTAATGTTCGTAAGACTTAGATGAAAGAGTCTATTATAGCACTCTTATTTATTGCCATAGTTTTATTAATAGCGGATCGTCTCTTAAGAATAGAGCCGTATATTAAAAATATTCGTGTAGTATCTGAACCATTTCAAATGCCTCCTCTGAAATCGCGGAGGTGTGGAGTAGATATGTTATCTTGTATGAATACTACAAAATGCGGAAATGGATTTTGTATAGAAACTGATCCTGTTCCATTAATTGAGAAAAATCCACTTCCGGTATTGCCATAACGTGTTGTACTGAAGCATATAATCTTTCATTCTTACAGAATGAATATCCCAAAAGGTGCATATAGTTTACTAGGACTTTTAGGAGTTTTAGTAGCTGTAGTCGTATTTCTTCCTGCGATTCGTAATGCCTTTGCATCAGTGTTTCCTGAAGGATTTCGTAACGTAGATTGCAAGGGTGTAACATGCAATGAAGGTGAGTTTTGCCAAGATAATGTATGCCACCCGGTTACAGCCCGTGCTACAAATGAAGTAGTTGGATATGGACTTTAAACTTTTGGCAGAACATATTCATAACTTTTATAATAATACAGTATTATATTATTATAAAAGTTATTGGGAGGATTAGATGTTAGAGTAATCTAATCGAGATTTGATGCAGCCATCTTGCGCGCAATTGCAAGATCGGCCGGTCCATCCGATCCAAACATCGAATGATACTCTGGATTCTCGAGAGTTGTTTCAGTCGTCTTAGTATTTTCTGGACTCTTCACTTCGACTGTCTTCTTCTTTGATGCAGTTTCTCTGTTCTCGCGCTCAAAGAGTTCACGAGCCTCCTCATTCTCCTTGTACTTCTTCATTAGAGTATTAAGCTGTTCCTCAGCATACTCCTGTTCTTGCACCTCTGATGGCATGGGATCCCAAGGAAGCCACTTGCCAACTTCAGCTACGAAAATATTGTGAATAGGGTCTGAGCGCTGAAGTTTCTTTGAACGGGCGACAGCCTCCTCTTTTGAATTATAGGAACCACGGACCTTGAGTCCGCGAACACTCGTACGAAACTCATTACGTGTAAAAAACTCCTCTTCAAGCTTTTCCTTATTTGCAAACATGAAGTCATCATAAAGTTCCTTTAGCTTCGTTGTTGTTAGATCAGTCTGCTTTTCTTTGAAATACTTTTGAAGACTATCCATGATATTATCTACACGAATGCGTGAATCACGAAGAGATTGCGCTACACCACTAAGATCCTTAAGATCCGCTGCATCTGCATCCGAATTGAGTTTATCATTTACACCCTTGATTGTATTCATAAGATATGTCTCAAATGTCTTTACACGAAATGATAGCTCAAATGATTTAAGAAAGGTTTCAAAGAAAAACATATCTTTATTTGCGAGAAGCTTCTCCGGACTTAGAAAACTTAGAAGACAAAACTTTTGACCTGGTACATCTGCATCCTCCATAAGAAAATCTTCACGTTCTCCTGCCATCTGGAACAGATATTTAAAAGAAGTTTAAGTGGTAATACGCAGTAATATTATAGTGCGGTCTTTATAATTTTAGACTGTTCTACAAAAAATCTTATAAATGAATATATGGACACCACATCCGAAATTATAAATCGCGTTGTTAAATACTTAGTTGAAGGTCTTTTTGTAGCTGTCGCTGCGGTTTTTATCCCTAAGCGTTCACTCCCTGCCGATGAGATCATGAGCCTTGGTCTTGTTGCGGCGGCCGTTTTTGCCATTCTCGATGTTGTCAGCCCGAGCATTGGGTCTTCTGCACGTACGGGCGCTGGTCTAGGACTTGGTGCGAACCTTGTTGGATTCCCGATGCGCTAAATGCTACGCTTTTTGGGAAAAAGCGTGCCAAAAACGCGTTTTTTGGAAAAGCGCATTTTGGGAAAAGCGCACCAAAAACCCGATACTTTAGGATGCTTTAAAAATTTTAAAACATCCTAAACTTTATTATATAATTTGGAAAAATAATCTTATACTTAGAGCATTGAAGGAATTGGGTTTTTGGCACGCTTTTTTCCAAAAAGTGTATTTTATTTAATAATACAATACAGAATGAGTGCTAAATCTGCAAATACATCAAAAGAACAAAATGATCTCATTTATGCAAGCTATCTTGGTAATTTACAACATGTTAAAGATTTACTTCATAAAAACATTGATCCAGATACAGAGAATAAATTCCATATAACCCCACTTTATACAGCCAGCGAGCAAGGTCACCTCAAGGTGGTTGAAGAACTCCTTAAAGCCGGTGCAGACCCTTTAAAAAAACCAGAAGGTAAGGTAATGTCTTTTCAAGCAGCTAAGAGGGCCGGTAAAGATGAAGTTGCAACATTTATAGTAAATTATAAAAATAAATCTGGATGGACTCCACTCCATTTTGCTGTTAGAGATGGTCTTATAGATGATGTAAAAGCTTTAATTGAAGTCGGTGCTAACATGAATGAAAAAACCAAAAAGGAACAAACTCCACTTCATATAGCTCAATTAAATCTTAATGGACAACCAGAAGGTCCTTTAAAAAATGGACTTACACAAGTTGTAAATTTTCTAACAGAAAAGGGTGCTGAATTATTACCCGAAATTAAACCAAAAAAGGGTGGGTCTAGATCCAGAATGACAAAAAGAAAAAGACGTTCCTGTTAAATAGAGCGAACAAATTGCCACCGTAAATCTTGACATATCTTCTGCCAAATCTTATCTTGTATATAAAGCTTATCACGATTCTTTAATAATGTAAAACATGGCAAATATTCATCTAGCTCAAGAAGCTCACAAAACTTATAGAGAACATATGAATATGAAAGAAAATTATTGCGATCCTTGGGGCAGTGAGCTTGGAATGACGGCTGAATTTCCTTAAACATGTAGCGCAACTTCTCCTCAATTTCACGACTCATCACAGCGCCAGTCTGTCCGTTCAACCGGTTAATAATATGCGGAATATGTTCGTAATATTTGTTGAATTTCAACTTTTTAAGAATCTCCTTAACCTTCGACGCCTTTAGAGTTCTAAAATCCATAATTCTCTCCTTTTTCAACTCGATTAAAATGGCATCATACACTTCCTGTGGAATTTCAGTACTCTCTTTGGCCTGAAATTGCGCTAGCCACTCATTAAAATGATTAATACGCTTATACGCATAATAACTAATTTCACGGGGCGGATCTTTGTAGCTCGGTTTATCAGAGTCAATAAGAACAAAATCTTGATATCCACATTTACAGCATGTAAATACCGCCTCATTTGCACTAAAAATCATTTCCGTATCACAATGCGGGCAGTCACCAAAGGTCTCAAATTCAATCTCATGTGATCCACGTGCATGTGCTGGATCAATACGCTGAAGATATTCTTCTAAGAGTTTATCACGGCGAAGTTCTTCTCCGCGTTTTTCTTGTGGAATATGAACCGGCGCTACGTAAGAATTATCTGTTTTAGCAGCATCTTCTAAAGCAGCCATAATACTTCCAGGTTTTGCCTTTACATTTGTACGTTTTGGAGCAGGATCAATACCTCTTTGAATTTTATCCTGTATGTCATAATAATTATAAAGTATATCCCCTGTCTTTAAAAAATAATCATAAATTTCAGTATTTGATTCAATATTATTAATATTTTTATTTAAATCCATCTCCTTATCTTCAATTACAGATAATTCAATTGGATTTTTGCATTCACCCTTTTTTTCACGGATCATTGCAATTTCTATTTTCAAATCATTAATATGATTTGATTTTTCTTTAATTTGCGAAATATGATATGTATGAAGAGCATCGAGGGTTGTTCTAGCTTCTGGATTACTTCTTCGAGTTGGTCTTATATTGAAAAATGCATTTTTACTAGCCATTCTATTGTTTAGAGGGTTCTTTGTTTAAGTTCAAAAGACTATGCGAATTTTACATTAAAAATAGTGTCTCCCGGCAAGAATTCTTATGGTCTCCAAAATTATTTCTAAATCAAGGGTATAACACTATGACCGGCGGAGGATTGATGCAACTTGTCGCCTATGGCGCCCAGGACGTTTACCTAACAGGTAACCCCCAGATTACTTTCTTCAAGGTCGTGTACCGCCGCCACACGAACTTCGCCATGGAGGCCATTGAGAACCCCTTCAACGGCTCACCTGGCTTCGGACGCAAGGTTACGTGCACGATCCAGCGCAACGGTGACTTAATCCACCGCATGTACCTCCAGGCCACGCTCCCCTCCGTTCAGCTCCAGGCTGCCGACGGCTCTGGCGCCCAGTTCCGCTGGCTCAACTGGGTCGGTCACAATCTTATCAAGAACGTTGAGATCGAGATTGGTGGCCAGCGTATCGACAAGCACTATGGCAACTGGCTCCACATCTGGAATGAGCTTACGCAGGAGGCTGGCAAGCAGGCTGGCTATGCCAAGATGGTTGGCAATGTCCCCCAGCTTACGAACTTAATCGTTCAGGGCGGTGAGAGATGCGACGAGCTCTGTGCCGCCGGCGAGCCTAATACGTCTGCGGAGGTCGGCTCATGCACGCCTGAGTACACGCTCTACATCCCTCTCCAGTTCTGGTTCTGCCGCAACCCTGGTCTTGCTCTTCCCCTCATCGCTCTCCAGTACCACGAGGTCCGCATCAATCTTGAGTTCAACTCAATCCAGAACCTCTGCTGGGACGTCACCCCCCAGCTCACGTCCAACTACCACACGATCCAGAACCGCGTCAACAACGCGAACCTTGTCGCCGCCTCCCTCTATGTCGACTACATCTACCTCGACACGGACGAGCGCCGCAAGTTCGCCCAGGTCTCCCACGAGTACCTCATCGAGACGCTCCAGTTCACGGGCCAGGAGTCAATCACGTCATCATCCAATAAGCTCAAGCTCAACTTCAACCACCCTTGCAAGGAGCTCGTCTGGGTCGTCCAGCGCGACTCATACGTCTCGTGCAATGATGCCGATATCAACCCCTGGAAGGGCCAGCAGCCCTTCAACTTCTCTGACTGGTGGGACCGCTCAGTCCTCGAGTCTGGCTACTCCGTTACGCGTGTTGAGGGCATGGGTGGCTACAACCCTGTAGTCACGGCCCTCCTCCAGCTCAACGGCCACGATCGCTTCCAGGTTCGCGAGGGTCGCTACTTCAACGAGGTTCAGCCCTTCCAGCACCACACGAACATCCCCGCCGTCGGCATCAACGTCTACTCCTTCGCTCTCCAGCCCGAGCAGCACCAGCCCTCTGGCACGTGCAACTTATCGCGCATTGATAACACGACGCTCCTCCTCACGGTCTCCAACAACACGGTTGGCGCCCTCAGCTCTGCGTCAGTCTATGTCTTCGCGACGAACTACAACGTTTTACGTGTCATGAGCGGCATGGGTGGCCTCGCGTACTCCAACTAAGCAATATTTATCGTCACACTCACATCATGGTGTGTATTTTTTCTTAATATTCATATGTGAGCGGGTATAAACTTATTCTCGGTAAATATAAAAATTAAAGTATCGATATTATTATATAATATTTATACTATAACTAACAATAATCTATCACTCTAAACTCACATAAGCCGAATACGCACTAGAAAGATGCATTAAAGCATGCCAAAACATCTGTGTATTCCAATCTGGATCAAACGACATTATTTTATATTGTATGCCTACAAAATATGATATTAGACTATAACTAGTTGCAAGATAAAAAATCGCCTCTGCGTATCTTCCTGAAACTACAGCAGTCTTATAGTCTACCGCAATAAAATTAAGAATTGCAACACAATCAAGTACAAAGAAATAATCATCGCGTGTAGAATGAAATCCCACCGTTGTAAAAGTTAAAAATCCACATGCAGATAACATTTGCATATTATTAAGATAAAATGCTCTGTAGGCTGGAATAATATATGACAGTCCAGAGAGTACTAGAATCGGTTCTGGAATCTTGTGCGGATCATGAAGTTCAAGCATTTAATATATTATATTAGCAAATACTTTAGCCCTTATTTTTCTTAACTTTAAATTTAACCTTTTGTGATGTATTATTACGCTTAACTTCCTCAAGTGAACTCGCTCCTACACGTTCACTTGGCTCCTTATATTTCAAACCGAGAAAGGCAAAAATATCAGCCTCGGTTTCCATCGCAGGCACAGGCTTCGAATCAACCGTACCAGTAAGCTTCATCTCATGTTCGTTAAGTGTGTATCCTAGTTTTAAAGCATGTTTTCTAAAGGCAACATTGAAATCACCAGAACCTGTAAAATAGAGGAGGGCATATGGAAACTGCTCGGCAGGTATTACAAGAAGATCAAGACGACGTGCAACACCATCACCAAGTCGTACAACTGCAAGACATTTCTGATGACCCTCTGAAAGAACTTCAATCATATACCCAGATTCTTTCAGATCATTAATATATTCAGCAAATAGGGCATTTTGATCGATCCCAGGTTTCATACGTATTAGAAAATCAATATCACCAGATGATTCTGCGCCGCGCCGAAAAGATCCAACAACAGAACCTTCCTGTCCCTCTAAAAGTTCTTCAAGAAGAACTTCCTCATGCTTTTGCATTTCAGCACGTGGAATACGTTTTAAAATATCCTCATAATATTTCAGACCAATTTTTTGATTTTTATTGAGAAGCTTAGGATCCTTCTCAGATTCCTCTCGAAGTTGAGAAATATTTTTAATACCAGATTCAATTAATTCTTTTGCTTTTACTGGTCCAATTCCATATACACCTGTAAGAAGTTGAACGGCATTTAATTGGAATTCTTCCCTAGCTGTTTCTGCAGCCTTGAGACCCCCTGTTTCAAGAATTTCGGCAATTTTTTTGCGTATCCCATCACCAATTCCAGGAATTCCTTTTGTATCGTTTATTTTTGTTATAGGGGTAGTTAACGCCTTTATTTCATCAATTGCCTTTGCATAAGCGCGAGCCTGGAAAATCTTTTTTTCAGCCTTGTCTCTACTTTGTAGAGTTGTAAGAGCATCTATAATTTTGCTCTTAATATCGGCCATTCTCTATAATATATAGTAAAATTGGTTTAGACCTGCCACCAATGTTTGTGCTTTGTATTGTTACGTGTAGCACTCGAGCGTGAAAAATTATTTTCAGGCATATTTGCAGGAATAGTTCCTATAGCATTTACACCATTTCGTTTACGTCTAGTTCTATTACGTAGGCATTTGCCCCCCACCTCACAAATAGTTTTTGCTAATACTGCAGAAATCTTCAATAATGCTTTAACAGCTAGTCTTTTTGAGTTCACCTCTCCAATGATAATGGCATTTGTTATTACATCGATAATTTCATGAATACTATATTTTAGTGCAGCTTCTATATGTTTTGATCCATTATTGCCTGATTCATCTAAAATAATTTTTACAAGCTCTTGTTCGATAAACTTTTTAATATTTTCTCTATCCTTTTTAGGTTTTTGTTTAATTAATTCTAAAATATCTTTTATTTTATTTTTTATATTTGAATCATCGCCCATCTAATTAAGCTTTTTTAAAAAAGCTTAAAGGGCTGGTAATGGCTTCCCTGCATCAACACTAATCAGCCACTTTAGCATTTTTGTGTTAAACCCCTTTTTCTCATACTGCAGATAGAGTTCAAGGGGAGAACCATCAAAATACTCTATTCTTTCAAAAAGTGAATCTTTAAACATCTTTTTAATTACAAAAACACCTGCCTTTACTACCTTATTTAGTTTAATAACATACACTCTTTTTAACATATTATCATGCGTTTCAGAAAGAAATTTAATTACTCCATGTATATAATTAATATCAATGGGTTCATTTGAACCAATATCACTACAATCTATAATCCATATCCATGGCCCGTCCCCAAGATCTCCTACATGCTTCTTAAAATTTTCCAGCTTTGAACCATCCTTACTATAGTCTTTTGATCTAGATGGGGCTGTATAGATGTATTTCATATTATCAAAATCTCCAATTTTAGTAAAACTATGAAAATTTGGATCAATCTTACATTTTATACATGACATTCTATAAATTTTAATTATTCTATAATGCAGGTAAATTCCGCGTAGTTTCTATCACAACCTCTAAAGGTGTTTCGTATGAACTGTAATCAACTGCAACCGTAGTTGGTCTATCAAGGCTTAACAGTTCCTGTAGAGCATGAAGGCGCCGTTCAATAGGTCCATATTTTCCAATTAATCGCCGAGAAATTTGCTTCCAGCGCCATTCAAATTGTAGCGCTGCAGTATGATCCGGAAATCCTTTTACATGACATATACGCTCCCATGTCCGCCCAGAAGTCGCCTTTGCACCTCCTGATTGGAGTCCATTATGCTGTCGTAAACGCCTATCTAGATCTGGAGTGATTCCAATATATGTTTTTGGAGTCTGTCCGTCAGATGTAGCTAAAAAATAACATTTCCACGAATCATCCATATAATTAATAATCTATTCATATTTAGATATGAAATTGGCAGTATGCATTCCTTGCGCTCAGGGACATATAGCCTTACTAGATTATTGTTTAAAATATATTGAAAATCAAAGCCATAAACCAGATTTAATTGTTATTTCTGTTTCTAGTTATAATGGGAATCCTATCTCTACAAATATTCCAACGACAATTCTCTATACAGATAAACAACTTTATCCTGGTGCAAACAGAAACAGGGCTGCAGCGGAGGCTGTAAAACAGGGTGCTACACATTTATCATTTATTGATGCCGATGATATAATGCACCCAAGACGTCTCGAATGTATTGTTAAAGCATTTACAGAACATCCTGAAATTACCGGATTTTTGCACTGTTTTGTGGTGGGGCCGAAACATAATAATGATGTTTATAAGGGTCTTCTTGAAATACCGTGGGAACCTATTACATTTGATTATATGCCAAGTGCATTTGAACCAGGTGAGTACGGATTTGATATTATTAAATTTCAATATTGTTATTCAAAACCTAGAAGGGGATATGGAATGGCTCAAAACGGTCACATTTCTGTTTTAGCGAATTTTTGGCAAGAGAATCCGTATTTGGAGACAATTGGAATGGGCGAAGATAATCATTTTTCATGTAGTATTCTAAAGAAAAATAAAGTATTGGCATATACTGGTGATACTTTAAGTTTATATATGAGAGGGGATTTTGCTAAATTTCAAACTGGATTATAGGAAGGATGGTAAAAACTATGAAAAAAACGGCAAAAAAATTTGCAATGTGTATTCCATGTCACTCTGAAGATTTAAATTGTATTGATCGCTGTTTCAAATCAATAAAAGATCAGGAAGAAAAACCCGATATTATAACGATGTCTGTATCGAATTCAACACCTGAAAAAGAAATGATAATTAATCAAAAGAAGACGGAGCATAATGTTCCAGTACATTTAACATTTACAACAGAATCTTTGTTACCAGGAGCAAATCGCAATCGCGCTGCGAGTGAGGCTATAAAGCGGGGAGCATCACATTTATCTTTTTTTGATGTCGATGATGTGATGCATCCAAAACGCTTTAAAATGATTCGTCGCGGATTTGCTAAAAACCCTAATATGACTGGTCTCGTTCATGGATTTCAAACTGGATCAAAAAGTGATCCTAATATTACTACTCCGAATGGTCCAGTAAAAGGGACTGTTTATTTTAATAAACTAAAACCGACTGTTGAAAATAATCAAGAGGGAGTCCAATTTAGTACAGTTATGGTGAATCCAGATTTTGTTAAGAAAAATACAAATAATGGATTCGTTCATAACGGGCATAGTACAGTGAAAAGTTTTTTCTGGAAACGTTATCCTTTTAAAGAGGATTTAAAAACTGGAGAAGATGGTTCGTTTATTTACAATGTTCTTACAAAAGGAACATTAGGTTTTATGACTGACCCTCTTACTCTTTATCTACGTTAGCTAATTAGATATGGAAGGTGGAGGATCAATGATATATTTATCAAATATTGGTGATTACCGCAATATTGATGATGTTTATACAATTATAACCTCTGCTCTCTTTACTCTGTCACTTTCATTAGTAGCCACCCGGATTGGAAACTTAGGTGGATTTAGTTTAAATACATATTTTGATCTATTTGGCCTTGAGGGGATCTTATCAAATACGATGTTAATTACTTTACTTTTTCAAGTGACACGATATTTTTATACAATACTTTATGCGAATTTTGATAAATCATGGTCTCCATTTGTATTTATTTGTGGAATTCTTGCAGTACAAATTCTGCATGATGCAATCTTTTATTTTGGTGTAATTAATCTTTTACCAACTGGAAAGAATGATATGATAGATATTCTTAAACAGTATTCAAAAGAAAATACTATTACTGCAATTGGAGGACACTCTGCCCTCTTAATTATTACTTCATTAGTTGCAATGATAACAAATGATATTGATATTATCTCTAAATTTGTATTAGTAGGAACTATATTATATGTTATACCATACATATTATCAATAGTTCATAAGAAACCTGCACCGTCCCCCCCGCCTCCAGCGCCAAAAAAAGAGGAAATGAATGATAGAAGAGCTTTTTATTAAGTAATAATAGAGATGTCTGCTTCGGCGCCAAATGAAAATAATAATGAATCGGCAGTATTTGAAACTGCATCCGGTTCACCTCTAGGAGCAGAGACTGCTTCTAGCCCACCAATGCCCGCAGAATCATTAGGTAGTAATTCTTTACCGATTGAAAGCCCAGAAGCTGGTTCTGCAAGTGGATCTGTTCCAGACTCTGGGCCTTTGGCAGACTCTGGGCCTTTGGCAGACTCTGG